GGAGCCGGTCGCGGTCCGCCGGGAGCCGGACACCAGACACCAGACACCAGACACCAGACACCAGACACCGGGAGCCGGGAGCCGGGAGCCGGGAGCCGGGAGCCGGGAGCCGGGAGCCGGGAGCCGGGAGCCGGGAGCCGGTCCACCCGGTCGTGCGGGTTGTATGACCTAAGATAATAACATCAATCGCCCTATAACCGTAGAAAAGGAGTCGGGGGAAAATGAGCTATAACCGAACAATAAAGGCCGGGGGAAAACGGGCTTTCAGTCTGTTTGATTGCCTTACACGCCCAACGGGTGATAGTGGGTGGGGTGATCGTATCTCCACCCCATACGGTAGTCTGTACTACCGTGACAATGGCGCATCGGTTCTCGGAGTCGCTCACCTGGATTCGGTGTTGCGAGCCCCGCCGGAGAAAGAAGGGCCCTTCGTCTATGCCCCGCAGCTCGACGATAGGTTAGGGGTTTGGATTCTGCTTGACGTGCTCCCGCGGCTTGGCGTCAAGGTTGACGTTCTGCTAACCGATTGCGAAGAGATAGGGCAAACAACCGCCCGATTCTTTCGCCCTAACCGTGATTACAATTGGATATTTGAATTCGATCGGCGCGGTTCTGATGTTGTGATGTATCAGTATGAAAGTGACGCCTACTCCGACCTGTTGCGCGACTATGGATTCCGGCTCGGTCGTGGCTCTTATTCTGATATTGCCGCCCTGGAGCATCTTGGCGTCACCCGGTTCCATAACGATCACAAGCGCCATTGGCTCCCGTTTGATCCGTGGCGGGATGGTTGGCGGGATGGTTGGCGTGACGATGACTGGGCGGATGATGACTGGGCGGATGGTCCCCTCGATGCAACGGCTAAGCGCCTTGGTAAGGCTAAGCGCAAGGTTGACCGGTCGACGGTTTCGGGGGAGTGGTGGCAAGAGAACCTAACCGTACCGGAAGCGGGCGCGCATCAGGTTGATATCGACACTGTGCGCGAGGTTGCCCGCAACTTCGGATATCGCGACGTGGCCGAATTCATCCGGGACGGCGGGCTGCAATTCTGCTACTGATTTTCGGATTTTGATTTGACACCAGGTTGCCAGTAGTGTAAACTTGAATTGGGAGGATTGACAACTATGACGCGCAAGCATTTCCGGGCGATTGCGGAAGCTATCCGCAAGATCGAGTCGTTGCAGCAACGTGACATCGAGGCGAAGCGCCTTGCCGCTGTCTGCCGTGCTTCTAACCCGCGCTTTGACGATAAGCGCTTCTTTCGGGCTTGTGGCCTTTAAGGGAGGGTCAACCATGTCATACGCTTGGGAGATTACACCAATCATCCTTGGACGGCTAGAGGGAAAGTGAAACATGCGCCCCGTGTAACCGGGAGCGCATGCGGCGGGAAACATCGAATCCTTGGGAGGATCAAATGAGATACGTTCTGTATGACTTCGACGCGGGTGACCTGGCAACCACGGCCGTTTACACGGACTACCAGGAAGCGGCAACCGATGCCGACCAGTTTGACAACGTGGTTGTCTTGCCCCTCAGCGTGGATGCCCGGCAGGTTATCGTCGACCTGTTGGATTGTTCCGAGCTAAACCTGGATGACTTGGAGGATTCGACGCAAGCGGCGATCGATTCGGCGCGTGCGTTCCTCGATGACGTGGTGCAAGCGCCTCTGAAAACCGGTGGGCTGGCCGCCGGCCGCTTTGTGATTGCCGCCGGCAACGTGTTCGACGGGATGACGATACACGGCACGTTCCCCACGGGTGAAGAGGCCAACGAATGGGCCGATGTCACGATTGACGGGGATTGGTGGTGTGTCGCGCTGCAACCCGTCGCGCCCAATCAGGGGCGACTTACGACCTGAAAATCGGCGGACCGGAATTCCGGGCCCAACGTCAATTCCTATTGCGCTTGCAGGCTCTCTGCCCGTCCCCGGAGGATACCGAGTTGCTGGAGGGGTTAATCAACCTCACCGATGCAATCGCCGATCAAGCGTTCGACCGATACGGCATTGATTGCCTTGCGGACAAAGCCGCGGAGCTTCGGCGCAGGCGTGAAGCGCCGGACACCGGCCCCCTTCCGCTTGCCGCGGAGTACGTTGCGGCGGGTGGCGGATTCTGCCCTACCTGTCGGTCCGACCAGATCGAGGGCGGTTCGGTCAACTTCGATGGTACACGTTGTGAGCAACGGATGACTTGCTTCGCTTGTAGCGCCGTGTGGTTTGACAGCTACACACTGGCATCGGTGCAACCGGAGGTCTAACCGAAACCATCATCCGAGGGAAAACGACCGTGCAAACCTACGACTACCAGACTCAGGCAATCATCAACACAAGCATCGAGGCGGATTCACAAGCGCGAGCCGATGAATTGTGGGCTCTCTTCTTGAATCGTGTCGAGGGGGATATCTGCTACGGTGCGCCGGACACCGGCTTCTACGTGAACGTGGTGAACACGGATGGACAAGCCGCCCTTGCGGCAACTCGCGAGATTGTTCAAGCGCTCTATGCCGACCGCGAAACCGGCCAGCTCACTGGGGAAAACACGCTGGCCGGTAAATCGGCTTGCGACTTCCTCGACGCCGTAACCGACTCGCTCGATCGGCACGGTTTCACGCCGGAGTTGAAGGAAACTTGCCCGGAGTGTGGCCGAATCGTCAAGAGCTTCGTTCACAATTGCCCCAACAGCGCGAACCAACCGGAGATACACGGGTGCCCTGCTTGTGACGATCGGTGCCCGGAGTGCGAGTGAGTTTCAAGGGCGGGTGGTTCCTACGGTAACGTAGGTTACAGCCCAAAGTGCGCGAAACGGCACGCGCCACCCGCCCCGTTTTCACCTTGGGAGGATCAACCTTGAAAACGCGAGAAGTCGAAGTCTACCGCTGTTGGGAGGATCATACTTGGGATACCGAATTCGTCGAGGTTCCTGCCGACACCCCGGAAGCGCAGCTTGGCGAAGTCTGCCAGCATGTCGCGCTTGAGAACCTCCGCAATAGCGCCGACCTGCCGTGTATGGTTGGTGTCTATTCGGTCCCGGAGTGCGAAGAGCCGGAAGCGGCAATCATGCCAACCAACGATCACCAGCGCGATTTGCTGGCCCGTGCCGAAGCGGCCGGAATCGTGATTGACAAGCACGGCGGAAGCGCCAACGGATTCCTGCTTTCGGTCCAGGACCGACCGACCCGTCTGCTGTACGGAACCACGGCGGTTTTTCAAGCTCTGGCGGCTTTGCTCTGCAACGTCGAGCTACTTCCCCGCGAAGTGCTGGTCGACATCGTGCAAGCGCTGCAAGGCAGGTTTGACACGACCGGCGCCACTGTGGAATGGGACAACCAAGACGTGGCCCGGACGGTCTACGATAAACTGCAAGAGAAGGGGCTGCTGTGAATCGAAACGGTGTTGTTCTGTACGACGGGCCAAGCCGAATTGACGGCGAGCGCATTGTGGTCATTCTCACCGGATTGAATGATTCGAGTGAGAATCGCAAAACGGGCATGATGTTGCAAACCTGGATTCTTCGCGCGGACCGCAAGCCGACCGAAGCGCGGCAAGCCGGTGTCGACTACTCGGTCTGTGGCGATTGCCCGCACCGGGCCGGCTCTTGCTATGTCAACCTCGGGCAGGGCCCCCGTGCCATTTGGACCTGTTGGGCCTACGGCAAGGGATACGCCCCGTATGATCCGGCAAAGCACGACCGGTTGATTGCCGGCCGCCCGCTCCGGCTTGGCTCTTACGGCGATCCTTCCGCGGTCCCCGTCGAAGTGTTCGCACCCCTCTTAGAGGTTGCAGGCAAATGGACCGGCTACACCCATCAATGGGACAAGCCGATTGGTGCGGCGTACAAGCCCTACTGTATGGCCAGCGTCGATACGGATGAAGAGGCGCGGGCCGCTGCCCGGGCGGGTTGGCGATACTTCCAGGTGGTGCCCAAGAGCGTCGAGCCGGCTGGAGCGCTCCGGTGTCCGGCGTCCGAAGAGGCGGGGAAGCAAACGCAATGCGAGCGCTGCGGACTCTGCAACGGGCTGTCAGGGTCAAATCGGCCGAGCGTCTTTATCAACGTACACGGGTCAATCGCCCATATCAGCATCTACAACAAGGTCGAATTCGCTTGAACATGTCACTCCTCCCAAGTGACCGAGGGGGCCCGTTGTGGTGGCGGGCCCCCTCTTCTATGCGCCTATCAGGCCCCCTAATGGTGCTGGTGCTGGCCTGGGGCCCGGCGCTGAGCCCGGCTCCCGGTGTCCGGTCGCCCCACTCCGGCCGCTGGCCCGGGGACCCCGCTCGGGCCGCCGGGCGCCCCGCTCGGGCCGCCCCGCTCTGGCCGCCCCGCTCTGGCCGCCCCGCTCTGGCCGCCCCGCTCTGGCCGCCCCGCTCTGGCCGCCCCGCTCTGGCCGCCCCGCTCTGGCCGCCCCGCTCTGAGGCCGGTCGCCCGGTCATCTAACCGTGGCGTCGACTGGGGGAATCGGTTCTAACCGTGGATCCCGCCGGGTACGATGGGGTCTTGATCTAACCGTGGATCCCGCCGGGCGCAATGGCGTCTTTGATCTAACCGGTGAGTTACACGGGCGGATTGGCGCCTGTCGTGCCACCTCGAGTCTGATTGATCTTGATGTCAGTCTGCTGGTGTCAGTCTGTTGGCGAGGGCGAGAAGGCCTAGAAATGAGTGACCCGGCAACCGAAGGCCGGTTACCGGGCCACGTCACTATGAATGACTGAATCTAAGTGCCACTCAATGCGTCTGCTGAATCAAGTACTCAATTACTTCAAGCAGGGTGGACCACGGGAAGATTTGCTCTTGTAGCTGTTCTTGAGAGAGTTGCTGGAGATTCGCCGGCAATTGCCAGCGTTCTGTTTCAGTCAAGTCTCGCTGTTTTGTTAGACACAGGACTGCTAATTCAGCGGCAACGGTTTTGCTACGCTGTGCGAGCGCGTACCGTAGCACGGGGAGACTGTGTTCATTGAGCTTGATGTTTCTGATCACTGTCTTATCCTGTGCATTTGACGACATATCGCGGGTTGTTAATGGTTGCTACTCCCTGCTCGCTCGCCTTGAAGCGCAGGAAGGCACCATTGTCCAATGCCGTGGGAACCACAGTGATTGGCCAAGCTTCTTTATAGCGAAAGGCCAAGCTGAAGTCACCGAGGAACCAACATTTCCTGGCGTAATCAACAGGTGCCCCAGAGGCAATCATTCGACGGTATGCCAATCGGCTTTCTACCACCTGAATGTTGGTATCTTGAAATAGACGGCACGCTAGGTGACGGTTTGCTGGCATTATGAGTGCGGTTGTGGCCACTCCTCTATGAAACAGTTGTTCAATAGCTGAGTCGACATTCTCCCAGTTCAGCAATTCATTACACGTTAGACAGTTTTCGGGTCTGATCACCCTGTCCAAGATGCGTTTCTCTTTGATCAATCCAAGTATCTCGCCTACTTCGGATGCTCGTTCCAGAATCTTCGCTGTGCGATCATATTGAACATCATCTACGGTAGCTGAAATGATCAGTCCGGCTGTGGTGTGCGGATTCCCATCCGTTTTCACCGGTACCCTGGTCACCAGTTTGGAAACGGTAAAGGCCGCTTGTGAGAAGGACTCCTTGATCTTGATCTTGATCATCTCGTGAACGACGGCAGCAAAGCGCCCCCCACGTAACGGGTTTGGGAACATCTTGCAGTTCCATCCACGATGGTCCCATGAACACTTCGGCCAGGTCTCGAAGACTCAGGTCTTCTGGTTTGATTGTTCCAAAGCCGAGACTTTGAATGAGGTGTCTGACTACTTCAGCTGGACCAATTCGTTTGCATCGTCGCTGTAGGTGGTGGTAGTTCATGTCGTTAGCGCCTCGCGGATGCGTGTCAATTGTTCCAAGGTCATCTCTTTGAGACGGCGATACTCACAGGCACCGGCGATCATGTGGCATAGCCTGTTGTGCCGTACCTGCTCTTGAAGCTGTTCGACTTCGCCAGCTACAGGTAAGCGGAGGTAGCCTCTGTTGAACCTGCTACTTCCGACCTGGAATCCATCTCGCTTGCGATATCGACCGTGACCGATGACGATTTGCGTCTTGGTGACTCGATCAACGGTAACGAGATCCTTTTTGCGGTTCCAGGTACGGACCAGCTCGTCACCAGCTTGAACATTCTCAAGGCTCATTCCATCCCTCCAGCACTCTATCTTTGGCCTGTTGTTTGGAATCGCAAACTCCCTGCCCTATGTTCCATTGATGGTATCGTGATTTCCAACGCCACCAGTTCCATCGGGTATCAGCTCGCAAGGATACTGAGCCAAGACGTTCAATGATGTCGCCGCCGGCATGGATATCGACGCGGTAGTATCCGTTCTGCCAAATCGCCAAGCGCCGGCACAGCGCGGTGTTCTCTGGCGTCAGCAATGCCGGCCTCTTGTGAATCGACCAGCGGCTATTGCTCACACGCACAATCGCCTCTTCCATGATGTACTGGAGCCCGTCGCTGATACTCATTTTCGCGAGCCAGTTGTCACGGTCGAATGGTTTCCCGAAGAGCCGTTTCAACGCCTCATCGATTGTCTCGTGGTCGGGTGAATCAATGTCGTCTTCTTGCCAGAGAACGCCGTAGAGTTCTGGGTGAGCCTCATAAAAGGCTTGTGCCATAGTGTTCTGTTGAGGATCCCAGGGTGGATCAATCGGTCCATGGTTGCAGCCTGCTACAACCATTGTTCCGCAGACTTCACAGCGAAACATTCCAAGCGGAACATCAACGAGCAATTCGGTAGGTATTGGACAGACACCACGCGACAAGGTCATGTGCCACTGGTCGAGCGTCCACTCCCGCAGCTGTTCGATCTTTGTGTCATATTCTTCAATGCTCATTGCTGCTCCAGGTAAAGGCGCCGGCATTCTGCACAAATGTGATCTCGGGCCACATTGGACGGAGTGATTTCCATTTCAAGATCCCATCCTTGCTTCACAACTCCACAGAGTGACAGTGTGTCGATACCGCCGCCCATCTTACGACCTTGTTCTGTCAAGGGGCGGATGTGCCACTTTGACCACGGTGTGGCATTGACACGTTCACAGAAGGCGTAGTCGGTCATGTCGGATGTACTTTCGCAGGCGGCGTAGGAGACGAAGTTCACGGAACCAACGGATCATGGGTTACTCCTTAACGGGGTGGTAATCGTGATGCTTGGTAAGCACCTCCGGGTGAGGGCAATGGTCTCTGCTGCCGCTTCAGCTCGGCAACCTCGGCCTCCAACGCTTTCACGCGTTCGGCGAGGCACCAGCTTTCACGGGTGAGTCGCATCTTGGCGGCGTTGATGTCTTCTTGACCAACGACGTCCCAAACAAAGCGCTCCTGCACACGGGTGAGTTCACCTTTGAGATGGGCTTCAGCTACCCTCCGTTGGCTGCCGCCGTATGCATCCAATAGGTCTCGGGCTCCAATCTTCATCATTCCTCCACTAGCCAGGTCATGTCATCCATGAGGGTGTCTTCGTCTTCGATGTCTTGTCGGATGGAGTGCAAGTGCTCATCGAATCCGGTTCGTCCGAAGAATGTCCGCACATAGTTTCGTACCGCTTCCCGACGTGCTGCGAATCGGTCACGCGCGTTCGGGCCGAGGTACTTCTCGACGGCTTCTCGGCATAGAGTCTCTGCGATTGCTGGGTCGGTCACCAGCACGTTGGATTCACACTTTCGTTCCCCGATTTCTCCAAGGTAGTTTTGCACATAGTCGGATTCGTAGTTCCGATGGCTTGGGCTCGCGAGGTTCTTGCCCGACCCGGTGATCAGATTGTCGATCCAAGTGAAGCCATTCTCCTCGATGAAGTTGAAGTTCAGGCCGAATCGATCGATCTTGAGATCATACGGATCATACCCTTCGGTTCCGTCGGCCCATGCGATATCACGTAGGTCACGAAGGTTCTTTCGCAAGAATTCGGAGATGCGTAACCCATCAGGGTCGTGGTCTCCACAGTAGAGTAGGACACACTTGAGCCCCTTCTCCTCTGCTTCGAGAAAACGCCGAGCATACTCTGCTCGTTGGAGCATTGAGGACCAACCCTTGGCGTTGGCGATCGGGATGTGGTACTCGGCACAGATCGGCCGGAAGAGTGTTACCAGGTCGATCTTCTCGACGACCATTTGGATGTAGTAGTGTTCTCCATGCCACCAGTTGACTTCGTATTGTTCAGCGGCTTGCTCCAAGCTGTTGAGCCACCCGTGTAGATCCTGAACGGGCGAAATGCGGGCAACTTTCTCGACGCCTTGGAATTGTCTGGCGTCTTCTTCGGCAACAAAGTCGATCGGCAGGATGCCTCGACGTCGGCATCGGTTGACCCATGTCTCGACCTTGTTGAATTCATTCTTGGTAATTGCGTTAGCCTGCTCCAGGATGTAGCACCATCCACGCGCGGAGACGCGAAAACCGATCTGCTCGCTCAGACCGAGTAGCAGGGCGGCGAATTCACGTAGGCGGCGACCGTTGCTTGTTTGGTTGAAGTCGAACATCAGGCTGCCGCCTCGCGGGGACAGGTATCTTCGACGAGCTGGAAGTGCTCGAAGTGCTTACGGCAGAGATTCTGCCCTTCGATCTTCACGTAGCCCGACCTGCCGCACTTGCTGCAGGGACCGTCTGCTGGGATGATCTTGATGTCAGGTTCCATGTTGTTTCTCCCTGGGGGATGCGGGCGAGCGGCCCACTCTCAAAAGTTAAACGGATTTGCTCGGGCTCCGATGTTTCGAGCAGGTACAATGGCTCCCGGTCACGATAAAGTTGTCACGTTCATCCTTGCTGGTGTAGCTATCCTTTTCGGGGATGTAATGAGACTCATGTAGCTCGCCGAACACGTTACGATAGATGTCTCGGGCTTCATCTACGTTGGCCACCTCGACCACGGACGTCTCTTTGTGGAAGTGGTCGTTGACGAATTCGTCTTCGTACCATTCATCGATTGTCAATCGGCCACAGTGACACGGGTAGAGAACAACCTTGGTCAGGTGGCCCCACTTGCGGTGGCATTGGAGGATTCGGAGTAGACACTGATACTTCTGCTTCAGAATCTGTGCGACCGACGTACGGGTACTCTTGCCGTCTAACCAGTGGAAGCGGAATCGTTTCATGCTCTGATCTTCATCATCAGTGCATCGACGGCATCCTTGGCCTCTTTCAGTCCGTCACCGGTACGTTGACGCCAGAGTTTGATGGCGTCGAGCTTCCGGCCACTTTGTGCAATGGCGAGTATTTCTTGCTCCATGGAAGAGGGTCGATTGGCGGCGTCCACGACCACCTTGGGCCGCCGTTTGGCGATCTCGAGGACGAGCGCTCGGAAGTCAGTTCCGTCCTTGGTGATGATGTCGATGGCTTCGGCGTAGTAGTTCATGAGTCCCTCCAGCTTTCATTGCGTTTGATTCGCCCAATATGTTTGACATGGACGCCGTGTCGTTGGGCGAGAATACGATGTGACTCATTGGAAGCACGTATGTCACATACATCTTGTTTGGAGAGCTTCCTTCGTACGCATTGCTCGCCGCGTGGTTGGTTGTTACGTCCTTTCGCGTGGCAATCATGGATGTTGTCAGTTATTGTCCCTAGCCAAAGATGATGTGGATTAACACATCCGGGTGTATCACATGAATGGCAGACCTCAAAAGCGCCGGGGTCTTTATGGTAATGGATGCGGTAGGCAACTCGTGTTGCCATACGCATACATCCATTCAACCAGAATTGCCCGTATCCACTGCCGTTGTTCGCCCCACGCCATTGCCAACATTCATCGTTTCTTCCTTGTTTCACTTTAGACCAGAATCGTTTCTGGTCGGTTTGGTTCATCTTGGGGATGGGTTTGTGTTTCATGTCTGTTTTCAACGATGACTCGTTGGACAATGGTCTCGGGTATACCGTGGTAGGCGCCGTGTTTCTTTACGGTAGCCTTGATGGTAAGTACATCGCCCTTCTCGATGTCATCTAATTCCTTGGAGGCAAACCATTTCAAGAGGTTGCCTGCACGATCTTCAAAGATAAGTAAGGTTGTGGTTCCGTATCGACCGTCGAACCAGTTCATTCCGACGACGGTTAGAGGGCCGAAGACTTCGCGCTTCTTGACAGTGCCGACGTGACCCCGAGTCTTCTTTTCAAACTCACGTCGTTTGACTTCCAGTTCCTGGTGTTTCAGGTAGGCTTGAATGGCGGAGGCGACGATACCGGTCGTCCGGTACGTGACATAGCCACAGCGGCAGGCAACGCCCAGGTTGTACAGATAGTCCGAGACACCGGTCACCGGCTGCGATTGGGCCCAGGCAAGCGCCTCGGCCGCCAGTTTCTCGTCGCGCTCCTGCCAATACAGGTTGTTCTTCTCGATCCAGCGTGCGTGCTCCCGCTTGTCTTCTGCAGTGCGGCAGTTCGGCTTGAGCAGGTTCCAGGCATCGGTTGCCGTGCTGGTCTCATCCAGGCGAGCAGCTCGCCGGCTGAGCCATCCGAGTCGCCGGATACAGATCGCCACGGCGTTCAGGTATTCGACCACGTCGATGACGTCCGGGCCGCCGCCCCACCCCTTCTCAGCTTGCTCCACGGCTTCATTGATCGAGAAGCCCCACTCAGCTTGCTTGAGCAGCATCTCAGGCGAGGTGCCGCCGAGGAAGTCGGCGAGACACGACCGACCAACCTGCTTGTGCTCACCGTTCTCATGCCGGAGGACGAATACTTCTTTCCGTCGGCGCTGCGTGCGGCAGTGGTCACATTCCAGGCCGCGGGTGCGGAATTCCTCGGGACACTCTTCGCCCGGGACGCAGCGGATGAGCCGCTCATCACCCAGGTACTCGATTACAGCAACCAGGCACCAGTTCGCTAGTTTCGGTGTCTCGCCGGTGACCTGGACATCGATCATGGGCACCTGATACTTGATGACCTTGCCGCCCGGCATCACGCGCGACCGCTCGACTTGCTCTTCACCCAAGATCGTGATCTCGGCCGGCGGGCAACCTAGCTTGGCCGCCCGCCGGTTGAGCTGCTCCAGCTTGGAGCGAAGGATCTTCAGGTTGTGTGGATGAATCAAGTGTCCCATACTATTCAAGTATAGGTTGCGAGTGGCGTAATGTCAAATGACAAAGAGAAGTTATTCCGCCGGCCTCTCTACGTACTGGTTCTCCCACAGCTCTTCGCGCTCGACGATCAGTTCTCCAACCTGCTTGTCACCCTGCATCAGGTCGACGGTTGCCCGCTTCTTAGTGATTGCCGGGATGGGCCAGTTGTGTCGTAGGAGGGTGGGGATTAAGGTCTCTCTCCAAACGTTCATCCATGGCGTCCGCCGGTAGATTTCCAGAAAGTTGTCAAGGGTCGGCGGGTAGCCAAACCGAAGCGAGACCGGCCGGTAGAACTGTGGTCCTTCCTCGAAGCCGTAGGTTGGGATGGGGGTGACGTCGGCTTCGGCCGCCCGTGGCCAGAATCGGATTGTCAGGCACCAGATATCGTGTCGTTTCATGCTGCATCTGCTCGGTAGCGTGCGAACGCGGGTAGCTTATCGATCAGCTTGCGCTCAAGCGCTTCTTGGGCGAGTTGCTGCCAGACCCAGTAGTCATCAACAACTCTGTCGCCGGCACACATCAGTGTCATGAGCGCTTGTAGGATGGGGTGCTCGGAGGAAGGATCATCGAGCCAGAGTTGAAGTGCATCATCGGTAAGGCCGCCAATGAGCTTCTTACCGAGGATGGCGTTATCGCTATGGCGAGGATACTGTTGACGATCGTGTTCGGTGATCATGTTCTCTCCAGAGGAAAAAGTGGGAGCAGGTCGCCACAACCGGCTCCCATTGCAACAGGGACAGCCAAGTGGACCCGCCGGGAATTGAACCCGGGTCCTGCGACAGTTCCATGCCGCCGTCTACGTGCGTATTCGATCGATCGGATCTTGCTGGGTCAGGCTCGATCGACAAAGCGATTACCAGCCAGCCGGCGTAATCTTGGCCCCAGTCGTACCGGCATCGTACCGGGGTTGCTTGCCGAGGTGGTCGGCCGACCGGTTGCCCACCTCGGCGAGGGCTTCCGGCCGGAGCTGCTTACGCAGCCATTGCCAATTCGGTCTTGGCGTCTAAAGGAATGATCGGCTTTTAACGTGGCCCATGCCGATCAACCACGGCACGCAGGCAAGTCACTTTCCTGCCCAGTCGATTCCTGTCGGGCCCAGTACTCGGGGTCGACGTGGTAGTACATCCTTCCGCGGAGGCCTGTTCGCGACAGGATGCCTGCCTCGATCAGATGGTTCAGTGCGCCGGCTACTTGGAGATCCAAGCGGGGATTGTCCAGTTCTGGGTGTTGTTTTCGCAGCATCTGAACCATCTTGGACCGGGTGGCAATGCCGAGACCTTGATTCAAGGCCTCGATCAGCACTTCAATCAAGGCTTCGATGAGCGCTTCCGAGATCATGCCGTCACCTTGGCTTCCACTCGCATCAGCTTGTTGGCCAAGTGCTGCAGTCGTAGGGCGGCAGTCGCCACGTCGGACGGCGGCTTCGGTGACTGAAGGTACTCCAGGATGCGGTCGGTATCTTGCTTGTACTGAGCGATTTCTGCGACGGAAAGCTTGATCATGGGTTCCTCTGTTGGAAAAGGGGCTAGCGGCCCCGCCAGTCGGCCGCTAGCCATTGCCGAAGGTAGCCTCGTGCTGGCTACACAATCTCGTACGCTTCTGCCTCACGTAGGTATTCCGTGCTGAGTCCTATCTGTTTTCCTTGCACGAATACAACGGCATTCTCATCTGGAAACGATGGCTCATGACACTCGGTGACCACATAGAATTTGCCAGATTCCAGCGGGCAACGTGTCGACGTTGGGGTGACAATCGTACCCGGTGCGAACCAGTTGAATGTTACTGTGAAGGTCTTGGTGCGCTTCATGCTCGGGGATGATGGGCCGTGTGGATGTCTTGTTTCCGAGTCGTCGAGACGTGCAAGTAAACTTGCGTCGAGGTAATGGCCTTGTGGCCGAGCAGCTCCTGCACGCTGCGAACGTCCGCACCGCTGTCAAGCAAGTGGGTGGCGTACGAGTGCCGCAAGGTATGCGGGGTGACGCCGTCCAGGCCGGCTGCTGCCATGATCCGTCGCACCGAGCGGTCGGTCAGCCGGCCACCGCGGAAGTTGAGGAACAGAGCCCCTGGCTCATCTCCGCGTTCGACGAGGTACCGTTCAAGCGCGGCGACCGCCTTGCTGCCGATCGGGCAGATTCGTTCCCGGCCGCCTTTGCCCATTACACGGACCGTGTTGAGTCCGACGTCGATCAGATCAAGGCCGACCAGCTCGGAAACACGGAGGCCGCCACCATACATCACTTCCAGTAATGCACGGTCGCGAGCATTGTCAACAGACTCCAAGAGCTGGTCGGCCTCGTCGACAGAGAGCACGCGAGGCAAAACTTGGTCACGCCGCGGAAGGTCCAACTCCCGCGCCGGGTTGTCTTGAGCCCATCCTTCCCGCTTGCCGAAGCGGAAGAACGAACGGATACAGGCAAGCTTCCGACCGATTGTCGAAGCGGCGTAGCCACGGGTGTGGAGATTCTCGAGCCAGGCTCGCAGGTCACTCATGGTGATCGCGTTGGCCGGCTTATCGCCGAGGAATTCTGCTAGCTGTTCCAGATCCTGCTGGTAGGCACGAATCGTGGTCTCAGGGCAGTTTCGTTCCACTACGAGATAGCTGGAGAAGTCCCCGGTCGCCTGGCGAATGGTCAGGTGTCCCGGCTGCGGCGCGTCGAATAGTCTGAGTGCTGTGCTCATATTACAAGCATACCATCAAAGGTGGCGTAAGTCAAATCAGCCAAGCAGAATTCTCCAGATGATGTACAGGAACAGGGCGCCCAGGGCGGCCAGCGTGGCATACAGGTATCGGTTGTCCGCCGCGGGCTCTGACTCCGGCCGCTTCTCGTAGCCGAGTGCCTCGAACCAGTCATCGGGCACCTCTTCGGCTGGGATCTCGACCCAATCACCACTTGGGCTGAATCCTTGCTCGCAGACGGTTTCTGGCCCGCCACCCTTAGGTCCGCGGCCGACAAAGACGACGTCCTGGAACCCTGCCGGGCATCGCGTTGTGAGCGCGACGTAACCTTCTGATGTCTTGTAGTAGGTGATCTTCATTCCAGTGGACACCAGCAAAGTAGGCTCTTGTACGGGTAGGATTCGTATAGGGCCAGTCGCTGCTCTTCGGTGGTCTCAACGGCTTCTGGTGCCGGTGGATTGTCGCCAATCTCGATCAGGTGAGCAGTCTTCAGGTCCAAGGCGACGTGATACAGGTGTGCATGCGACTTGACGCCGGGGAATGACTTCCTTGCTTCACGTTCTGTGGGGAACGTGTAAACGTGCCCGTTTGCCTGCACGAACACGAAGCCATCGTCCGTTTGGGAGCCAAAGGCGAACATGCACTACTTCCTGATACGGGAACGAAGTCGCCGCGCACTGCGGATGCGCACTTCGCGGCCAGTCACCGTGTTGCGGCCGATCCACCCACCATAGTGACATTCATTGAGGATTTTGACCGGCACCACTTTGCCGCTGACTTTCACTCTGTAAGTGCCGCCGATTTCGACGTCTTTCTTTTTCATGGTCACCTCCTCTATTCAAGTATAGGTTGCGAGTGACGTCATGTCAAATGAAAAGAGAGAAGGATTTCGGTGGCACGGGTTCCTCAGCCGCTGTAGGTGTTCGGCCCGTCTGGCTCTCGCCGGATGCAGAAGCCACGATCGTCGACCGCAGTGCTATCGTTGAACGCTTGGGCGACGTCGACCGGCGGGGCCCAGGCGGGGATCTCGCCCTCTTCGGCCGGATCGTAGCCTCGGTTGTACTTGGAGCCGAAGTGAACAGCCCCGGCTGCAGCGATGTCGAATGCGGCCGGCAATACTCCCTCGGATTCGGTCGTGCGGTTCCGCTCGACGAGGACGTGGTCAAACGGCCATTCCAATTCCTGGAGAAGGATCCGCCCGCTGAACCGAAGCCGCTCGCCCTCGGCACCATGGAATCGTAGCTCGATTGTTAGATCACCGCAGTATCGTGTTTCCATGGGCTGTATTATGCGGCAAAGGCCACGATGATGTCAATGAGGAACTGCTGGAAGTCGCGCGAGTTGTCGGTGGCGCCAGTGATGTAGTGGGCTACCTCTTCCAGGGCGGTCTTGAGCAGATACTTGCTCATACCACTGGCGATATCGTCGCGGATGTAGACGTGGTCGCCCTGTTGGAATCCAAGCGTCTCGCTTTCGGCATGCATGATGTCACGGTAACAGGCGACCTGCGGAGGGATCTTGCCCTGCGTCATTTTGAGATTCTCGATCCAGCCCCAGACCGTCGCCACTGCCTGGTTGGCTGCATCGGTTGCCGGGAGGATCTCTTTGCCGTTCTTCTCGTTTTCGCTCAAAAGTCGGTCCGCGGTTTTGATTCCCGTCTGAGTGGCACCGACAATCCATGCGCTTGGCTTGATGGATTGCGTCTCGTACCCTTTGCGGGCGACCAGCTCCGCCTGTTTGACGGAGGAGTCACATAGGACGGCGTCACCGGCCGCCTCCTTCCAGGCCCCTTGCCACGCCGCTTGTTTCTCTTCGGATGGCTGTTGCCATGAGGGGCAGAGGTAATAGGGATCGAGCCCCGACTCGAATGTCGTCTCGTCATTGAGTAGGCTGCTGAACACGGTCGCCAGAGTCGTGGCGTCAGCGGCCGAGATCAAGCGCGCGCACGCTGCTCGAATCGTGTACTCGCTGCTGTTGCGTGATTCGTCGATCTCCAATTCGTGCGGCCTGAAGTTGTAGTCGAAGAGGCTCGGGTCCTTGGTTTCGGCGATCTCTCGCACAAAGACGCCACAGCGGTACACCATCGGCGTCAGACCATTGCCGAGGTTACGGTCAGCCTTGTGCAGGATCGACTTGTGAACCTGCGAGGGGTCATGGGAGAAGTGCAGGAACCGGCGAGGCAGCTCCCCATAGTAGCGCTGCACTTCCTGGCTCAATTCGATGAAGATTCGCGTGTAGTCATCTTTCGCTCGACGACGGCTTTCGTCGACCACGGTGACGGTGAGCCGGTCTGCATCCTTGGCGGCAACGAAATCGCCTTCCTGGCGGATGGTACGATCGATGGCGTTGGCGATGAATTCGCGCAATCCCATGCCGAGATCCGTCCAGTCAATCGACCCGAAATCGAGGCACCAGCCCAGGTCGAGTAGCTTGGTCGACGTGCCACCCATCTGACACATGACCTTTCGCACGCGCTTCTCGGTGAGACCGTCATTGACGGTTTCGTCTTTGGTGAAGAATTCCAGGCGGGTCCGGCCGCAGTAGATGCACACCTTCAACCCGGCACGAAGCAGTATGTTGATCGCATGCTTCGCGCCGGAGCCGAATTGACCGCTCGTGCCGGCCACGCCACAACCACGCGTGGTCGACATGCCGAGCAGGGTGTAGCCTTCAACGGGGGCAACGCCGGGGTTTTGAATCATCAAGTACTGCATCAAGCCCTCACAAGTTGGTGGAGTCCGCCTCGGTCAAGCCAAGAGTCGATCAGGGTGGTAAAGTGTTTGGCGACCGTCTTCCGACCGTGCTTTCGACGAAGACCGTAGTAGGGATTCCCGCGCATCCAAGAGATGAAGGCGACCCGGTATTCCTGGCCTGATTCCAGGCCGGGGATTTGGGGAAAGCCGATGACACGAAATTTCTGGCCTTCTCGGAGTTTCATGCTGCCAGCTCCGCTTGGAGTTCCTGCCACTCGGCGTGCCGTTGGCTGCTGTCGAAGTCGATGTGCGTCTCGCTGCCGTCGTAGTTCCACTGGTCTGCCATCCGTCCCAACGTCTTGAGCAGTTCGGCCGCTTCCGGCATTAAACGCGGTGTCTCCTCCTGCTCCATCATCAGCCGGCAGAATCGATCGGTTCCCCGCGCATCGTTGATTTCGTGCTCCAGCTCCCAGTACCGTCGATTGTGGATGGGGTGCGGGTAGTCGCGGATGATGATGTTCAGGGACTGGCCGCCGGAGTAACGCTCAATGCGGACGCTGTATCGGCAGGCCGGTAGCTGATCGGCGGCGACTGCGGCCTTGATCTCGGCACGCAACCGCTTGGCGATCTTGGCAATGTCCAGGCCTCTTTCGTACTTGTCGCTGTAGGTGATCTCGTACATGCTCGCCTCCTAATCAATTATAGGTTGCTAGCAACGTAATGTCAAATCACAAACGACAAGAACCCGGTAGAAACGGGTTGTAGACCAGTGGATTGAGGGCTCGCTGTTTCATGCTGGCGACTGCATCGGTGAGACTGAGGGTCCGCACCATGGCATCAAACATCCATGGCTCGCAGTCAGCCCATAGCTCGAAGTCGGCGTGATCAACGCTGAATAGACTGGCAGAGTGGCGCTCGTTGACCGTGCGGACGTGGGCTGTAAAGCCGAGTACCTCCAGCCGATCGACCAGCGGCAGCAGCTCGCCGCGCGCATACTTCTTGGCGCCATATCCCTGACTGCTGTAAGTGTGGGAGGAGGCGATCTTCAGCCGGTGCATGCAGCCATCTGGCTTGAACTCCACCTCAGGCGCCAGTACATCAAGCAAGTTTTCACGGCGTATTTGTAGATTTCCTAACTCGGCATCTAATTGCAGGATTTCCTGGCCGAGTGGACTATTGAGAATGTCATTTCGAATCTCGGTCGCCACTTCTTCAGGAAGTGGATTGAAGATTGTTCGAGCTTGGGGCTGACGTTTCTTCTGTCCGGCGTAAACACGCTCGTCATACTGTGCTTGTGCCTGCTCGCGTAGAGCTTGCAAGTTGGCTCGCATGTCATTATATGACGTTTGATAGATGGCTTGGTAGGTACTCATGCAGGAAGCCCCTTCAGTCGTCTGTTCAACGTGTCCCATTGGTCGATGCCGATCAAACCCAAGTCATGAACACGTTCGAGCCAGTCTTCCAGAAGTGTCACCATGCCTTCAATCTCACCACTCCGCACCTGGAGCTGCCGGTCGACGACCTGCTGCAGAAACAAGGTGTTTGCTTCGCGACTGATAACGTCAAAGCGAAGGCCGACGCGGTACATGGTCTCCCCGTCGCCTTCATCTGTGGAGAGGTTGCAGTGATCTCTGGGGTCATCGGTGAAGAAACAGCCCAACTCGCCGAGCTTGTGGTGCAGGTCGTCCAATGCGCTTTCGGCGTCGGTCCCGACGCCTATGATCGCCATTTGGAAAATGACGGGTTCAATGGTCGCCTCTTGGCAGACACCGAAGTCGACAATCTGGAAGTCATGAATCGGAATCATAGGCTTCAATCTCTTTGTGACGTTGACGGCAGGCTTCCCATGCTGTGTCATCATCAACGTCAAAGACATGCATCATCCATTCCTGAGCAACAGCAAAGTCAAATGCTGCTGCCGTCTCTTCGTGGGTGGATTGCGTCGTCCACACCATGCGAACGATCTTGACCCCTTGCCGTTGCGTCAGGAAGATTTGTCTCGGGACGTGTTGACTCATACTATTTCAAGTATAGGTTGCTGGTGGCGTTATGTCAAGCAGACTCGTCGATGCTCCACTCATTTGATTGGAATGCGTGCCAGCCGTGCCCGAGCCCGGTGGCCACATCATCAAATTGAGCGAGAATCTCTGGAGCATCGGAGACCAGGAGCAATGCTGTCTTTCCCCGCAGTTCCAGACGACCACCAATGTAGGTCCCACGCTTCATTTTGATTGGCATTTATTCTCTCCTGTGGTGCATAACCGGATCCCGTCCCCCGGGGGAAAGTCAGATCGGCGTCAGTCGCCGTGCGTACTTGCCGTCGATCTCGAAGCCGCTTCTCTCCAGTACTCTGAACCCGATCTCCACGTTGTCGAAGAAGTTACGCATTGCCGCTACTCCCTAGCTGGGTGAACACTTGAATCAGCCCATTCAGATGCATCATGCGTGTGCCGAACTTGTCGATGAAGTCGTGAACCAGCCAGGGGTTCTCGCAGTCGTCCATTTCCTCCGCCGTGTCGGCGACCTCCTCCAGAAGGCTCTGCTGCATCTGGCCGAGGGCTTTGACCACGCCGGCACACCGCTTGGACAGTTGCGGGTTGGCCTTCTTCCATTGTTCCTGCTGCTGTCGCCCGATCATCTTCGCCAGCAGCTCATTCTGCTGTTCTAGCGCGGCAAGGATCGCTTTCAGAAGTGCTTCAGGCATCGGCTTGCCTTTCCAAGAACAGAATGAACCCATCCATCAGTTTGTCGGCGAAGCTGGCCGAGACGCCGCGCAGCCAGAGACTGATGAAAAGCGCGGCCGCCTTGCGGGCGATGGTCTCGGTTGTGTTGCCAACTAAGATACCACCGTGCTTCCAGCCGAAGCTCCAACCGCCGAGCCATTCGCCGAGCCATTCGACGGTGACCTCGTTCTCGTGCAACACTGCCTCGTAGTCCCAGGCGTCCGGCTTGCCGTCAACCCAGTCATCCAGGAGCGGCATGTGTTGTCGAGCGAATGCTTGTCCACGAGCGTTCTTCAGGTATTCTGGCAAGCGATGTTCCACTTCCCAGCAGTTGGTACAGCGCTTAGTTCCGGTGTAGATGGTTGATTGACCGCATATCTCGCACGGTACTCTCATTTCCCCGCCCTCCGGCGTGCTTCATCCCGCTCACGGCGAGTCGCTTCCAGATCAAACATCAGGTACTTCATGTCAAGCCGCAGCTGGCTGAGCGCTTCCTGCACCAGATCCAGGATCCGCCGTCTTCGCCGAAGAGTTCCTACTAGACGTTCCATGACTGGCTCGAGATGTTGACGATGAACGAGGGGCAACTGTTGGATCAGTCTGTTGAGTTCCACTGCTTCTTGAGGTAGATCAGAAGTCATACTCGTCCTCCTCCTCATCGTCCCAGTCGCCGTCCCAGTCGTCGTCCCAGTCGTCGCCCCAGTCGTCATCGAAGTCGTCATCGAAGACGTCATAGACTTCATCCAGGGGGTCAGTGTCCCAGTCGTCTTCCCAGTTGTCTTCCCAGTCGTCGTCATTAAGTTCAAATTCGAATTCATATTCGACTTCGAAATTGTCGTCGTCCCAATCGTTACTCATTTGAACACCTCCCTGGTCTTCGTGCGGATGACTCCAATTTGGATGCCGGCAACCGTCACCCTGTGCTCAGGCTTCTGGACGTCGTCGTCTCCAACCTGTGACAGGATTTCCATTGCAATGTGTAAACGCTCTTGCTGATGGCAACACATTTCGTGATCTTCTTCGTCACCGCCTTTGACGTTTTTCGCAAGCTGGTGTAGGTCTAGGTCTACTGCTTCAAGGAGATCGGCGACAGTTGGTTTGTTGAGGAACTGGCCAAACCAACTACCGCCGGCCCGTGCGGTGACTTGAACTTCGTACAGAGGGACTCGTTGCATGGGTGATTTCTCCAAGAGATGAATCGGGTAACATCTTAGAATCTCCGAAATGCCACCCGATCGGTTGGAGAAATCTGGAAGAAATCCAAAAAGAAACCCGCTCAAGGCGGGTGAATGGGCGGTTCGATTTGCCGTGATTGTTAGTATTTCACTTGTACCCTATCGCTTTGTCCGCGAGGCAGGTCCTCGCAGATGCGTCGATGCTGCTGAGGCCATCCCTTACTATAGTGTCGTGCGAGTTGTCGTTGAAGTTGCTTGATGGCGCGGCGCGCATGCCATTTTAGGGTACCTAGCGCAATCCCATGATTGGCCGCAATTTCAGCATACGAGTAACCACGATAAAAGTGCTCACGCACATAGAGTTGTTGTACATCAGAAAGAGTGGCAATTGCTGCTTGTATTTGGTTGGAGAGTTCATACAATTCAGGTGGGTTACCTCGAGTGGTGGGGTCTACAATCCCCCCATTAATGCATAGTTTTTTTGCGTGGCCACCTCGCTTTTTCGCCGCTGTGTGATCATACCATTTCTTCACTTCCCGGGCGGCAATGCCAAGAAGCCAAGATTGTATAGGGCGCCGTTCTGGGTCGTACTTTGCCGGGGTTCTAGCCACAGCAAGCCAGAAGTTTTGCAAACAGTCATCAAGATCCTCACGGCAGACGTACCGTGCGAGGAACTTTCGAACGCAGCGATTGAACTGATCATGAAGTTGGCGAAAGGCTTCAGGATCTCCTGTCTCTTGGTATTGTTGCAGACTCTCAGCGCAGACTGTCATTAGATGTACCTCGATGTAAGAAGTGATGAAGGAGAAGCGGTGAGAGGTGGTCAGGGAGGACCACTGTCGAATGGAATTGTGAATTCCAGATGAGCTGCCCGCACTGCCCGTACCATTTGATCCTGCCTCCATTACAAGCTTACATTACAAGCAACCGATTGTCCAGTTAAAATTGGTAAAATACCTATGTCCGATAACTGAGTTTGATTCGGACTTACTACGTGTGACTGATTTGGCTGTGTCGATTCTGCTTACAGCAACTCGCAGCGTTTCCACGCGAACACATTCGGGTATCATAGTGAAATCTCAATTTCACTTGGCAATTGGTTGGTGGATTCTGGTCGAATTTGGAAGAACTCCGAAGGGCGGCATGGTATATTGGTTGTCACCGTTTGTCACCGTTGTCACCGTTTGTCACCTGAAAATTCGTCAAGAATAGGACCTATTTGACACAGATTTCCAGAGGAGCACTTGACGTAAGCCACTACTAGCCCTTACTTTTCAAGGACTTAGCGGGAATGAAGTAGTGCTAGGATGCCTGCTCGGGCAGCAACTCGTCTGTGGACTGCCGCTTCTTCTAAGCCCTGTTTCGGAAATGACTTACGTTGTGTGCTTTTCTTGGATTCACGTCTTTGTCACCCCCTTGTCTCCCCAAATAAGGTAAACTGGATAAGAAGGGTAATCTGAGAGGAGCATCCCATGCGACAACCGAAACCCTACTGGAAAACCAGTCACCGATGCTGGTACGTGAAGATCGACGGGCGCCACCATCGGCTCGACCCGGACGAAAAGAAGGCTTGGGACCAGTATCACAAATTGATGGCTGGCCGCGTGGAGCTGACTGCAGATAATCGGGTCACGGATCTAATCAACCAGTTCCTTGACTGGTCGGAACGGAACCATGCCCCGGAGACCTACCGCTGGTATGAGACTTTCCTGCTTGGTTTCGGCAAATCACTGCTTCCCAGGTTGAAGCTCTCCAAACTCAAGCCGTTCCATCTCACCCGCTGGCTCGATGGCGCCTACCCGGCGGCGACCACCAGCCCGAGCACCCGGCACGGGGCAACCCGCGCGGTCCAAAGGGCTTTCAACTGGGCCGAGGAGCAGGGGCTGACGGACCGTAACCCCCTCCGCAAGGTGAAGAAGCCTCGGCCCAACCGCCGGGAGAATTATCTCTGGCCCGAGCAGTACGAGCGGTTCCTGGGACTGATCAAGGACGAGCCCTTCCGGGACATCGTCGAGATCCTTCGGCATACCGGCTGCCGGCCGGAAGAGGCTCGCGTGCTGACCGCCGCCGAGTTCAACCGGCGGGATCGTTGCTGGGATCTGCCGGCCGGGTTCACAGCGAAAACCAAGAAGGCCCGAGCCGTCCCCCTGAACGACCGGGCCTTCGAGATTTGCACGAGAAAGGCGGAGAGGTTCCCTGAGGGGCCGATCTTCCGCAATACCCGTGGTAATCCCTGGTGGAAGAATGCCTTGGTGGAGCGTTGTCGCCGGCTACGGGCCAAGGTCGATTTCTATATCTCGCCTTATACGATTCGCCACACGTTTGCCACCGATGCGATTATCCGCGGCGTCGACTTGATCACGATCGCGGAGATCATGGGCCATGCGAGCCTGGAGATGCTCCAGAGGATTTACCAGCACGTCAGCCAGCGGTCGGACCACGTCCGTAAAGGCGTGGAGAAGGCGACTGAGCACCTTACAGGCGGCGACCACGCAGCGGCTCCGTTGAAGATTGTTGGATGAGGCGGTCGACGTCTTTGGGATGGATGCGGATTTGACCGTCGATGCGGGAGTGTACCAACTTGCCCGTACGACACAGTTCATAGATTTTTCGGTCGCTGACTTGCAGGCGACGGGCGACTTCCATCACGTCGAGGAGCTGGTGCGCCTGGTGCCGATTTTGGAGCATGGCGTGGGTGAGACAGAGGTTGGAGGCGGCGATCGGGTCGCCGGTCTCCCGGTGAAAACGCCGATAGAGTTCGAGGGTACTTTGCATAAGGGGTTTCTGATGTTGGATCGTGTGATTCCGTTGCCCGTGGTGGTCGTGGTTGTTCTTCTTCTGGTCGGTGGCACCGTGGCCTGGATGGCTTGGCCCCAGTCTGCGCCTGCCACTGCCCGCAAGGACAGTTGGCAGGTTCATGAAAGGGCGGAATGGGGAGAGAAGGAACTCCTCTTTGTCAGCTACACAGAAGACGGCGCAACACGGTATGGTGTCGATCTTGCTGAGAATGGAGTCATCAAGTGCGCGGCCGACCTTGATGAAGTGCGGCAGAGCGACAAGTTCTTGGCGGCAATGGCCGAGGGGTGGATCGAAATGGGACCCGCTTTCTTTCCTTCTGTGCCGGAGGATGAGTTCGAGTTCACGCCGATTCTTGATGAGTGACTACCTCTTCGCCTTGATTCGCTCGGTGTTTTGCGAGCCGCTGAGTACATGCTTTGCAGTCGTTACGCAGCCCACCAGGATGATCTTCTGCTAATGGTTCGCCGAGAAACATCCACCTCCCACAAAGGGATCGACCATTGATGAAATAGTGCGATTTGGCGGCGTTATCGGGCCACGCCCAGCCCCGTTTCTGTGTCATATGTTTACTCCCAGATAGCGAAGTGTTGGACATTGTCGAGGGATGACAAACGCCTCAAAGCGTTTGCCGAGTCCGGCTAACGGTCGCTGTCTCAATGCTTCACTGAACGAAGTGTTGTCGAATCCAAGGGGCACGGCTTCCCCGCCGTAGCAGGCATGAAGCCAATCCTTGCAATAATGCCCGTAGCTGCGGCCACACGTACATCGAGTGGTCTCTCGTTGCAGCTTGCGGATGTCTTCACAATGCGGGCAGAAGATCAGTTTCATCGAAACACTTCTCACAGTAGGCTGCTGTCTTCATCGGTCGTACGCTAATGACCACGGCATATCGCACATTGGGACTCCCGCAGCCATGACACTTGCTTGGTGGTCGTGGCTTCTTGGGTTTGGTCGGCGGGGCCACATAGCCGACGCCGGGGACCCACTTCTTTCCGCGATTGTGTCCTTCGAATCCCATGGGTCGCTCAATGGGTTGCCGCCTGGAGTGCAGTGACTACTTCCAATTGCCAGTAGGGCACGGGATCGTTGCTGCGCACGAAGCGACGACCCCTATGGATTCGATTGCGGTAATGACGTAACCGATTACCTAATACACAGCTTCTTTCTCCATATCGAGCTGCCAGAATGGTTGCTAGCCTTGGATTTTCTCCGCGATCGGTTTTCTCGTTAATTGCTGCAATGACTTGAGCAACACGAGCTGGTTCATTACCAACCAACTCTGACCAGGCTGCCATCATCTCGTCAAGTTCAGTGGTCTCATCATAACAGTGGGCTAAGTCATGCTTGAAGCTCATTGAAGGGCAGGAAGATAGAAGCCAGTTTCGGTCATCGAATTGTTCGTGCTGGTTCCGGTCATCGGGGCGTTCGTCAAGTCGCCGCCAGTAGAGGCCGCCTATGATATAGGCTGTGTCCAGTGTTTGGTAGAAGCGTGTGTAGGGCATGCCGAATGCCCGAGCAGCTGCTCTGATACTACTGAATCTTCTCTCAATTGGGCCGCCCCTTAGCCGCGACCCGCCAACGGCCACCTTGTTACCCTTAATCGTTGGCTGTTCTTGATTCTCAGATGGTTTCTCCGTCTCAGATGACTCTTCGGGTTGCTTGCTTTGTTTGGCGTCACGCCAGTAGAGTTTTTTACACAGATGCCCTGATTGAAGAGCCCAACGGATATTTGTATAACCGGCGAGGCGGGCCGCTTTGATACTGGGGAATCGTTTGACAATGCGGCCAGTGACTGGATCACAGCCTTCAACAGGTCGGGGTTGATTGGTCCAAGAAGTGGATTTGGTCACAACCGGTTTAGGTTGATCGACTTGAGAAACCGGGTTGGTCACAATCGGTTTAGGTTGATCGACTTGAGAAACCGGGTTGGTGTCCACGTTACGCCAGCGGAATCCATAGTACTCTTTGTCGTTGGCAATAGCGTAAGAGACACTGGGATAACCAGCCCTTCTGGTGGCTGCTAGAGAGGGGAAGAATCTCACTACCTTGCCGGTCACAGGGTCGCAAGCCTGAACGGCTCGGCCGCCGGAATACGCCCTAGGTTGAGGAGAGGTGGCAGGTTGGGACTGTGATTTGCGTTGTGGTTTCCGTTTGGGTTTTGACACAGGTTTCCATGGTAGTCGCTCTTCTTCAGGCATGCTCTGCCAGAGGGCAATAGCCTCATGGTGAGTGTCTCGATTGAGCACGCGACCCTTCAAGTAGATGGCATAGGTACCGTCCGATTGGGTGCGAATATCGCGCTGCATCCTTCGTAACTCAATTGTGCGAAGGGAGGCGGACAGCACGGCCGCCTCGGCTTCCTTGTCGACTTGCGTATCATTGGGAGTCTCTTCCTCGACCTCTGCAGCATTCTTGCTCGGCCGGCGTCTTCGACCTTGAATCAGGGCACAGAGACTCAACAACACAGCGATAGAGGTTAGAGCGACGAGAACCCAGATAGGTGGCAGCATCATTATTCTCAGAGTTGAAGTGTCAAATCACAGAAGTCAGAATCACGGAAGGTCGACAAATGGACGCCATCGCCAATTGCACAGCGATGCTTCTTTCTGCTTTGCTAGGTAGTCGACAAGCTGGACAGTCGCACGCAAGGTGGCAGCCTCGCTTCTTGGCTTCTTCAACCTGTCGGTAGACCCATTCAACGGCGGGTCGTTCTTCCTTGGTGAGGACGCTCATGCCTCTTCTCCGGGAAAATTGCTGGTCCTGTTAGCAGTTCAGTCATGTCTTATCCTGTGTTATTCTGCCATCAGTTCGTCATAGTCAAACTTTGATGCCAGTGCATCAGTAATCAGGATGTCACAACCATGAAAGCCTTCCAGCGTATTGTTGAAGACAACAATATGCGACTTCACAGTCGTTCGTTTTTCAACGAAAGCTCTCCCAAGGTCTGTTAGCCTCCAATAGCCGGAGTCTTTTGGCCGGGGTTCAATCAAACCCCAGCATTGGAGTTTGCAGAACTCACCACTGATACTGACACCAAAGTCCGCCCCTTCCTTCGCTTGTCGAATGTTGAACCATTCCAGTTGTGGTTGTTTCTGGAATTGCCGATAAAGGTAGATCAGGAACCGAGCCAAACCAGCATTGAGCTTGCGGCGATAGCGCCTCGCATATTGAGTGCAGCAAGGGCATGAGATTCCCTTGTCGAGGTTCGCTTCAAGAATTTCCCTTGCTTCTTCAAGAGTCATTGCGGCCATGGTCATTGTCGGTCAACCTTTCGAAACTGACGTTTTCCTCGAAGGAGGGTATGGGTGTGCGTGATCAGATCGGCAAGAGCCTGGTCGCGCTGTTGTTCGGTGGGGTACCATTTCCACGAGACCCATCTCTTGAACCAGCGACTCCAATACTCGATCCCGAACGTCTTCTTCTTCTTCTTGGCCGCTCGTTTATGGTGCTTCGGAATCTCGTCACCAGTCACGGGGAGTTTCGGTTTTCTCATTGATTCCATCCCGCATGGAGGAGAGCTGCAGGGCATCCAGTAGGTGTTCGGAAAGTTCAGCCCAGGTATGGGCTTCATGCTTGACTGTGAAGGCGCCCAGCAGCCGGCCTGATGCCTTCAAGCGGACAAGGTAGATGTAGTGGGCTCGAGCCATGGTTAAACCCAATCCAGTTGAATTTCGTCTTGTCCACCTGTGACATCCAGCCATTGAGCAACGACTTCACGGATGTCATCATCAGGCCAATCACGGGCGCCAGGATCGTCAATGAAATCAGATCCCTGGACAGTAAGGCCGGTAACCTGGTATGCCAGATCGAGACCATCATGTGTCACAGTCACACGAATCCAGTCGTAGGTGCCATCGGATGCTGTGATCATGGAGAAAAGGCTCTCTCTTTTTTGACGGTGTCAATGACAACTTGTTGTATATTGCGAAATGCTTCTTCAGATAGGAGGTCGGCATCCGTTGCGTCAATCGTCCCGTTCTCTGGAGAAAAGCCAATGAGGTGTTTCTCCAGATGTTGACGAACTACTGTCGAGGACACCACGTTGATGAAAGCGGTTCCACAGTCACTTACATTGAAGTCTGGAATCCTCTCTACATCCCATAGATGCCAGTCTTGAGGTGACAATTTCTGAATGCCCACCCCTGCCGGCCCGCAGCAGTCGTCACAGCCTGGGTAGATCCCAAACAGCCATGCATTGCCGTCTTTGTCGATGATCTTCCGTTGCCAGGTGATGTCACAGCAGCCACATACTCCCATTACTACTGTTCCTCTCCTTGTTCCGCTTTCACGGCGTCCAGCCGCTTCTTCAATGCGTGAAGTCCTTTGATCTTCCTCACTTGCCCCTGCCGCAGCTCCTCCTCACCACGCGAGACGATGATCTCCGCAAGCGTTGCACGCAGGGTCTCCTCCAGTTGTTGAAAGGCGGTGAGATCGTCATCAGGCACTTCCACGGCGGTCTCTTCCGCGGCGACCAGGGCATCGGCCACAACCACGTACTGTTGACTGACCTCGGTCAGGTGCAGTTGAAGCAACCTTTCGACGTCGGGGTCGTCAATGAGTATGGAGATGATACCTCGAAGCTTCGCAAACTTGCGGGCTACGTCGACAATCGGGAGATCAGGTAATGCAACGATCTTCATATGGTTTCTCCAACGGGAAAAGTAGGAAAGGGACGATTTCGAGATGGTCGTTGGGTAAGGTGAAGCAGCTCTTAGCGGAGGTCGGACCCTGTTTGGTTGTCCAGATGGATGCCTTCTCTTGCTTCACCCAGTTGCCATGTGCATACCACTGCCCCGTGCGCTTGTTCTTGAGCATGTAGACGATCATCTGATCCTTACTTCTAAGGCGGCAGCGCGGACGGTTTCGATGACTGTATCCCCGTGGACAAAGTCATTCCACATTGTGGGAAGAGTTGATTCACATTCGTCGCGTCTTTCGGCGCCAACAGGCATGAACCGAGCAGAGTACTTGGCTCCAGTGGAATACAGCTCCAGGCAATAGCCTTGCTCGGCTAGTTGATCAACGATGGTGTCAAGTCGTTGTGTCCCAATGCGGATCAGCTCCACAACGGTCTTGGCATCCTCGACCGCGGTGTGGGCGACCGGCCCGGTTAGACCGGCACGCTCCATGCAGACTTCAGTACTGGGGACTCCGTTGTCGATCGCCGGGTTCCAGAAGAGCATCCCCGGGTCGATGGACCGATGACAAATTTCCAGTCGGTCCCATCCTGGCAAGTACTTGAGGAACTGCAGATCGAACTTGGCAAAGTTCTTGCCGGCGAACGTGTCGGGCCCTTGTTGGAGACCATTCGCACACAGCCAATTCCACAAACAAGAGGCTACTACAGCAACATGTTTTCCCTTCCTCTCGGCGATCGCTCGGAGGATGTTTGTGTTCATCGCGAGGGCATACGGCTGGCCAACAATCTCACCATTGTCGATGTAGCAATGGAAGACCGGTAGTTCGTCGACAGGTGTCGTCCAGTCATCGATGACTGCACCAATCTCCAGGATCTGGCATGTATCGGGATCCAACCCCGTGGTTTCAATGTCGATGGAGACGTAAGGCTTCATACTAAGTCCACATATAAGGAATGATGTTGACCAGGCGATGAAGGCGTTCTTCAAGCGCTTTGTTCATGATGCGCTCAAGCTTGTTGCACGCCATCACACAACAGCGGTAGACTTCCTCATCGTGATCATTGGCAAATTGAGGCTTCCATTCCACCAGATGATCCGATAAGGGAACAAAATCGGAGATTGGTGAGTGCCGAAGAGCTTCAGTCCAGAGCATGTCTTCTACTTCTTCAACTTCCTTGTTCCAGACTTGATGCCACCAGGCAATGAGATCCTTCATCTCATCTATGACATACTTTTCTGTACCCTCGACGGTGATCTTGTGTCCATATTCGCCGTACCACTCTATGTGACCTGGTGAGCATTCTCGCTCAACGAACTGACAGAGCAGCTCGAACATCATGTGAGGTATCAAGTTCCTTTTATCACACCAAGTGTGACCGAGGTAACGTGGCTTTACGGTGGTGTAACGGTGCCAGAAGAAGCACTTCAGGCGGTACCAGATTCGTTCTGGTCTCCAGTCGTATGGAATGAGTTTCCAGTACCAGTTTTGAAGTTTCTCGAACCAGGTCTTATTCATCAACAAAGTGCTTTCATACAGGATTCTCCGACTCAAAGGGGCGACCGTACGCGAACTCTTCGTCCATGAAGCACTCAATCCAGGCATCCGAGTACTCTCGGACTTCAGCCCAGAAGTCGCCGTTGAAGTCGTAGACACGGACGATTGACGTCAGATACAGTTCAGGCATGGTTGTTCCTTGCTTGACAGAGTTGACAGAGTAGCCGACCGCGGACGATGGTGAGTTTGATCCGTCTTCGACCGACCAGTATGCCCTTCTTTCGGCCGCACTGGGCGCATCGCTTTTCAGCCGGGTGATTCATCCTCCGCAGCCGCACGGCCAATGACCGCAGTACGGACAGACTCGCGGCGGAGCCCCGTGGTCCTCCATGCAGTGGATCCCGATGCCCAGCAGCTTGCCGAGCACCTGCAAGGCCGCCTGATCGCCGGCATTGCGTGTCCAGGCGTTGAAGGCCTGAGTCAGGTAGTCGCCGAACATGACGATGTAGCCGTTGACCGAATGGGCGCGACCATCCGTTCGAGTGCTGGGGAGCACGTTTTGATAATTACGCTCGGCCCCAGCAAGGGCATACACTAGATCACGACTGAGAGGGCCGGGGTAGAATTGACGAAAGGTCCCGTCGAGCTTGCGTTCCCAGCCGCCATGGAATTCCAGGCAGGCAGTGCAAAGGGCAGCCAGCTTGCGAAACACGTCCAGGGAGCCTTGCCCTTGCGGCACATGGGCGGCGATCTGAACCAAGTCGTTGTAGTAGCCGCGAATGTAGACAAGCCAGTCTTCGACGTCCTTCTCTGCGCCCGGGACGCGCTCTGTGTTGATGGCGGCGAGAACTTCATCACGGGTGGGCATGTTCAAATTCCCAATTCTCTGAGGGCTTCGATCTCTTTCGTGGTCAGTTTCTTGAGCGCCGACCTCCGCGCCGCTTCGAGTTCGTTCCACCTTTGCTTTTCGATCTCGTAGAGGGCGATCGCCTTGCGGTACTCCGCGAGGACCGCTTCGCGCGTCCCGTTGCCGGTGCCTTCACAGTCGGGGCATCCGCGGCCTCGACACTTGAGGCAGGGCCATTGGAGGTCTTCTGGCGCCCCGCACCAGTGGAGCTGGTACCGGAATTCGCTGATGTTTTTGTACGGACGGACGGGCTTTTCCATAGGGGGCCTGCTTGTTTGATCACCCAGCTCGGGTGGCCGCCGGGCGGCACTTGCCCTGTTTCGAGAAATCGCAGCCAGAGTTTCTGGTTTGCTTCGCACGCCTTTTGAGCAGCGTTGAGAGTGCGGTAAGGCCGGCGACATTCGGCGAAGTCCCAGTATTCCCTGCCGTCAGGCCGCTGGCATAGAACACAAGCGTGGTAGGCTGGTGTCGTCGCAACTCCGGCTACTTCGCTGCGCCAGGTAATGCGGTACTGCTTGGTTTCGTCGTACCATTCCTTGTAGACTTTTGCCGAGCGGCCTGTCTTCTGTCTTCGCTTGAAATTCATATTTCCCTCAGCTGGCGGGCCGGAATCCCCAAATCGGCCCGCCAGCACAATCTAGCGACGTTGTCCGCGCATGTGTCGCGGGTGCATGAGTGAGTAACGCATGTGAAGAGTTGGCGGTTTGCTTGGTAGCATGCGAACCAGTCGCATCTTGCCACAGCTCGGACACTTTCGAGGCTGGGCTGCATGGATACCGTGCATCACTTCCGTTGTCTCTCCGCAACCATTGCACTTGTAGTCGTAGAGCGGCATCACTTCCCTTTCACAACGACGCAGCGCTTGAGTTCATGAAGTCGAATCGTCCGACCGTTGTCATTGCGTCCAAGCACCACGGGGCCTTGTGACCCATCTTGGATCGACTCGACCGCGATCTTTTTGAGCCACATCGACGAACCTCGCCGGACTGGATAGACGACGGTGTCGCCGACTTCGATGGGGTTGCCCAAGAAATCAGCAGCCGACGTGGGACGGACTTCAGGAGGATCAGACATTGGCAGCCTCGCGATAGTAGTTCGAGTAGTAGTGAGCAAAGGGTTGTGACAGGATCTCAAGGATCTCAGCCAAGCACGCAGCGTAGCTGGTTCGGAGTTTGTCACGCAGGGCGGCTGACGGGCGTTGACCTTGTTCAACCAGTGCGTGCATTTCGGCGTCAAACTGTGGATCCACTCGGTGACGGCGGAGGATCTCGGAAAGGTTCATTTGGTCACCTCTTGTTCCTGTTGCAGTCTTGTGGCTTCATCTTAGAATCTCCGAATTGGGTCCAAACGGTTGGCTCAAACTCGCCCAATTCATGTTCTTTTGCGATTTTCTGACAGTAGTCAGCATCAAGATCCATCGTGATGCAGGGACGGTTCAGGCGTTTACACACCCTCAACGTGGTCCCCGTGCCAGCAAAAGGATCACAAACGGTATCACCCTCACGAGTGGACAGTTTGATACACCGCTCCACGAGCCCTTCGTGGAGCTGTGTCGGATGCCACCGACGGCGCTGCTTGGAGTTGCCGGTCACTCGGGGGAAGTCAAACGTGTCCGCGGGAACCCGGCCCCGCGTGTCCGCCCGCTTGTCGCCGTTCAGCTGGCGCCAAGATGGGACGCGAATTTGATCCGGGTAAAGCGGGGCATTCTTCCAACGAAGCCGCCAAAGTGGCCGGTGATTGTTTCCAAGATCCGTCTGGCGACATTGACCGAAGGTGAATGTCTGGACGCAAGGTTTCCATTCCAGCTCGGGTGATTCCCGGCGGAGCTGCTTCACGATGGCACTCAGATCAAGAGTCCATTTGACATTGAAGCTGATCCAGACCGTCCATGCCGTTTCCACGAAACAGCGCGTCCAGTCTTCGAGCAGCTCGATGTACTCCTCATCTGGGATGGAATCCTTGTACGTTCCATAGCCTAGGCCGATGTTGTCCGGCGGATCCGCGAAGATGCATTGGATGTCATCATCCAACCTCGGTAAGATGTCGAGGCAATCGCCGCAGTAGAGTCGTTGCATCACAGCCTCTCTCCGCAGCTACGGCATCGCTTTACACCTTGGACGACATAGGTGCCATGTTGATGCGTACAAGTCTGGAGTCTCTCCCTGACAGCTCGCTCGTCTTCGCGCAGCATTTGTCGACGGTCAGGAGACGTGAAGATGTCGTACGTGAAGTCATAACTCATCGATTGTCTCCATCCCCTTGCAGGGTTCCGACGTTCTGGCGCCGTGCCAAATCTTCCGCATTGGCACGGCAGACATCGCCAAGGTTGAGTCCAAGATCCGTGCAGAGGGCCGCCACGTACCACATGACGCCACCTAGCTCTTTGGCAATCTTGGTGAGCCGCTCAGGAGTTACTTCGCAGTCATCATCACGGATGATCTTCTTCACCTGGTTGGCAACTTGCCCCGCATGCCCCGCAAGCCGCAGTGTCGAGGGTGCTGCTTCGGGTGCTGCGTCGGCAACTTTCTCAGCCACCTCGCCAGCCTCGCCTGCTAGGCCGAGGGCGGGGTAAAGGATGACTGCACCTTCTGGATACACGCGAGTTCGTGCGGCAGCCTCTTGGTAGTCGTCGAAAGTACGCATCACTCACCTCTCATTCGCTTCAGGGTTTGCCAGTAGTAGGTTTCACAGTTGCCACAGTCTTTGCAGTACCCAGACCCGAGCGAGCCGCACATCGTGACCAATCGAGGAATGACAGCCGCGGTGTCACGCACAAGCGCTAGGGCGTACCCCATGAAAGCCGGCGTCGGGCACCAGTAGCTGTTGATGTGTCGTTGTTTCCAGGTGTATGCCGGCCCCTCGATGTTTTCCGTAACGTGCGGATAGACTGTTGGTTCCCCGGTGTAGTACGCCATGAACGTCAGCACGATTGGCACACCAAAAAACGTCCATGCAGAAGCTGCTTTGCGTACCAAGCGAAGATTGGTTCCTGATGTGCGCAAGCGAACAAACATCAGATTGGGTGGGATGGGAGTAGGTGGCCGATGCCAGTGTTCCTCTTCACGGGGGTTTGCTGTGAACACTACCGGCGCCGGGAAGTCAAATTTCGGAATCGAAGTGTTGAAGAACCGATGCTCATACTGCTCAGTATCTGCGATCACCTTCTCCCGCTCGATGTTGGAGTCGTGACCGCTGTTGACGCGCATGATGCCGCCTTCCGGCAGGGGCGGCATATGAGGAACCTGCGGATCTACATAGAAGGCGCCCAGCCGGTTGTAGAAACATTCGCCGCAACCAATCGGACATGGGCCTGATTGCGGCTTGCAGTCGTAGACGTTCGAGCCGGCTTGCTTCGGGTTACGAGTCATAGGTCTCTCCCAAGAAAGTCGAAAAGCCGCCTCACGGAGAACCATGAGCCGGCTTGTGGAACACTTGGTTGACTACCAAGCAGCGAGAATGTGATTGAAGACTTCCATGAATCGATCGATCTCGTCTTCCTGATTGAAGTAGCTCAGGCTGATTCGCGTGGAAGCTGGGATCTCCAGTGCCTTGTGTAGCGGGATGGCGCAATGGGTACCCGCACGAACTGCAATCTCGTGCTCAGCAAGTCCATGGGCTAAGTCATGGGGGTGGATTCCGTCGACCGTGAAGCTGAGGATGGCACACCGTGGGTTAACGGGTCCGAGAATTGTGACACGCTGGTGGGCATGTAGGCGGTTGTAGGCGTAGCGAGTGAGCCTCTTCACATGCCGATGAATGGCGTGGCAGCCAATACGCTGCCAATAATCACAGGCTGCTCCAAGACCGATTGCTTGGAGAATGGGCGGGGTACCGGCTTCCAACTTGCGGTGGCCAGGTACATAGTCCTGGATGCTGGCGTCCTGCACTATTCCGCCGCCAAAAATGCAAGGTTCCATTTCTGCCAGGCGATCCTCGCGAACGTAGAGAACTCCAACGCCGGTTGGCCCATGCATCTTGTGACCACTGAAGGCTAGGAAATCGATGTTCTTGCACTGGTGTGGAATATGCGGGATGCTTTGGGCAGCATCGACCACGACAACAGCATCGGCGCGGTGCGCCAAGGTAGTGATCAAGCCTACCGGGTTGACACATCCGAGCACGTTGCTGACCGCAGGGAAGGCGATGATCTTGGTAATGCCATGTCGGATCTGTGCTGCAATGGCTTCCTGTGACAGAGGAATGCTGAATCGACCCGCCTGAAACAGGTGTAAGACGCAAAGCTTCGCACCGGTCCGCTTGGCGAGCTGCTGCCAGGGGATCAGGTTGCTGTGATGTTCCATCGCGGTGACGAGGATCTCGTCACCTGGACCAACATGCCGGTCACCCCAACTCCTGGCGACCATGTTGAGGGACGCTGTGGCCCCACTTGTGAAGATCACTTCCTCCGGCTTTGCCTGAATGAAACTGGCGACCTGTCGGCGGGCCCTTTCGTAACGATCGGTTGTCTTCACTGCGTAGGCATGCAGGCCGCGATGGATGTTGCTGTATTCACGGGCAGCATCCTGCATGGCATCCCAAGCAGTGTCGAGGCATTGTGTGCTAGCAGCGTTGTCGAGGTAGATCATTCGGTGGTCGCTTGTCGCAGGCCGATTGTGATAACGGGAATCAGGTCACCAGGTTGCACGTCCATGTCTTTGCCCTGATAGTCCAAGGTGAGCAGGCAATCAGCTGCCCCCGTAGCGTCGAGGACGCCTTCGAATCGTGCCATGATCTCCGCGACCTTCTCACCTCGAATCTTGGCAGAGCGGACACGTTCAAGTGCTTCTTGGTGGATTGGCATTCTTTCCTCTCTCGATATAGGGGGCATTCAATACAGCACCCTGCTTCCAGGATGATGCAATTTGATCTGGTTTCCCATGTTGGCCGCAGATAGGGCATATCCAACCATCTGCCACGAAACGCACACGGGTGTTGCATTTCCAACAGAGCGGCATGGTTCACCTCTTGAATTGTGGCCGTGCGCACTCGTTGAAGAACTGTTCTTCTGCAGATCCGTCTGTTGCGAGTCCGATTGCCATGGCTTCCAGCGTTTCGATTTGGGCGTCGGACTCCTCGCGAGTCATGTCGAGGAATACATGGCCAGAAGTGATAGCGCTCCAGCATCGCTCGACCCGCCCCAACAGCGCCTGTTGATGCTCAGGGCTTACGCGTGCCCGGTGGTTGGCCACCCGGAGCAAGGGGTACTGGCCTTCAAGGGCGTTGCCAGTTGGCTTGGAGACCAGCTCATCGATGAAGACCACCGTCTCGCCGCCGATTGGTTCGTCCAGAAGCCAACTGTAGAGGGAGCACTGATCGGCGTACTCGTCCTGGCAGTTCTCCATCCAGTCACGGTTGATCTTCAGACCGCGGTACTGCCACGGCATGAACAGCTTGTGTGCTTTGCCGTGGGATCGACTCGGCTTGCCCCCATACCCGTCGCGGCAGAGCATATAACCCTTAGCAGGGCTGGCGGAATACTTGGAGCAGAATCCTTTCACCTTCCAGTCGAAGACGACACTGATCCGTCCCTCACCCAGATCGAGAACAAAGCGGCAGTCGGGCTTACCGAGAAAGGGGGCCCCACCAATTGTGCCGTCCACCTTGAACTCGAAGCGCGGCGGCTCGATGGAGCTGGCCAAGAGAGCACATAGCTCATCGTACGCCTTGGTCAGCTTGTAGGCCTCAAAGCAGTACTTGCCGGCTTCCCGGGCGAAGTCGCGGTTCGGCTCGTCGACTTGATCCTCGAAGATCGCCTCAAACTCATACTTGGGATTCGAACCGGCTCCAAAGAGAGCAGCGTGCAGTTCCGCCTTGACATAGGCGTCAAAAGCACTGCCCACGCACATCGGAGCCGTTTGTGGCAGTCGGCCGGGTCGGTTTTCTGAGAGATATCGGAGGTAGAATTCATCCTGGTCCTTCTCGAATAGGGCCAGGGATGAGTAACTCAAATACGTTGGCGTTCTCATCGATTCTCCAGTTGGTTGGATCAATTAGGCGATAGTCAACAGCACACCGTTGAAGGAAGACGGGAAGTGCCTGATCAATACGATGCGCCTCTTCGACGGTGTGATATCGTCCATGTTGCTGGTACGGTACGCTTCGCTGAATGAGGAAATTGATCGATGGGTATGCCCGCTCAAAAGCAAGAGCAATCTGTATCAGTTGGTTGGTCACCGGGCTGTCGTAAGCATCTGCATAGAAGCACTGAAGCAGTAGCGGTGAATCAGTGACAATTCGTTCTACGCCACCACAGAGAAAGAGGCGTTCTACCTCAAACTGGCGGGAGAAGGTTTGGACGTACTGCCAGCCATCCGTGATTCGCCGACCTTCGTAGACCCAATCCTTGATCAGCTCTGGCACCAATTCGATATTGACGCCCTGGGTCTTGAGATGCGCAAAGAGGTGCGCAGCCAGTGTGCTTTTGCCGACACCCGGACCACCATAGAGGTTGATCCGGTTCACTTCAAATCACTGCCTCCCAGATACGACCGTCATCAATGTGCCAATGACCAAAGTGCGGTGGATAGTCGTGCATTGCTTCATGCACGAGAATTGCTGCCCCGTACGTGGTACTCTTATCAAGAACAGAAACGTCAATGCAGACGCCCGGCACCCAGACATAGTTCAATCCATCAGTTCCCTCAGGAAGTTGGAGCACAGCGACTCGAAAGCGACCGATCCGGTTGTACCGCCGGATGGTGTAGTCGATCACATGCTTCATTCCCGGGTCGTCGCATTCCACCTGTTCTAAGTGAGCAATGACAGCGTCCAGCCATACCTGCTCTCGGGCTCCACCGCAGGGCGCCAGAGAACAGGCATAAGGCCAGAGGATGAAAACGACAATGGCGAGGCGGACGTACTTCATTGGACCTTGATTTGACCGTCCTCGACGGCAATACCGGCCGCCTCCAAGGTTTCCTGGTCTTCGTTATCCAGGGATGTGGTCACCAAAACACCACAGCTCCCAGAGAAGTAGGCGACCATGATTCGGCGCCCTGGCAACTCCAGGAAGATGTCAACGTCATCATCGCTGTTCTCGATGGAGACGTGGATCGGGGTGTCTTCATGTGGTTTCGTTGCGAATCTAGCCATTGTCAGTAGCTCCCTTTCGATCGAGGTAATCAGCAGAAACAGACTTGAGAATCATGCGTCCTTGCAGAACGTCGCTCCATTGCTCCTGCAATGGCGTAATGACGATGCCTTCTCGCCCCTTGAACTTGCAGCGGATCTGACCCGTCGTTGTCACCGTGGTCGGGCCGTGTGTATACTCTTCGACCAGGTCGGGTGAGAAGGGGCCTTCGTAGAAAAGAGGAACGGTGGGAATCTCTTGACATTCATCAACCAGTTCCGCCCAGTCGAGGTACTCGCCACCGATACTGATGTCGAAGATGCGGTAGCCGAGCCCGCCGTAGTCCATGTCTTGGATGCCTGGTCCGAAGATTTCACCGAACACGACCACCGGCTCCCCGCCTGCGCTCAGCATGCGAATGAGATCCCGAAGCTGATCATCTTCGAGCGGCTTCCAGTAACGGCACACCCTGCCGCGGGCATCATGCTGCTTCAACTGGATTCGATGGCTACCAGCGACCCATTCTCCGTCGATGAGGCCGATGCGACTATTCGTGCCGTGGATCTTCTCGGTGATGCGGACCGGCGTCCCCTCGGGAATGGCCTCAGGATACCGCCAGTAGTGTTGGATGCTGGTGTAGCGGTGGAAGAGCGGGTGCTCTGGTATTGAGTCGCCAGGGATCTCTGGCGGCTCATACTTCTTTGCGCCATACAGTTGAGTCACGTCCCAACCATCAATGTTGACGACAAATCCGTACGACGGGACACCTCGCAGCCGGCAGGCTGCCACCCGACACTGAGTCTTTTCGCCTTCCCACAAGGCATGCTTGAGATATTGCTGTACCCCGAGCCGAGCAGAGACGTCCGGCGGCAACAGCATATCGGGCGGGAAGTAGGCGACCTTCTCTCCAGGCCGGTGGGTGTCTTTGGGCACGACAACCTGCGTCCCGAGGATCTTGGCGATCTCCAATCGGTCCGCATTCGGGTGCGGATCGATCTCCTGAATCTCCTGGATCGTGATCGCGATGTCGCTCATTGGATCTCCAGAACGTCGCCGGAAAGACAGGTGATATGGGCGGGAATGTTGACGTGCAGGCGACCACCGCTTCGTGTGAGACGAACAGGCATCTTCTGGAGGGATTCACCGCCACGCCGGTGACACAAGACCGCTTGCCGCGCTTCTGCTTGGCGAGGGGGCGTATCAAGCCCGGTCACCTCGTAGAGTGACTCTTGTCGATCGACGACCTTGTAGTCACACACACCGTCCAAACGCAGTTGACGTAGGATGCGATCTGGCGAGGCAGGGGCAATCTGTGTTCGTTGGAAGATCCAGTCATGCAGCTCACGAATGTGAAATTGCTGCGGCCCGTCGTGCCAGCGCTGCCGCATGAATTGGGCGACATGGTCACCGATGTTGGTTTGTACTCGCTCTAGGCTCATTCAGATACTCCGAAGGTTCGTTGAAGGACTTTGACGGTGAGTGGAGTCACTCGGCCGGCATCCAAAGGAACGGTATGTTTCACCTTTTCTTGCAGGATGCGGGCGGCTTCCACGGTGACCGGGCTGATGCCGGCATTTGCGGCCTGCTGCAGCTCTTTGATTTGCTGGATGCAGCAGTGCTTGATCTTCTTGCCGCTGCCACAGGGGCAGGGAGCGTTGCGTTTGATTCGAGTGCTGAGTAGTCTCATCCCTGGTACCCCGTACCGGCTGCAATCAGCTCAGCCGCCACCCGCTTCGAGATGGGGAGGAGTTCAGTCTCACCGCCGCGGATCACCGACAGTTGGCACTGCTCGAAGCCGGGCGGTAGGCAGACAGAGAGGTCATCAACAGGCGTCAGAATCTCACGGGTGCCCTTTCTGGTAGGCCACTCGATCGAAGAGGCGATCTTGCATCGTCCACCTTCAAACGAGATACCGGCGGCAATCAGCGCGAGAGCAACCTTCCTGGAGATGCGATGATAATCATGGTGGCCACGTACAACTTCCAGTGCGTCGGGCAGCAAGACGCAGATGCTGTCAGGTCGTGGCAGTGCTGGTACGCCCTTGGTGATCATTGTTAGAATCCTGGTAGCTGAAGACGAGTTACTTGGGTTACGGGTGATTTGGCAGGTTCAGGCGGGCGGACTATTTCTGGAAGAGCAAATGTCTGTTCTGCGATCTGACGCCCACTAAATGCCTTAGGTTTATGGAATAGGCTGAGATCAAATCCGACGTCCTGTTTAGTGATGCGTGGCGCTTTACAAGGGCTTTTCCATTGAGTTCGATTACAGGCCTCCGCCCACAAGGCTTCAGCGTTCTCTGGAAGTTCAAGCTGTGTACCAAGCTGAATCTTCCAGGATGTTCCAAGTAAGACCCATGGCTTATCCCAGCCAGAGCATTGGATCTTGGCGACATAGGGTTGAAGCTTTTCGATGCTGTAGGCATCGCCTTTTACTTCTGCCAAGAGGCATTGATTGATGATGAAATCGGGGATGTAGTAATGGAGGTCGAGTTCCTCATATCTCCATTCCCAGCCGAGCAGATCAAAGAGCGCTGCCCAACGTGCCTCTGCTCGACTGCGGAATTGGATGTTGTGATAGGTGGTAGGAATGCCGTGTTTCATGTGAACCTTGCGTTGACGCGATGGGATTCGATCCGATTAGACGCACTCTGATTTGACGAGCGAAGACATAACAAACCGGGATAAGCCTTGTTTCAACCACTCCAGACTCCCAGAGGAACTGGGAGTGGTTGCCTCTCAACGAGAGGTAACCTTGCGTTGTTTGGATTCGATTCGACCGGACACAACTAGATTCAATGCGACAAGGTCGGACTTAACTTGACCAAATGCACCATGGATGAGTAATCGTTGTAGTTTTGTTTCAACCACTCCAGACTCCCAGAGAAATCGGGAGTGGTTGCCTCTTAATGAGAGGTAACCTTGCGTTGACGTGACCAGACGCGACCCAATGAGATTTGACCTGACCAGACACGCCTTGACCTGACAAGACCTAACAAGACCTGACGAGCCCTGTTTCAACCACTCCAGGCTCCTAGAGGAGCTGGGAGTGGTTGCCTCTCACCTGGGTGAGAGGTAACCTTGCGTTGCTAAGATCCAACCGAATATGACAAGACGAAACTGGGTATGATACGACGCGACAAGACACGATATGACCCGATATGACCGGACCAGTTTCAATCACTCCAGGCTCCCAAGGAGCCGGGAGTGGTTGCCTCTCAATGAGAGGTAACCTTGCGTTGCCACAGTGTGACGGGACACAATGAGACCCGACAAGACACAACAAGCACGGACTTAACACGACATGACGGGCTGGGTTCAACCACTCCAGGCTCCCAAAGGAGCCGGGAGTGGTTGCCTCTCACCTGGGTGAGAGGTAACCTTGCGTTGACAAGATACAACTTGACCGGACCAAACTTGACTTGACCGGACATGATGAGTCCCGCCTCACGCAGCCTCTGCGGTGGTCCCTTCCGCCCACTCGAACTTCACCGGGCGGAAGCGACCGTAGTAGCCGTTGTTTCGCGGCCGAAAGCGACCGAGGCCAATGAACTGGCCGGCTTCAGTAAGCACCTTCTCGAAGATTTCACGAGTCACTGTGTCATCAAGGATGTAGAAGGTGATCGTACCGGCCCACTTGTCGATTTTGGGGAAGCACTTCTCAACACGGCTTCCGCCACCACGCTGGCCGTTGCTTGGCACGAAGAGCCATTCACCCGGTACATCGGAGGCCTTGATTCCGAGGTCAATGGGTTCGGTAACCATGACACCGGCCTCAAAGTGCTTGGTGTAGGTCGCCTTCCCCTTGCCGGGGATTTGAAGCCCAAGGAACTTTGCCGCCTCTGAGAGACAGTTTTTGAGCGCCATGGGCGGAATGATTACGTTGCCCGCTTCGTTGACATGCATTCGCATACGCCAACAGCGGGTCTCATGGTCCTTCGGCAGCTCACGATCGCGGCGGGGCTCGCTGATGTACTTGGATTGCGAGTACGGCGAATTCGCAGCCGATTCAAGGGTCACAACACAGGTTTGCATGTTTTCTCCAATAGAAAGTAGAAACAGGAAGGTTCACGGTAGAAAGTTTGTTACAGTGAGAGTGAGTGTGGGTGTGTTTACATAGGCAATCTCCTTTCTAAATCAGCCTCACTACGCCGTGTCACATCTTGCCCGGCTTAGACCGGATGAGTGCTGCCAGGTTGAAACGAACCCAGCCATGTCCCGCGAAGCCGAGTTATTCGATGTCTCTCTTTCTGAAGTACCGTGCCTCTTTTGGCACCCCACTGTCCGTTAATTCGCGAAACCGAAAGCTCACCGTCTCACCCACGCGGAAATGCTTCCCCTGAAACTCACTCGGCATGTCGACGCCTGGATGCCTGGTCGCATGTAGCTTCATGGCATCTGTGGTGAACTCTCGCTCGGCATCCGTAAGCCCAGACAGCTCGAGCCGCTTGCCGCGGAAGTCGGTGATCAGCGCACCAATCTTGCCAAGGTGCTTTGAACCTTTGTCCGTTTTCCGGCCGGAAGTGAAGCCTGTGATCGTGGCCTCAGCGTCCAGGAACGGCTTGTACTTGAGCAGGGTACTGACACGCTTCGGTGTCCACGTTGCCGTGGGACTTCGAACGATGACGCCTTCTCCACCGTGACTCAGGACTTCGTCGAGGAAGCTTTCCAGAGCCTGCCGGGCGCCAACCTCTGTGTGCGGGAGCATGATCTGCTCATGGACCCGAACAAACTCCCCGTGTACACACTGTTGGAGAAACTTCAGCTCGCCTGCAAAGGTGGAGCCACGTTCTACCAGGTCAAACCCAGGCCGCACAGCGATCCGCCGCCGCGCCCATGACATGAACTCTTTGTAGCTCACGGCACAGTGGAAGTTGGTGTTCTTGATTTCTCCGTCTGCAAACAGACGTTCAGGATGCGGCGATGAGTAGACGGCATACGTGATCTGATCGAACCGCGGATCGGGACTGTCTCCCGCACAGATCGACCGGCACGTCTGGAAACGGCCCCGTCCAGCCCACAGCTCGCCGTCTAAGAAGCAGGGCGGCAGATCGTCCAGGAACCAGTCAGGAGCAATGATCGGGTTCCCATAGCGGCTCCAGAGGCCTGTAGCCGTGGGCTTGATCTTGGCCTTCCGGCCGCCCGTCTTGGGATCCGTGACCGACGCCCAGGGGACTTCGACCGTAGGGAGCCCGCGGGAGAGGCCGCCGTCCCAGAAGCATCTGGTCCCGTCGAGCTTCTCACTCAGGAACCAGCCGGCGATGTTCGATTTCTCAGGATTGAACGTCTTTGCCAGTTGTAGGAATTCACGTCGTGCCATGGGTACCCTCGTTTCGAAACATGCAGTTGGCTTGTATCTATGTGTCTCTGAAAAAGGGTGCTTTTGGTTGGCACAAAACGATATTTTCTCATGCGGCCTCTTGGAAACGCTCATAGAGTCGTTTTCGTAGGTGGGAGACGTGTTGTTGAGAACACTGAAGACGTTCGCCAATTTCGTGATCCCGATATCCTTGGAGCCGGAGAGAGATGATCTGTTGGTCCAGTGGATCCTCACAACACCCCTCAATTTTTTCTAACAAGAAGACCACTTGAAAAGGGTCAGTAAGAGGTGGATCGACAGTGTCTATTGAGACAACATATGGGGGAATACACGTATCGCTATGTCTTTGTGTCCTTGCGGGAACGGGAATCGTGTTTTCCTCTCTTGCATGGTCATTGATGCTGCAATAGATGCTCTCTCGCAGGAAGCCTGTTGGATTAGGTTCTTCGATGACATCGGCTAGCGCCAGTTGATTCACCGCTTTGGTCAAAGCTAAGAAGCCCTCACTGATCAGATCGTCGCGTAGAAAATCTATGTACGGGTGCTCGTGCAAATAAGCAGCCATTAAAACAATGACAAGAGCCATGTTCCCTTCGATCATCCGCCTCTTGGCATCAGGGTCACCTTGACGAACGCGCACGTACAGCGCGTCGTTCTCTTTGCGCGAACAGGGTTGAATCCCGCAGCGAACTGCTTGCTTGGAAATTGGGTTGTGTCGGTTCATTTGATGTCGTTTCTTGTGAAAACCCAAAGTCGATTGCCATAGAACTTGTCGGCCTCGCACCTTTCTCGCGAGTATTGATAGGTCTCGCCGTCTGGATCGAAGATGTCCCCGTACCGGTAGTGGACCGCATGATGACAACGCAGCCCACGGCCTTCGAGTACACCGAATGTGTTCTCGATGAACCAAGTGAAGCGAGCCCAGTTGTCTTCAAACCAGACACGTACTCTGTCAGCTCCCCTGCTTGCGCGAATGACAGGCGCCACTTCCACAGGTGTGCAAGCAAACCCGTGCTGCCATGCAGCGTGAATCAATTCCTGCGGATGGAACCCACGCCGTTGCATCGGTTCCGCCAACTTCGGGAACGCAATCTCGCCGCCGTTATGCCCGATCTCGTCGATGAGTTGTTGCACCGGTATCCCGATCGCCATGGCGAATGCCGCCACTGAACAGGACCAGCGATTAGGTTTCCTCTGTAGCCTCACGATTCAACTCCTCAAGCATGACATCGATGTCGTCAACAGTCGGCAGATCCCAGGAGTCCTTCCAGTAATCACGCCAATTCGGCAGAGCGAAGAGCTTGTCGTACTCTTCCTGCGTGGCGGCGGTGAGAATCCAGATGCCGACGCCAAAATGATCCCAGATGGGCCACTTCCGACGTTGAGCTTTGGTGAAGCTGTAGCTCTCAGGGTTCTTGCAATCGATCCACCGGCCGCCCCACTTGGGGTGGTGAACCCATAAATCAGGAATGCCTTTCTGGAAGGCGTTCCCGTGCATCACTTCAACCAGCCATCCCCGGGCCTGTAGAAAAGCGATTACGTCTTTCTGAATGTGCCATTCGGGTCCATGCTTGGCTCGTCGTATCAATCCCATAGAAACTGTCCATTCTTCCAAACCAGATGATCACAACCTGGCTTTTGGTAACGTACCCACACGCGAGTCTCGCGAGACCGTTGGAATCGCCGTGCGTGGAAGAGCGCTCGATGTCTTGCTTCTTGTGCCGCATCCGTCTCGTTTGTGATGACCCAACGGCGCGTGGTCCAGGCGAAGCACAGGAAGCAATGTTTCTGGACGTGACGAGTGAACCGATACTTGGGACGGATCGAGAGCGTCAGTTGCCACAGACCGGTGTCTGGATTCTTGGTTTCAACCTCATAACGCAAAAGCATGGCTGCCCTTTCAGAAGCAGTAATCCAAATCAGCCAACTCTTGCCAAAACTGGGACGCCACCAGTTCACGCGTTTCATCATCGTAGAACTCACGATAGGGACGTCCTTCACGGAGATGCGAGACGTTCCACTGTTCAATGACGGTGGGCTCAACACCAATCTCTGCAAGGACTGCATCGAAGTCTGCTTGCAGGTTTTCAAATCGAAGAATTCGATTGGTCCATTGCAACCCACGAAAGGATCCCAAACGGACGTAATCGTTCGGGTTTTGAAAGAAGAGGGTGATCCAGTCCTTGAATGAACGCACCTGGCCGCCGAGCTTACGCTGGTAGTGGAAGTACCATGACACCATCAGGTCGAATGGATTGCGGACAGTCGACATGATGATGCCGCCAGACTCGAGGATTGGTCTGCACCATTCTGGCAACTGCTCATGGTGACCACCCAGTTCTGTGGCACCCAAGCTTTCCAGCGTGCGCTTTGTAGCAATCGAGGCAGTCTTGGGGTGGGCAATGAAACCGAGGTTCTTCTTTTTCCAGACGTACATCAAATCATCTCCGGGGCTCGGATCTTCACAGGGTCCGCACCGCTCTTCTTTCCGGCCCAACTGTCCATCTCTTCGAACCACGTCATGCCAATCAAAGGCACCTGGGGCCGGAAGCTTTCAACGGTTGTGCGCACTTCTTCTGTGACGCGAGGCACGTAATCAGAGTGCGTGACTGTCATCAATTCGTCGTGGACGTTCATCGGGGCTACCATCAACTCATGGACACCGACCGGTTGGAGATCCCAGATGGTACGTTGGACGGCTTTGGTGATCTCGCCGCCAGGTGACTGGATCTCGTGATTGGCGGCAGCTCGCATGTTGGCAGCCTGGAGGCCGAAGGCGGCCCCATAGAGCGCACTAGCAGCTGCGCCGCCGGCCGTCTGTACGCGGTTCCGTCGCCATACCTTCACGGGATGGTTACGCCATCCCTTGGGCGGCTTCTGGGCCAGCTCGAACATGGCTCGGCAGATGCGGTTCTCCAGGGTGAAGTAACGCTGAAAACCGAGGAATGACTGAATATAGTCGGCCGGTTCATGCCAGATGACTTGTGTTCCTACGCCGCCTGGCTGCCTCATAGAGCAGAAAGCATCAAACGTCTTCTGGCGTGCGGTGGCTACTCCGGGATATGCCGAGTTGAAATTCTCCATGGCGGCTTTGGCGATCTCTTCCGAGACGCCGATGTTCCGCACAAGGGTCTCCCACGTTCCACCATAGATCATCCCAAAGACACCACGTTTACCCTGGTAGTACATATCATCCTGTGTCCCAGAGGATGCCAAGACTTCGGCATAGGTGTGGCCCGGGTACAGTGACATGCCGAACAGCCCGTGAAGCTTTTGACGCACCATGCCGTTCTCGTCACACTCACCGCATGATGCATCCTGGCAGAATGGGCACGGGATCTTCTTCACGAGCCCGGCACGCAAATGAGGATCGTTGTAGACGGCATCGGCCAAGGTCACCTCGAATGAATCGAAGTCACCGCCACAAAGCATGTAACCAGGCCATGCAAGTGGAAAGCAGCGACGAACATCCTTTGTCGCCTTGATGCCTTGGGCGTTCAGGCCACCGTCGCCGGACATGCGACTTGATTTCGTCCCAACCACCACGAAGCTTGCGTGGAAGCGTCCGGCCAAGAGGAGCTTGTTGTACAGCTCCACCTCTTTGGCAGCGATCTTGATGTTGAGAACTTCTTCCGCTCGCAAGGCAGCGGGATGCCTACCGGCTCTCAACACGCCCCCGTTGCAGCGCAAACACCCTTCGCCAAAGCACTTGGTACACTCTTCATCTGTTTCAACCTCCCAGTCACGGATCGCCTGCAACTTCGCTTTCTTGGTAGTCTCTTCGATGGTGAGCACCTCGGTGTCATCCATGACTTCGCTAAGGTACTGACGCACCTCAGAAGGCTTGTTTGTGTTGATGGGGCTGGCATCAACAATGGCTTTGGCCTTCGCACGCAAATCCTGCATCCCGCCTTTGTCAATGCGAAAGCCACGCCAGCGAATCACAGGAACCATAGTGGCCAGAATAGAGTCGTTGTCACCCGGCTCAGGGTATTTGAAGTGTTCGTCCAAGGCACGGGTGTAGACGATGTCGTCCCGTGCGTACTCCCTCGCGGGCTTGTTGGTACCCCAGTGATCAATGAAGAGCTGAATCTGTGCCGGCCAAGTGTGACCCTCCAGCTTGGGCTCCTGCTTCTTCTTGTCATAGCCCCAGACTTCCCACTTTGGTGGCTCAGAGATAGCCATAGCAAAGGGAGCGTAGCCCAGCTCCTTCGGATACCATGCTCGTGGCGGCTCAACATCCTCGTAGTGGTACTTAGGCGCGTATCCCATGGCGTACTCGGCCAGGAACTTCAGGCCGCCGGCCGGAGCGAACCTGAGTACGACATCCTTGAAGTCGGGATCGATCGCACCGTCACGCTCACGGTCATAGACATGCCAACGAGGTGCCTCGGGATCTGCCTTCCGTGCGAAGAAGATGCCATCGATCTCGACCCGCTTCTCTAGCTCTTCCGCCAGGGCATAGGCCAAGGCAGTGGGCACCTTGCGGATGCGAACATCATCGCGAGCCATCAAGGCTTGATACGGACCCTTTCGACTGTGAAGCATCAGATCAAGAGCGCTGGCCGGCTTCACGCAGGGGCCATCCCGCCCCTCCGGCTCCTTCATCGCGATCTCAGGAATATGCTCTTGTGGGATCCAATCCGGGTTACAAAGGCGGAAGATCGTGTAGAGCTTGGCTACCATAAAATGGTCAAAGGCCAGGTTGAAACCGATGATGGTGTAATTACACCAGCTTTCAATTAGGGCAAGAGTTTTTCGAATTGGCTCTTTCCAAATGTCATAAAGCACAATGGGCCCATCCCCCTCCGCAAACTGGAAGAGAACAGGCATTGAATGCAGCCCACAAGTTTCCGAATCAAGGTACAAGCAGTTCTTACGCGACATTCTTCCACGTTCTTCGGTTTACAATCATGCTGATGGTCGACTCAGAGACACCATGGCGTCTTGCCAATTCACGACCAGATACACCAACCTCAGATGCTCGACGGATTTGACACACCTGTTGTGCAGTAAGCTGGCGGCGTACCGTCGGAGTACGCACATGCCTCCAATTTGTGCCTTGTGCGGCGCTCTTGATTGTGCTGGCTGATACAGAATGCCTCCGTGCCAACTCACGATAGGTCGCATGTGATCGTCGGATTGCTCTGACATCTTGCTCAGTTAGAATGGCCCGACTAGCATTCTCGCCGCATGCTTTGTTCTGTCGGCCCTTGCTCACCATATCCCGAGAATTGTCGGCTGCCGTACCCAGAAACAGATGACGAGGATTGCAGCAAGCCGGGTTGTCACAAGAATGGCAAACGATAAGAGATCCAGGCTGCTGTCTGGTCTTCAGGAAGAAGGATACACGATGAGCAAGGAAACTCTCACAGCCTATTCCAATCCGTCCGTACCCTTTGCTCTGTCGGCATCCCAACCATTCCCAGCAATCATCTGGCCCGGCAACATTCACCTTGGACCAGAAGCGCTCAATCTGCTTGTCAGTAGGTTCAGGGATCTGCTTCATACACTGCTCCAAAAGAGCCGCCGATAGGAATCGAACCTACAACCTGCTGATTACAAATCAGCTGCTCTGCCGGTTGAGCTACAGCGGCTAGCAAGCCTGATAGCGCCAGCCATCTCCATAGATGGTGACACTGACGACGGGCTGTGTTTCCATCGCACAGTCTTGAAACTGCATTCGCATGGGTTTGGCTTCTTCAATCACTGAAAGCTGGGCGAAGACGTCAGCCGCAAGGCGACGATCCGTTGTTCGGACATAAACAACGCTGTGCTCGGGTATGGAGTTGATGAATTCGTAGATGACCCCATCACTGGTCTCCACCAGGAATCGAACGCCCTTTTTCTGTTGTGATACGTCTATTTGCGCGGGCATAGCTCTGCTTCCTACGGTGTTTATGCGGTAAGGGGCATGGACGTGGGTTCAAGGTGTGAATTTGAGCGTACTCTTCGATGTCTGCTTCGATGTCCTTATCCGTGACGTAACCGGCCACCCAAGCAAGGAGCCGTGTTGCCAGTTCTTCTACGCCGAGATCCATCAGACGCATGATCATCTGGCTGATCTGCTCTTTCGACCTACGTGCCTGAAATTTTCGTCGATGTGGGAGATGCCGCGTCTTCCCTTTCGCCTTTACTTTGGCGATGGCGTTTGCCGCCTTACGCTGTTCTACCGGGCTTTCCAGCTTGAGAATGGCTTCGAGATTCACCGCAGAGAGGAGTCCAGCTGCTGCCTTCTTTTGAATGGACTCCGGCAACTCAAGTAAACGTCGCCGAATATGGATCCACCGTGTAGGACGTTTCAGCTCCCGAGCCGCTTGACGTAACGAGATACCATCCGGGTACAGACTCCGCAGCGCCAAGGCCTCTTCCAGCATGTTCAGGTCTTTGCGCTCCAGATTCTCAGTGAGATTGAGGATGCGCGCCTGGTGCTCAGTCAGATCGTACCGAACGGAAGCGGGAATGGTCTCCCATTTGAGGAAGAGCGTACACGCTCGGAATCGTCGGTGGCCGGCAAGCAGGCGCCATGGATGCGAGCCTTGGTATGGCTGCACGACGACCGGGAACTGTAACCCGCTCTGCTCGATGGAGTCTGCCAGATCCTTCACGGATTGAGCAGTAAATGCTCCGCGGCAATTGAAGCTGGAGTCATAAAGAATGTCTTGAACTGGTAGCTCGTAGACATCGTACTGTTCCAGCCGTTTCATTTGCCGTACATCCACAAGTGATCAAAGTTGTCACATGCCATCTCCGGCGAATCACCGAAAGCAGCAACGCCACTATAGACACATGTCCACTGTTTTCTGTCGTCATCAAAAAAGACCCAGGTATCCAGAAACTGACTTGGTCGACCTAACTGACGTTGCACTCGATTCATGGTTTGGGATTGTTGAATCTGCTCAACAAACCCCTGCTGCTGTTGCTCATATGCAAGCTGAGCCTGGCGACAGATACAAGCAGCAGTTGCCTGTCGTAATTCAGCTTCAGCCTGGTCGGCTTGTACCTTTTTCAGTAAGGCCAGTTGAATCTGTGCTTGAATCTCACGTTCTGCATCGTCCATCGTTATCCTCCAAGCTGTGGCGGCAGGGTTCGAACCTGCGACCTACGGATTAACAATCCGGCGCTCTACCGGCTGAGCTACGCCACAGGGATGAGTCATTCTTCCTGCAACGACTCCAAATAGGCACGAGCACTGCGTGCTTGCGGTCTGTTGGTTGACTCCTCTTCTCCACTTTCTTCCAACATGGGGCCATCCAACAGCTTCTCGGTGGCAGTCTTCTCGCACATGGTCTACTCCAATTCGATCTGGTATCGCTGGGGACCCCTCGCCTCTCGATCCGGGTCCTTCAATTTGACATCCATGCGCCACGAGATTCCGTACTTCGGATTGACGCCATGCAGCCACTGGAACGGTTCGGTGTAGCTGGCAAGACCTTCATAAGCGAACGAGTCTGTTGCCAGCCAAGGGCCGTTCATGATCATCTCGCCGTCCAGCTCGCCGACGCATCCCTTCTGATGAAAGTGACCGACACAGAAGTACTTGATGCGGGGGCCATTCTGGAGCGGTGCAAGAGCTTGAAGACGCTTCTGCCTCCGTTGCAGCCCATACCAGGGAATTCCCAGATTCGAGCGCACATCGTCTCCATGGGAGATAGCGAACCCGACGCCGTTGATGTCGAGATTGACCGAAAAGGAATTCGGGATCAGGAAGCTGACGTTCTCGATATCCTGGCAGTGAAGACGAGCGATTTCAGCAATCAAGTAGTCCCAATTGTCATGGGCTCCATGATAGTCCTTCCTCTTGGACCGGCGTCCATGGTTGCCGGGGACGTAGACCACGTTCACTTGCCCGAAGTGGGCAGCCAGATCCCGATACATCAAGGCATGTAGCTGCCCTGTCGCTAGGCAGTTGCGCATCATCTTGCGGAAGTAGCTCCGAGATGCATGCCCATGAATCTCACCGCTTGTATGGTCCCCGTAACTCAGAACATTGAGTACCGGAAAGAAGAAATTGTTCCCGAGAATCTGCTGAGTCCATTGCAGCGTCGTCTCGATGAGACGCTCGGCACGACAGCATGAAATCGGGAAATCGTAGTGCTCAAGCCCACCACTCTCCTCAAGCGTCACGATTTGATCATGATGACCATCACTCAGATGAAGGCATGCATGCTCCTCGATTCGGCCCTTCCTCATAATGTGATTAGCTGGTGGAAGCGGTCGAACCGGCTTGATTCGATCATCCAGCTCGTCGACCATTGCCGTGAACAAACCTTGTGTCTTGGCATTGGCCACAGCCCGCCGGCGCTCGCGGTTCCGCTCATCACGAAGATGAGCTACTTCAGCCTCCAATGCTTTGACCCGTTCATCGGTGGGGTCATACTCGGCGAGTTTTTTCTGGTATCCTCCCGGCCAAGGAACACTTTTGTGACTGCGCTCACACGCAATATCTGACACCAGAGAGCGGCTCACCCCATACTTGGCCGCGATCTCTCGTTGTTTCATCTGGCCGGCAGCGATATCCGCCTTCAATGCAGCAGCAGTCTCAGTTGATATCATCAGGAGCCTCCCCAGCGTGCATCCACGTCACTTGTGTCTTGCTCTTCGATTTGGCGATTCAAGAGATCCCCTCGCCAAGGGACACGACTGGCCGGCAACAGCACCTTGCGATCAAACGCCCACAGACAATCGTGCTTCTTCGCCCACTCAAAGATTTCGCGTGTTGGGACAATGAACTTGAAACCAGGGGCACGGCTAATGATGTGGAGACCAATAATCCCGCCCGTTTCGGCATCGGCTAATGGGCCACCGGAACAGCCGGGGTACGCATTGATCGAAACCGAATCAGTGAAGAACGGCTTCAACTTGTAACGCACTTTCAAAAGCCGATGCACCCCCGCGATAGTACCAATCGAAAGAAACGGCCCATTCTGTGGTTCATAAGGATAACCGCAATGAATCACCTCTTGCCCGACCCGGATCTGATTGAAAGCTCGATAGAAATGAGCCGTCCCATGGAGACCCCCTTCGACCAGCTCCAGCAATGCACAATCAGCGTCAATCTTCTCATCGCCAGCTCGCAGGACTCTTGCAACTCCAGCGCGACTATTTTGAGTGATAGTGAATTCTGGGAAAGTACCGTCCGGCCGCATGTGTTTGTTGACCACATGCGCCGCTGTCCAAATGAAGGTGACCCCATTACGGGAAAACACCACACCTGACCCGTGACCGCCGCCATAAGACACCATAGCCGTGTTCGCGTAGACCTGCTCGATCACTGGAGTCTCACAGGCAACTCCAACCGGAATGGTCTGCACGCTTAACGAAACAGGATTACATACCGACTCAACCCGCTGCAACATGGTTGGGGCAACCATGCCGATCCCGATCGCACTGATTGCAAACGCAATAGCGAGGGTCCACAAAGCCACCTTCTTCAGAACTTTCATAAGAGCCTCCAATCAAATAGCCTCAACCTCGACTTCCGAATCCGACTTGATGAATGGATCGAAACACACGAGTAATGCCCGGTGAATTGCATCACCCAGCGTCTCGGTGTCGCGGCCACCTTGTAGCACGGTAAACCGCACGCTTCGACCATCGACATGAATGGTTGGATCACGCTCTTGACAATCAGGATGCCACCCGTCACCTTGACGAAGACACCCGATCAGCGCATCCTTCAACTGTTGAGGGCTCCCACGAATCACAGCACGAAGTGAGGGCGATAGATGGATGCTGAATTTCAATCTCATGGTTGTTTCGCCCAGTTGATGTTCTGAACCACCTCACCCATCGTCATCAATTCGAGCTTCCGGTTCTCTCGGATGATCTCCAGCACGCGCTCGTCGGTGGGTAGGTGTATCAAATCGACGATGGTGCAACCGCGATTCTCATCCATGCCGGGACGATGCACTCGTGCTTCCGACTGGATGCGAAATTCCGGCTTGAAACTGTTGGACCAGAAGACTTCCATACGAGCTTCAACAAGAGTGAAGCTCATTCCACCTGATTCTGGGTGAGCAACGAAGGCAACTCGTAGATTGGCTGCCCGATCAGCCCAAAAGTCTAGTGGCTTTGCGTCGGTAAGTCGGCTTCCATCCGGGGCAATCACTTCGAACTGCTTACCGTCACAACGAACCACATGCCATTGCTCCTCACGACAGATCCGTATGACCCGTTCAAGGGAGCCTGTGAAGCCGGCGAAGATCACGATGCGCCCGGTCTCTTCGTTCTCTTCCAACAAATCGCGGAGCGCTCGATCCTTTGGGCAAGGAATCTCACGAGCAACCCGCTTTGTCTTCGGCCGCTCACCGGAGCCGCCACAAACCGGGCAAGGAGCCTTGCGCTTCTCGAGCTTTGCAACCAGCTCCTCATCAAGCATGTCGATCGCTTTGTACACGCGTCCCTCAGGATGAACCCACTCATCCACTTCCCCGCACGCCGCAGGACAGTGATTGCACTTAGTCATCCCATCCGGTTCTTCGCGGTACTGGAACCCATCCGACAACTCACGAAGAAGCGTCATTGCCGTCATGGCATTTGGCGCCGAGTCGGCAATTGCCTTGGCCACACGAAGAACGGACGACGTCGGCTTACAGATCACCTGGCGGTAACGCTTCTCTGGCAAGTCCAAGCAATCCTTCTTGTGTTGAATCAGCACTAAGCCTTTGAGACGTTCATACATGAACGCCACTTCATTCTTTGACGGCTTGAACGGGTGATAGTCATCATCCCCGTCTTCTTCCATGAAACTGTCACGTTGATGGCACGGTGCTGTATCGTATTCTCCGCAGGTGTCACACTTGTGCTCGTCGTCGCGCCAACCGATCCGATTCCAGAAGGTTCCCGAGTCAAAGCTCTTCTGGACCATGAACGCAAGACGCCGCTCCAAGGCCTTTGCGCTGCCTTCACGAAGAAAACCTGGCCAAGCAATCTCACATTGACTCCACCAGTCGGTCGGCTTCTTTGGCGACGGGGTGCCTGACATTTCGATGACGTACCCATCGAAGCCATAAGCCCCTCGGATTCGATCAGCCAGTAATTGGGCGGCTTTCGATCGTTGACTTTCCCAGTGCTTCAAACGCGAGGATTCATCAAAGATCACGCCTTGGGGAAGCGGGTTGCCTGGCTGCCATTCGTCCATGATCCGAACCAAACGTTCGTAAGTCATGAACTCCACTGTGGCCGCCGTCTCATCGAACTCCCACCTCCTGAATTCACGATCAATGTTTTGAAGGCTCCGTTTAGGACCAACCCAGTACCAGTGATCAGCGACAGACTGTTCGATCACTTCTTGAGCAGACAGGGTCTTACCGAGACCCATCTCCGCACCCCAAATCTGATAATGGTACGTGAGCCCATGATCGGACATCGCTCGCTGATTGAGCATCAAGGGACGCGCATACTCATGCTGAACAAGCGGTCGATCAAACCACTCGTAGACATCCTTGCCCATCAAGTAGCCGAGCTGAAACTGATTCCTAAAGCAGTCGAGGACGGACCATATCTTGCGCGGATTCGTTTCTTCGAAGCCGTGCCAGCGACTACCTCGCATCGCCTTAATTTCGTCCTTCAGGGCGAAGGGGGATTTCAGGAACCAGATTCGACCATCAGCAAACTGGATACGTGCCGGACTCCTCACCAGAGTTCCGCCACGGGTCTCATGGATCAGTTTGACGTCGAGTATCTTTGGATCAGACATGCTTTCCCCATGAGATTTGATGCCACAGGCGTTCGTGCAAAATGAAGAGGACGGTCTTCACCAAGACGCAAGCAACCGAAAGTCCGATACTGACCGCAATGTCTGCAGTGAACAGAAACGTAATCCCGAGCGTGACCCAAACGAAAGCGTCTCCCAACTAATCGCCTTAGCGACAGAACGGCGCACCTTGCTCGGATCTTTCATCGATGATCCTCCAGCAGGAATGTGACCGTGTCCGAGGCCGGTCGACGAACACAATCCGACCAGACGTTCAGATTCACAGCTTCAAAGAGACTGAGCACCTTGTTGAACAGAGTGCGCACATTGAGTTCCATGTCTTGTTGACAGCCAGATAGCACAGCATCACGCCATTGAGCGAGTGTGCCCGTGACCACAGCTATCTGAATGGGGCGTGAAAGCGTATCCGCGATCACAAATGGCATCCCGGCACAACATTCCAAGATGTCTTGCATATCGCGTTCATCAGCCGCAATCAGAACACTGAAAGACACATGCGTTAGTAGGCGGGGTGACAATGCAACGGACGCATGAGGATCCTTCATTGCCGCCAGGCAACTCAGAAAACGTTCAGCCTCATTCAAGCTTCGATGACTCGCATCGGCAGCCGCCGCGGGACTGTAGCCCAACATCTGGTGGCTCAGTCCAATGAACGTGCTGAAATCGATCGCCGGTTGTTGGATAAGAATTGCATCAGTCGGCATGACACTGCCTCAAAAGACAGCGAGCCGATAGCAGCAGAATGGCCGCTACCGGCTCGCACGGGATGAGACCGGACAAGGTGGACCAAACAGAACAGCAGTCCACCCTGCATCACTCAGCCGCGGCTAAGCAACATGCCTGCGTCCAGACATCCGGGTTGCCAGTTCCTAATCAGCCCTGACGACGGTTTGGTCTCCGGGCCTTTCGCCATAATCATCCGGCCACTTCCCCACTGGCAGGCGTGTACCGGGCCCTAGCCTACACCGTAACTCGACTAGGGGCTTCCTCCGCCGATCAACTGAAGGATCATCTGCGTCACCTGGTCCGCATAGACACCACCACTCGCCAGTGCCACTGCGGCCAGCAGGATGACGTAGGTCCACTTGTTCTTCAGAAGCTTCTTCGCAGTTTCCATAGGCTCCTCATCGGGTTAGAGATAGAGTTACCCCTTGGGGTCCCCTTCACCTGAACGGTTGAGGCCGAGGCACACCTACCCCAAGTTCCCTCGGTCAGAATCGACCCTCGGTCAGAATCGATTCGGGTAACATCTTAGTATCTCCGAAACAACGCCCAAACGGTTGGCGCCTTTTCAGCGAGCCCGCCGTTTTCCGGCATCTTTCTCGTCGACTTTCTCGACGGTCGGCTCCTTCGGGTTGATGAAGTCCTGAACCTGCTTGACGATCACAGCAGGCATCGGGAGCTGCTGGAACGGCGTAGAGCACTTGATGACCACCGGAGCATGCCAGGAGAACTTCTTCTTGATATACTTGACCCGCAACGTGACCGGCAGGGGACCATGCGGGTCCACACCATCAAGACCGCGGGCTTCAATGTCGCCCGGCGTCAGCGGGAGGAAGGGGTAAATCTTCTTCGCCTCGCTCCGCGTCGACTTCGTCCCGCAGAAGTACTCCAAGAAGCGACCGGTCGACCGCTCGATAACCAGGAAGCTCGGACCATACATGCAGCCGCTGTCCTTCCCTTGAGCGGCAGCCATGATCCGCTTGAACTCATCGGACTCCATATCGTAGGCCGCGATCACAGCATCCCGGTCATTCATGTCCAAAGCCTTCGGCCGGCGTGCCAACGGCAGGACGTCAATTGACTCACCCAGATCGGTGATGTCTTCAGCAGACTCAGGAATCCCCCAATGACCAGGTGCAATCAACTGCTGATCCACAGCAGAGCCCTTCGAATAGAGCTGCAACCGTGCCAAGAAATCGCCGCCCTTGGCCAGATCGGCAAAGGCATCGTCCGAACCAAGCTGTGTCGAAGGAAGTTGTGACAGATCGACCGGGACCAATTCGTTACTCATGTGTTGTGAACCTCATTTGAAATCAGACAGAAGAAACAGGACAGAGCACTCTCAGACAGACATCACTTCATTCACACACCTCCTCTTTGCGACCAGCGTTTACGGGCTCTCCCTCGAACGGCTTCCTCTTGCTCTCTCACGCTGTTTTCATCAAGATGCATTGCCCACTTCAACGCCGCCATCCAACCGTCTAACGGTGTCTGGCAGCCTTCCGCCGAAAGAATCAGCGGTCCTTCGCATGGGCGTTGAACTTCAGCTTCAACCGCTTTCACCGGACGCAAATACGCTTGTGGCTGAAATTCCTCAGTGAAGATTGCATCCAACCGTCCCTGTCGCACCGCTTCGCGATATTGCTTAATGAACGCTGCGACTAATGCCTTGAAGTCCTTTGACGGCATTGTCTTGGCACGTTGGACATAATCCCCTCGGAAACGGGTTGGCAGCTTGCTCAGCATGTAACCATTGCTCAAGCAAATCTCACCACGGTCAATCGCCTTCTGAGTCCGCGGATCAAGTTTCAGTAACCCCAATTGATGCTGGATCCACTGCGGGCTCTTGCTGACCATCACCGCCAGTTCTGCCAAGGTCATATCCGACTTGGTTTTCTGGATGCGCTGCAGTTGTTTGGCAAACTCGCAAGGCTTCGTATCCGGCCGAATAGCGTTTGCCTGAATCTGTAGCGCAAGCACATCATCATCACTGATGCCGTGCTTGATGATGGTCGGGATACTTGGCAATCCCAATTCCTTGGCGCACGTCCAGCGCCACATGCCATCAATGACTTCGTACGATTCAAGCCGCCGGGGGCTCGGGCGAGCAGCAATTGAATTGAGGAATCCTTTGGCCTCAATCGAGTCGCGCATCTCCAGATACACGACGGAATCTCGAAGAACCGGCCTCAGAAGAACCCAGGGTTCAGTGAGTTGGTCGATAGGTAGATCGCGAAATTGATCATCCATCTCACCGCCGGAGAAGAGATTTGCCTGCTCGATACACACATACTATAGGCGAATCGGTAGATTTTACGCCAAACAACGGGGATTTCTTTTAGGGCCTATTCAACAGGGACGCGCTGCTCACAGGAGTCGCACTTCTCGCTTGTAACCATCTTCTGTGACCTCATACAGAAGGCGATCACATCGATGCATTGGCAGCTCTCATGGAGAACGGTTGAATGCATCCGCAACGCGCATGGTGTCCAGACCGGGCGGAAGAGCCATGAGTTCTCGCCATCCAGCACGTATCCATCAATCGGCCGGGGTGGCTCCCAGTCATCTGGTCCCCTCTGGTATTCAATCGAACCATCATCGTGAAAGGTTACGCGCCCATACCCTGGAGGCAAGGTGAACCGCATCATGGCGAGATGGTTCTCGTGGCTCCCGCCGGAGTAAACGACCCAGCCAGGACCGTTTGGCCTGGGGCCTGATTCTGCCGTGGGTTGAGATATCGTGGCAGGATGCTGTAGGCAGTCTTTGCATGTCATGAGTCAATCTCCCGGCAGCTCTGACAGCGTTGACCTTGAATCTCGCCATGTTGCTTACACTGATAAGTAATCTGAGCTGCGCCGCAGGCTGAGTAAGTGATGTTGCGTATTCGTTGATCACAGACAGGGAGAATGGGGATGAAGACCCATGCATCCGGGCTTTGCAGATTCTGAGATTTGCGTTGGTATCCATCAGGTACCGGCGGCGGTTCCCAACCTCGCTTTGGAAAAGCAATGACTCCATCATCAAGGAGGCGGGGTCGAGCGTGAGTTGTTGGTGGGTTCACAGTTCGCATCTCTACGGTCGTGGAGCCATCACGCACAGAACATTGAGCGCACGTCTCTGGCTCGACTCGTTTCTTGTAGGAAGCCGCCCGCTCATTGTGGCAAATGAAGATAATCGTGTGTCCACCTTTGCGGGCCTCCAGCCGTCGTGCGCAAGGAAGAATCTCGATCTCATTCATTTGGCGTACAACAGTCAGCAAAAGTTGTACTGATTCGGATGATCCAATCACATGATCCCCAATCGGCAATCCTTGCTTCTGCCCTGGCAATGGCTGCTTCGCAGTAGTTGTCGCATGAAGAGCAGTGGACATGGGCTCCCCAGTAGGGATAAAACATATCGTCGCCCGTGTAGATGATGGTTCCTTCACAGGAAATCAGACCGCTGGCCTTGACATAGGAATTGGGCGAGTAGTTTTCGACAGGCAATCGAACCAGACTCCACCGACGATCCTCGACACCGGGTTTCCCGATTTCCATTCCGTGGATCATGTCGGCCAGGGGGATTGGATCCGGGCTTTGACGTCCGAAGCAATTGGAGTAGACAATAGCTGGGTAGCTGGCCAATTCGATCTCGACCCCATCTTCCTCATGGAGGAACTCCTCGTCGCAACAGTTGCACCAGGCCTCCGACATGGCCGCTTCGATCTGATCGATGGGGCCGGGCGCCCAGAGCCTCAGTTCTTCACTGAAGCTGATGTCGGGGCAGGTCTCGATCAGTTTGTCGCGCACGGCTTGGATATCATCGACTGACCATCGATGTGGATCGGACACCTCGTCGAGAGGGTCAATGGGGTCACAGCCATCATCAGGATTCTGGAGGATGTCATTGACATCCCGGATCAGCTGATTCCAGTCGTCGATAGAGAACGGACGATTGAGGTCGTAGTATGCCATGATTACAGGTCGTACTTGATCAAGGCACGATACACCTCCGCTTCAGCCATGGCGTCGTGGAGCGCGTCGTGCGGTTTGTCGTTGGTGATCCCGAGCTTCTTGCAGAGCGCCCCCAAGCCGACTCGCGGGAAGGGGATCTTCTCGCTGGCGAAGAGTGCCCTGTCGTTGAGCGCAAGGGCATATCGCATGCCGTCTCTTGCATGCCCGTGGAAGAGATGCTCGAAGAGATCGTCGCCCAACCAGGCCCGGCCGAAAGACCGTTCGAATTCCCAGTTGTGGGCGAGCGGCATGAGCTTCTTTGCTTGGGGCAGATCGATCTGCTCAAACCATTCGATGAGGAGATCCGAGACCCGCATGGCGGAGGGAGCATTGAGCATCAAGTCTTCGAGGTTGAGCCCATGCACCTGTTGAGCACCATGGGCGGCTCGCTCAGGATGCTCGGGCGCCACGTTATGGTAGAAGACAGGCAGCTCTGGGTGCGGCCTCAAGTCGGAATTCAGCGGGACGAGGGCCACTTGGATGATCTCGTGCCAACCAGCACGGAGGCCAGTTGTCTCAAAATCGATGGAGACCAGGAGGTGACCATTGAGATGCATCATGCCGGGATGGGTTTTCATGCGGCATTCTCCGTAGAGGTGAGGCCGGCTTGAGCAAAGATACGCTGGATGGCTGCTTTGTCAGGTAGCTCCTGAACTGCTAGAGCGGCTTGAATTTCGACCGGCTCACGCTGCAGGAGATGCAAACCTTGACCTTGCACAATATGCTGAGCGTACTGATCAGCCCATTGCTTGAGATTCTCGATCCCGTCAACCCCTTCGGGTCGATCGCCGATCACGTTATCCCAGCTGGTGCAATGGATGAGCGCCAAGTCGGCGACAGTCATCTTAGGCCCATAGCCATTGCGCACAATCTTGATCAGGTGGCCACCGACCTGGTGAATGGCTTCCATCTCGTTGGGAAAGCGCACATCAGAAATCACCATGACATCAAGATCAAAGTCTGTCTTCAGCAGGTAGTCCACCCAGGTCCCACTGTAGACTTGGTTGCGCACCGCTTTCGTGCCGAAATCGACCCACACTTCAACGGGTGTCTTACCAAGGACTGGCAGCACAACATCACGTTCGTGCTCATGGGCAGGATCATTGTAGTAGGCCTCATTTCCTAGCCCAGCCCAACCATAGAGTTCATGTGTGATCTCTTTGAGCTTCGTAGCAAAGCTCTTTCGTGCAACCCTGAGTTCAGGGTTAAATCGGTAGAGACTTTGCAGAAGCGCATTGGCGAAGGTGTCCTTGCCAGTCCGCGAATAGTGGCCTAGTCCAATGATGATGGGTTGACTCATGCAGTGTGCCTTTCAAAGGTCAAAGGTGTCGTAACATCAGGGCACAAGATCAGGGCTCTTCTTGGCGTAGTCTCCCGTCGATGCAGATATAGGGTATGGCCCTTTTCGAGACAGTGACCGGTTCCAAAGAGATGTTGCCAATGAACTTCTTATTGTCGGTACCTGCCCCTGACGGTAAATCAGAAGGCAGTTCTCGGGAGACTTTGATCTTACTCCACCGACTCTTCTCGTCATTATCGAGCCACCTATGAAAGCGTTCGAAGAATTCGGTGAAAAGGACCTTATGCCCCGGTGCCAAATGACACTCGTCACGAAGGAATATCTCAAGAGCTGACCGACTCAAATCTTCCGATCGTTTCTTCTTGTGTGTATCCACCACGGGTAACCGTAATCGACCGTGAACTTGCGGCAACTCCATGTTCATGAGGGTGTACATGAAGTGAGGCGCCTCCTCCTCAAGACGTGCTGTTAGGATTGACTTCGGAATATCTTCGATGAGGTCAGGTACCTCAACGACAGTGATTCGTGTATCCCCTGGGAATATGGGGCAGGCACCTTGCTCATTTGCACACATGATGAAGTGCAAACTGTTAGGTTGCTTGTAGGCATCCGTTCGCATGCGCCGGATCCAAATATCGCGGCTTGTTACCCAATCCTTGATGCGGTTGTATGCTTGCGGGTCCTGAGAAATTGTCTTCTCTTCAATGACGGCGAGGACACCGTTAGCCAATTCGCCATTGAAGTCATTGTTGTTTGTGAGGGCTCGATCAGCGCGAACAACACCCCCAGTCACCAGGAGACTGATTGCCTCGTGCAGGATCGATTTCCCGCAATTCTGAGAGCCGAAGAGAAAAAGGAAAGGCAATGGTTCGAATGGATCACGTAGGCAGCATGCAATCCAGGCTAAACCATACTGTGCGCCAGTACGGATGTTCGCCTTTTGTGCCCATTCCAGATCCTTCAGCGCGTTCGTCAAGTCACAGAAGCAATGCTGGAGGATACGATCCCAATGCGGATGCTTTACGTTTGCTTCGTCCAACTGTTGTGGCGGTTTATGGCGAAACTGCGGACTGTTGAAATTCCATCGCCGGCCACCAGGTTCTTCAGATTGAAAAGGCATGCTGACAAGTTCCCACGGTTTACCGACGCAATCGCCGAGGATCATTTCTGCTTCGGTTTTCGGGTGCCCACACTGTTGCAACCAGTTCTTACATTCGGTAAGCCCGCACCGAGTCCATGGCCCCTTGCTCGAACGAATGAACCATCCAGCCAAGTCTCCTGTCGTAGTGACCAAACGACGGAGATCATTGTCATATTCAGCGGCTCCCTGCGTATCTTCTGTCGCATCCGTGCGAATGCTAAAAACCTTTTCCCACCAACCACCGCGGATTTCCGCCCAACCAGAATCTGGTTTTGCGTCACTATCCTCACGCTTAATACGCATGACTAACCGACCATCCTTTTGAGTTCGGACAGTGGTTTGGCGTTCAAGGAATTTGCCATCGAGGTCGATCTTTTCGCCAAGCGCTTCGGCGACCTTGAGTGCGGGTTCAGCACCTTCGAACTGAAAGCCTTTATTGTCGGCCAATTCTGCGCCGCCCATGACGCGGGCAGCCATCTTTAGGTCCGGGTCATGGTTGAAGTAGCATGTCGTCCATCCTTCGCCGTCCTGCTCCCATGTTTCTGCTTCCGAGATGCCAGGACTGAAGCGGTAAACTTTCCAAGCTCCATCTGGCAAGGGGAACATGAAACAGTTTGGTGTTGCTGGATCTGAACCGGGTGAGTTGGTTTTGAAGAAGCCGCGAAGGGCCAACGCATCACGAGATTCATCCATCAACCTCTGCAGGGCGACGGTATGCGTTTGGACCAGGTGATGGTCTGAGACCCAGACCGTAGAGAAACCGCTACCGGCCAGCTCGTCGATGATCGCCTTGTGGGTAGCATCAAGTGGGACGTTGAGGCGCGCAGCCGCAAGGATGTCGAAAGGATCCTGGGCCTCGTCGCCGAGCCCGGGAAGTCGGACTTTATGGCGGCGACGAGTAACGACCTCGATGTGATCCTTCCAGTTGGCGGGAAGAAGCTCCGCAGTGAGAATCTGCTCCGCTGGCTTGAGAAGCTCCAACCCGCGATTGTCCAGGGTCATCTTGCGGTGCCAGATCCACATGACCCCACCGCAGCAATCGATCTGGGAGGCGAAGTCGAACCCCGTCTCTGAAGACATCATTCCCAGAATGCATCGCGCCAGGGCGGCATGCTCGGTGTGATTGGCGGTCGGAATGGCATCGAGATGCACGTAGAGGTGGATTCCCTTCCCACCAGTCGACCGGCGCACCTCAACGTAGGGGCGCCCCTCTGCAGCTCGGCGGACTTCCTTGAGCTTCTCTTCGTCAATTCCGACACCAACGGCATGAGTGGTAAGAGCGTCAAAATCGAACCCAAGCCACCGACTGCACTGATTCTTCCAATCCCACCCTGTGGTCCCAATCCCCTCCGCGTGCTTCTCAAGGGGCCAGGAGAGCTTGTAGTCCTTGAATTCAGGTTTATCCCAGGCCTTCTTGGGGATGCGTAGATTCCACCACTGCTGAACCCCATCGGTCCAGGTAGCTCGCTTCCCAGCCACAGGTTCACCATCTCCAGCCGCCACATTGACTTGGGTCTCCAGTGCGGTCCCGTAAGCCAGGTACCGGTCCAGCAAGTCTTGCCCCGGGTGCTGCTCGCGGTGGGCGGCAAGGAAATCGACAATGGCAGCCGTCACAAGCTTCTTGGCCATAGGTACTCCTCAGGGAATGCCAGACGCAGAAAGCGTCAGAAGAGGCATGGTCGATACGTCCATACTATAGGCAAGCTGGCAGGTTTTACGCCGTTCTTTTGGATTTATGAACAAAACACCCGACCCGGCCCTTGAGGACGGATCGGGTGTTCTCGTTTACGAACCCTTCAAGAACGCAGTTCCTGCCCCCATCTTCCCGCCGTCGCCATCGTAGCGGAAGTCGAACTCCTTCCCGTCAGGCTGCTCCGAATTGCCGAACTGGGCATTGTCTCCATCCACCACAAGTTTCTTCGCCTGGTTCACCTTCTTGAAGAAACTAGCCAGTGGCGCACTGGCATCATTGTTCTGGGAATCCACGACCATGGTGTCATGTAAATCGATCGTGAACGGCTTTCCAGCGGGCAATCCCAGCAACTCCGGCGGCTCGAGCGGATCAACATAGTTGAGCGTCAAGTCCGGGTCAGGCGCCTCAGCGACCACCAGCTCCGCGTAGGTCGACGTGAGAATGACGTTCTGAGGCGTGAAGTCCAAGTCGCTTGGTGAACGATCGCCCCAGTCGGCGTGGCCTTTGAACAAGACATTCGGCCCGCCGACCCAGACGACGCCACTGCCCCAATCCGACAAGTCCGTGAACCCGATTGGCAGCTGACCTGTGGCATTCTGGCCGATACCGTCGCCCCCTGCCAACCCTGCTTCCTGCTCCTCCGTTGTCGGAAACTCCCAATCCGCGCTCACCTGGCTCGGCCAGAAGAACTTATACGCCTCCATGGTCCCCGCCTTCACTGGTGTCCGCACGATGAAGTCGATCGTCTGATTCGCCGAATTGTAGTTTGCCTGCTCGACGATGGTCTTGACCGAACTGGTCGCCACGTACGCCTGGGACCCGAAATCCAGAGTCACCGTGTCGAACGTCTCAAGATTCAGCTTCTGGAGGAACGTCGTGAAGCGAACCTTCTTCCACGTATTGCTCAATCGAATCAGCCAGAATGTCGCGACCTTCAACACGATGTCCGGCTGATTGAAGCAATAGAAGTCAAACTCGCGCTGTTGAGTCCCGTACTTTTTCACGTTGTGGCGCAAGATGAGCTTGTTCGGGTCCTCCGCCCAACTGATCCTCCAACTGACCACCATCTTGGTCACCAAGTCTTCCGTAGGCGTCAGCTCCACGGCCACCCCGGCCTCCGCATCAACGTCGCTGACCGTGATCGTGCTGTCGCTAGCCGGCTCTTCGGGAAGATACTTTATGTGGAAGACGCCGTTAGAAATCCACAACGCACATCGCGCCTGGAACGCGATTTCCTGCAGCACCTCGAGAGTGTTCTTCCTGTTGAGAATCGGAAAGTTCATCGGGAACGAAGTCAGCTTCGACTTGACTGCATTGAAGGTCGTGGTGTCAAAGCTGAGATCCGTGTAGTTGTTGATGATGTGCTCAAGGATATCGACCGTGTTTGGGCCGACGTCCGACTCGAACGTCACGTAGAGATCATCACTCCAGCCCTGGCCCTCAATCGCACTCAACGGGCGGCTGAGAACAACCTGAACAGCCGTAATCGGGCCATAGTTCTTGGTCTCCACACGCCACAAGTCAGTCGGTACGTTGACAAGACGCCGCTCGCCACCTTCAAACGTCTTGTAAGCCTTCACTGCCAGCACGGTCCCCGGGATAATAGAGACCACATACGTGATCTCTTCATCACCGTAGATCGTCACCCGGGCGCCGGCATCAATCCACAACTGCTCAGCAACGTGATCCTGGTTGGGGCGAGATTTATCCACCTCCGTAGGAATGATGTAGCCGTGATTCCGACACCGGCAACTGTTCTCTTGTGCAGAATAACCACAAGGTACTTCAATTGAGAAATCAAAGCTCTGCAATTGGGGCACACTTGCACATTGCTGCAGCAGCGCTGCATTATATCGATCTTCCGCCTTCTGCTCCTTCTGTAAATGACGAATTGAGGTGACAGTGAATTGATCTCCATTAAAAGCACCATACACAATCGCCCCGCCAATCTGCAGACTCAACTGCTTCTGTTGGGGAAAATCTTCACCACCCAAAATTCGTACAGGGTTGCACCCGGTTTCAGAGGCTCGATCTAACGTTGCCTGACGCTGCTCTGTACCACACTGAATTTGACTATTCTTTTGAGCCTGAGACCGAGTAATATTCTCCTGGATCTGATTGATCCGATCCTGACATTCCTGTGCCTGTGCATAATACTGAGCCGCCAGTTCAGGGTCATGCAAAGCATGAGTCGCTGCGTTGCTAAATGCACTCGCCGCACATCGCAAAGTGTTCATCTGCCAAGATTGCATCGCGAGATTCACACCCCATGATGCATCGTTCCCACCAAGGGGCATCTGTGTGTGATAGTCCGCACCGATAACGGTTCCGATCGAACAGAGCGTTGTTCCCGTGACGGCTTTGTTGAACTGTAGGGCGGGTACATCCTGCACCTTCCCGAAGACCATCGGCCATGCCTTCCCGATGAGATCCTTAGGAATCCACGGAAAATCGCCCTCTTCTGCCGAGAAACCAATCTCCTTGTCCTCTATTTGGGAGATGATCGTGAAGGAGACGGATCGGTCGCGCTCGTTCCAAGTGATGGGGGAGCTGATCTTACCTGAGAAGAGCATGAAGCGGTCGGTAAGGTCCAACCCTTCAAACCACTGATATACACGCGCGGTGCGTTTGTGAATGTCGTGCGAATCGAGGATCGCTTTGATGCTTCCATTTGTGTCATCCAAGGTGATTGTGATTTCCTGTGCGCCATCGCCATCCGTTACATTGATCACATTGTCCAGGTTGCCAACCTCAAGGATTGCGCCCGGAATGGTGCCAATGGTTCGATCAGCATAGAGACTTGACGGCGCACCCTCAACCCAGTCAACCTCGAGGATGACCACCGGCTCGGTGCCGAGCTTCGTGGCAATCTTCGTGAGGGCTGATGCCGAAAGACTCCTCATGATACCTCTTCTCCCTCAAACTGAATGGTAATTGTCTGAGACTCGCCGCGTGGCATCGGAGAAATTGCGGGAGCCGCTCGGTGGGGAGTGTCAAACTCGAAAGGGTTGTTGATGAAGTTCCCCACCCACACCCGGCCCGTATGATCCTTCACGAAAATCTTTGAAGCGAAGTAGGAAAGAAGAAACTCCCGCAGTTCCAAAGCCTTATTCCGCGTCAAACGGAACGTCCATTGTAGCCCGCGCCGCCCCTTTGTCTTGATATAGGTGTAAAGCGTTCCATCCATGGTTCGCCGGACACTCATATCAGTCAACAAGTTCTCTCCGTCCCCGAACAGGGGATTGGGGAGAACCGTCGTGGTCTGTAGAGAAGGATGTGGCGCCTGCAAAGTGAACATCACACAATCCCCAACTGAGTCCTCACGTCGTCCAACTGTGCCGGCAAGAGTGCCCTCTCATCTTCCAGCAACGCCCGTTCAGCCTCCAGTGCAGCCTTCTGGGCTTCCAAAACGGGTACCTCCTCAGGATCCGCCACATCAATCTGCCCCTCCAGTCGGGCAATCTCACGGTTCAAACGACGAATCTCCCTCGTCAACTCTTCAATCCGCGTGACCAGGAGATGCTCATGTAGCATCAAAGCAGATGCTCGAACCATCTGTCGAACGGCAGTGTCCAGCAAGGGGACCCGCTGCATCTCTGCCCCCAATTGCTGAATCACACAGCCAGTCGCAGGCTGATCCGCCGTCAGCACCTCACCGGATGCATGATCGTAGTTGTTGGCGCCAATAGCCATGTGCGCACCGTTACCAGGGAGATAACGAAGACGAATCCCGCTGACAAAAAGATCGCCAAAGGTCTTTTCATTCCTGGCAGGCACTGTCACGGGAGACGGTGAAGGAATCTGTGGCCAAGCCATGTCTTACCCATTCACTTGAGTTAGTTCGATTCGTGCCACCCAACGGATGGTCGTCGAGGCCACGCCGGTGACCGCGATCTTCAAAGAGTCATTGGTATCATCGGCGGACACCGTGCAGGAACCAAATGGCGTGCCGCTAGGTCCCCACGAGTTAGATGAGCTGTTCACTAGGGTCGTAGTTGAGCCTGTCCGTTCAATCACCCCCTTAGTCTCATACGCACAACTGCGCTGCGATCCATTTGTCTCGCGTGCGACGACATTGATGGTGAAGAACCAAGTATCACCATCGTTCAGCGTCATCCGCGCAGAACTTCCGTTCAGGAATAGCTCCGTGCTCGTTGCAGCATCAGTAGTGCTATTACGGGCAACCAGCACAGAAGTCTGAGCATCACCCATAGCGGCAAAACGACCAGACGCATGAGCTACTTGGCCATACAAGCCGGCCTTCCCATAGTAGCCACCAGGCACCGTGGCAACATCAGCAGTGACTTCATTCCCGTACCCGCCGCCGATAAAAACGTAATCAGCACTTGCTGTATGTTGGTACCCGCCGCCTATACAGACATAGCCTGCACCTGAAGAGACTGTGTGATCATAGCCTCCAGCAATCACACTATGGGTTCCAGCAATGCTGTGACCTTGACCGCTGCCAATGAATCCATAATCAGCAGAAACAACATTCTGATAGCCCGACCCTATAAAGCAACGATCTGCGGATATGTCATTGTCGTATCCTGTACCAATGGCACTCTCATCACCAGAGATTTCATTGTAACTGCCGCACAGAACCCCAGAGTAATTACCCTTTGATGCGGAATTCAGAATCTTGTTATACCGACCAGCGCCTACAAAAGCATAGAGGCAGTTCGTCGATTGAATCTCGTTGTTCCGACCACCACCAATCACACCCGCGTATCCAGCAACTATATTATTTCTCCCAGCACCAATGAAGGTATAATAAGCGGATACGGTGTTGAGATAGCCTGCAGCAATGCCAGCAGATTGAACGCTGCTGGAAACAGTATTCGTGTTGCCGGCTCCAATGAACGAGTAAGACCCGCTAATGGTATTGGTTGTGCCCGCCACAATTCCCGACAAGCCGGCATTTATTGTGTTGTCACCACCTGCAAGAATACCTGCATAATCGGAAGCATTCAATTCATTCCGTAGCCCAGCAACCACAGCCGAGTAATCACAATCCGAATCGATGTCTCCTTGGTAGCCGGTGACTATGCCGCATTCATAGCCGGCATTCACATTTTCTTCACCAGCAATGATCGCACCACGTCCCCCGGATTGAACATTACTTACCCCTGTGATAATAACTGCAAAGCTCCCACTAGCAGTATTGTTGTACCCTCCAATTATGACAGAACAAGTTCCGCTAGCACATTGTGCATCCGTAGTACGAGATCGTTGAATATCACACGCCTTGTTCCCGTATGCCGTAGTCCCCTCGTCAAGGACAAAGATCGCACCTTCACCGTTGGGTGCAATTTGAATATTGCCGTCTGTTACAGACGTCGTGATCTTCTTCCCATTGACATCCAGGTTACCACCCAGCTTAATTGTGCCGCCGGCATCCAGAAAAATGTTGCCAGTTGCATCAACAACGGCATCCGTTCCATCAGAGAAGAGATCCATGTCACCCTGAGTCGCGCCTAAGCAAATCTTTTGATTGTCAGCAGCGACGGTGATTGAACCCGTGGTAGAGAAGTTATCCGCAGCATTGGTCCAGTCAATGTGCTCATTTGCAACAAAATCACTGAACCCATCATGAAAGGCACCGCCAGCCATTGCAGCACCGGCAGCGGCAACATTCGTAGCATCGGTCACATCAGCTCCAGCCTCAATGCCGTCAAGCTTCGCGCCATCAACAGACAAGTCCCTGCCGTCAATCAGGATGCCGACGTCAACAGTCAAATTCCCTGACAGGTTTCGAGAACCATCAGCGCGAAGATACTGCGTGTGGTCATCGTCTCCGAGACCAGTCAGCCCGCCGTGATCAACAATGGACGGATCAAGAGCATCTCCCGACTGCAGCTGCTCGATCTGCCCGGCATTCATCACAAGAGGTTTTCGTTCAGCCATGGGAATCCTCTTAGAGTCGAACAGGTAGTTCGATTTCAATATCCAAGGTCTCGGCATCCAACGCGCGGCCAACCCGAACGACATACTGGCCGACAGTAGTCGGGGCGGTTGCCGTCAAGAGGCCGGCTGTGGTCGAACTGAGAAAGTAGGTGATGCCGGGTGTTAGAGCAGTGGTGCCGATAACCTCAGTCCAATCCGACCGCGTGACCTTACCCTCAGTGATGTATTTCACAGTCGATGCCGCTGCAGCATCCGACAAAGCCACACCGGCAACCTGTACGGAACTCGCCCCGTTTGCCTGGGCCAGGTCCGCGTGACCATTGCTCTTGATGTAGAGAGCGTGGCCGATCTTGATTTGTGAATCTGCAACCGCCTCGCTGTAGTCAGCCTCGGAAGTCACAGGAGGCTCCGCCTCAACAGGAACATAGTAGCCATCCACCTGCTCCGAGCGAGTTGCCGAGTAACGGTACGTTGGAGGCACGACCTGCGGATTCCAGGTGGGGTCCAGCTCACCCTGGAATTCAAAGCTCGCCGAGTAGGAATCAAAGCGATCCTCGATGATCGGCTCGGCCGGCGACGTGATCACGCCTTTCCAATAGCGGTGCTCCCAGTCGATCAGGCCGACCTCTTGCCCGGGATGGGCCTCCATGAAATCCAACAACGCCTGAGCCTCCACACGGAACAGGCCGGAGAATTGCAGTACGAGCGTTTGAACCTTCGGCCAAATGGGATCCGCGAAGACAATCAGCGTCCCACCGCGCGTTTCCCGCTGAATTCGATTGAAGGCCAAACGATCCTTGTTCCCCAAATTGGGCGCCCGAAGTGAGACGCTATCAGTCACCGTGCCAGTAGCCGGGTACACCAGCTGAAAGTCCACCTGGATACCCGACATCGGCCCCTGCAGCTCCGTTGGGGGCGGGGTCGGGGCATCAGGATCCGTGTTCTCACCAACGAACGGCGTGTACTGATACAGCGATGAGCCGGAAACGATGACAAAGGCTGCAGCTTGCGACAGATTCAAGGTCGAACCGAGCGCGGGTCCCCGCTCAATGACAACAGTAGCCGCTTGTGTCAGAGTTAAGTCGCTGCCAAAGTACTCACCAGTCTTAACCGAATCAGACAACGAGAGCGACGAACTCGCACTCTCCACCTGATGGAGTGCTTGGCTCAGCGACAAGGTATTCGAAGCAGAGTGCGAAGACGCAGACGCTTTGATCAGAATGACGGAGACCGCCTGACCGAGGGATAGGGTCTGATCATCCGTGGGCGGGCTGAAATCCCCTTCCAGGTCAACACTCTGCGTCAGACCGGTCTCAACCTCAATCAGCGAATTGGTCGCCGTATCATACCATATTTCCGTCTCCACCAACGGCGACGTCGCACTGACATAGATCGGCCCGGCAACATGGACGCTCTGCGCCAACGCCAGTTCAGTGGTAGCCGTACCGGTCAAGAAGTTACTCTTGACCGATTGGGCCAGGGCGAGTTGTGTGGTAACAGCAAGCGGCAGAGGGGCCGCATGAACGTCTTGACTCAGCGAAAGGATATTACTGACGGAAAGCGGAACAGCCCCTAACTTGACAGACTGAGTCAAAGCCAAAGTGCTCGTTACCAGCTTGCCGTGCGTTACCACGACCGCCTGACTAAGAGACAATGCGCTCGTCAGGTAACGGTACTTGATGATGTTGTCAGCAATCTGCTCCAGATCGAGCGTATTGCTGGCAGACAGGTTTCTGTCCCCACTGGGGACCACTTCTTGTGCCAGGTAAATGTCTGAAGACGCTGAGACTTCAAACACTTCCGGCTCGCGCACTGAACTGGTCAGCTCAAGCGTATTGGTCACAAAGAGCGGTTTCGGCCCAACATAACTCAGGTCTTGACTCAGTGACAACTGGCTATGCATGTAGAAAGTAGGAACGAAATCCGCAGCATCACTGAGAGACAGCGTGCTAGTGACACTTTCGGTATGGAGATTCTTCGCTGCCGATTGGGTCAATGAGAGCGTCGACTCCACGCTCCTCTCGATAATTGGATACGGACGAAGAATCTCCACCGCTTGCCGCGTAACACGCAGCTCACTAGATACTGGGTGCAGCACTTCGACAGCCTGCCGAGTGACGCGAAGCTCGCTGTCTACCTCGTGCAGTGCTTCGACTGCTTGTCGCGTAACACGAAGTGCCATCAATTCTCTCCCACCTACCCGGCCTACCCGACCTACCCGGCCTACCCGACCTTCACGCCAAACTGTGCCGCATTGATGCCAGCCGCCGTCCACGCAGAGCTGGTATCAGGATCCTGTTCCATAATCCGCCCTTGACCAACAAAGGACGTACTACCAATCGAGACACCAGCATCCTCATCAACTGTCGTATTCGACTTGCAGGAAGTGATCAATGTCTTGCTCTGAGCATCCGTCACCCGAGCGATGGTGTTGATTTGGATTCCTTTGATGCCAGTGATTCCGGTGTCAATGTTCTCATAGTCATAGAGATCACGGTCACCAGAAGTGCCGGATTCCACGTACGTGGTGTCACCATCCGGCGGCTCTTCATCAACCAGGGCATAATGATCGGTTCCCGTCGAGCATGTGAAATCCTTTTCACCAGTCACATCACCATTCGGAACAATGCCGGTGACCTTCATGTCGCCAAGGAAGTCGTTGTTCGTGCTCCCAGTGCTGTCACAAACGTAGATGTCATCCCATGTAGTCAAGGCATACTGATCCCCATAGAAAATGAGCCTGTCTGCTGACGCATTCGACGACGCTTGTGTGTCAACACTTGATCCACTCATCACCGCTGTTCCATTGAAGCGAACTACATAGGAACCGGTCGTATTGTGGATGGTAACCTTAACTTCGACGTAAACCCACTGATTTGTAGATAAGCCATAGGTATCAAGGACCGTTGTGTTACGTTTAAGACGCAGAGTAGCGCCTTCACGATCTAACACAATCTGATTTGTTGGGCCGGCCGAATCGATAATCTGCAGCCAGTTACCACCGTTTGAATAGGAAGAGGGGAGCTTGACGGCAAAACCAATAATCCAGGTTGCTTGAGAATCCAAATCAACCCGAATACTGTGGTGATAAGCCCCACCGCCCCATTCAATCCCTAGACCAGAACCACGACCAGCAACAATCTCACCATCATCACCACCTGCTGTGGTATTGGCTTCATCGTATTTCTGTTGTAGCGCGGTCTCGAGCGTGGACCCCGTAGTCCCCGAGGCACCAAACGTCTCGAAACCCTCAATCCAGCGAAGTGCCATAGGAACCTCCTCATAGTACCTAGTTAACTCGCAATCCAAACACCCGGCGAACCAGTTGATTGGCAGTTGATGGATAGACTCTCTCAAGATAAGTCAATACATCCCGGTATCGATTGAATCCAGAAAGAATCGGATCAATCGTACTCACAAGCCTCAAGATCAAATAGACAATGCCGGCATCACCTTGAGAATCGGCATTCAAACCCAATTCAGAGATGATCAATTCAGCATAGTTCTCTTGAATACTCGCCGTTGATGATTGAAACAACGTGAACGTTGACTCAACACTCTCCTCAACCACTGGATACAACGGACAAAGGATCTCTACGGCTTGGCGAGTGACGCGCAGTGTGCTAGACACCGGATGCAACACTTCGACAGCCTGCCGTGTGACGCAAAGCTCACTAGCCACTGCATACTCATGCAGTACTTCGACAACTTGCCGAGTGACGCGAAGCTCGCTGTCAACTTCGTGCAGTGCTTCGACTGTTTGCCGTGTAACGCGAAGTGCCATAGGAAATCAAAAGATGGCCGAGCCGGGCCGCAGCCCGAGCCCGGCCACCACGAGGGAGAGAATCAAAACGGCGTCCGCGATTACGCGCTCACCGTGTACGTGATCTTCAGCTGATCGCTGACCGCCACCGTGACCGTCGAGGCAAAGAGAGCCGTTGCCCAGAGGCAGTGAGCTGTGCCGGCAGTATGGTCGCCTTTGGTAGCCGCATTGGTACCAGCACACAGAAACACGCCGCGCACCGCACCGGCCGAAGAAATGGTGAAGGTGGCAACCGCCGAATTCGAGATTGACTGACCCGAAGCAGCGTCCTCCGGCCAGGTCACACGATTGGCCTCGGAGTAGCCGGTGAACTCGTCCCAGTCATGACCCGCCTGATCAATGTCGTCATACTTGTCAGTAGCCTGGACCCCAGTGCCACCATAGTTGTTGTTGTCAATCAGGCCGAGATACCAGGTAGTGTGAGCCGAGGTACCATGGAACATCACGTCAAAGAGACGATTCTTCCCCTCATTCGTGATGCCATTCGTGATATTGTACTCAGCGATCTTCTCGCCCTCCCGCCAATGCTCAATGACCAGGCGGCCTTTGAGAGGCAACAGGTTGGCCGGGAGCGGAGCGGCAGGGGCGCATGCATTGTCGTTCATCTACGAAGTCTCCACAGAAAGGGTGTCAAGAAATGGCAGACGCCACCTCAGGTGGCGTCTTACCGAGCTGTCCAGAACAAACGCTTAGAAGGGGCGGAGTGTCCGCTTACGAAGCTCGCGTTGAAGACTTCGTCCCACCTCACGACCAGTCAGTTGCGGAGTTTTCGACTCATTGACTGTGACCGAAATGTCTCCGATGTTTGTGACCGAGCCGCCAGATTCACGATATACCGGCTTCACGCCCGCATTCATTGCTTGGAGCTGAGGGAAGAACTGATGAGCCGATCGGGCATTCACCACAAACTCACCCTTCGACAACCAAGCAGGAATCACATCCGTGCCCCGGCCGCCCGCAGCGAAGTACTGCCCCTTGGCCGCCGTTTGTGCCGTAGGCGCCGTCAACGGTGCGGCAAGCCTTGCTGCATTACCGATCTCCGTCTGCAGGAGTCGATACTGGCCCACCATGGCAGCAACCTTGTTCGTCCCTGCATCAACTGCCTCATTCAGTTGTTGCTGGGTCGTTACCGACTTCAACTCCTCTTGCCACCGTTCCCCAGCCTTCCGTTTGATGGCATCAAGGATCGGCAACATCTGACGAGCCTTCTCCGCCGCCTCGTCCCCTCCTTCAAAAAACTGGCTGAACGGATTCTGCTTCAGCTCCCCCATCTGCCCATAAGCTTCAGTGATGCGGTTGAGAGCACCTGCCATCACGTCGACTTCATGACGCATTTTTGGAGCGAATGCTTTTTGCCACCCTGTCTGAAGATAGTCTTCCCGGAAAGCCCGACCTAATTGGGATACACGATTGATCTCCTCTTGTGTTGGTATCCCTTGTGTCAACCCGATCAGAGCGCCACGAAGCTGATTAAAGGCAACAGCCCTTTGGTCAATTTCCGTAGACATCCCCATCTCATCCATATAGACACTTTCTTCAGTCCGTCGCCCGATGTCCGCCAACAACCGACCTGCCGTAGCCATGCTGGTGTTGTAACTATCAAGAGCCAGGGTCGCTTTCTGATATTGCTCAGGGGCAGTTTCCATTGACGTCTGCATCGCCCGCTCAGCCCTCATGAGGGTTGCTGCATCGCCGATATTGATTCCCTGTACCTTTGCGACAGCCTCGATCTCCACCTGGAAAGGATGTTGATCAAAGAAAGTCTGAAACGCGCCCTGTGTCTCCTGGAACACTCTGTCCAGATTAGCCGGCATCGATACAAGCGTTTGGAATTCAAGCCCTTTCCCCGGCTTGGCAATGCGTTCGAAGAGCTGCTGAACAAAGGGTTGACCTTCAAGGCCGAAATGCTTCTGACCTTCATCAAGCAGCGCGTAGAAACGCTTGATCTCCGTCTCCATCGTGGCACGATTCTTCTGCCATTCCTCGGCCGGAAGAACCTTGTCACCATCGAAGACTGTTGCCAGTTCCTCGATCTTCTTGGCGCTAACCTCCAGTGTTTGCATCCAAGCTGCCGTGTCCCTGGCGTTGGCTTCCAAACCCTTGCTGGCTGTTGTCAAAGACGACTGATGCGCACGCTCTGCCCGCATCATGCGACCATACATGCTCTCTGCTTGCTCAGTGAGTTTGTTGGCCCAAACCTGTTCTTGATTTGATTGAGCAAGCGAATATGCCTGCTCATTCAAGGCAACCGCTCGCTGGTGTGCCTGTTGTGCCAACTGGACTTGCTCTTCCGTGACCGCCTTCCTCAGCAATTCAGCCGCTCGATAAGATTCTCGTTGAGCCCGATCAAACAAGGCACCCAACTTGAACTGATCCGGCAGCTGTTCAAGACCACGCGCAAAGAGCGTGTCCGACAACTCCCGCTTCAAGTCACGAGCCCGATCCGTTGAGGCATCAAAAAGCTCGTCCATGCCATTGACGGCAGCCTGAATTGCTTGAACGGCCTTCTTCCGAGAATCCAGGACCTGTCGCAGAGCCCATTTCGTGCTGCCAACAAGAGCATCATTCTTGACAGCAATCGCGTCCGTCGCCTCAAAGTACTTCTTGCGAGTCTCTGCAACCTCCTCGTTGTAGAGCTTCAGGATCTGCTTGACTTTGTCCTTCTCAAGCTGTGTCTCTCTGGCGACCTTCTTCTTCCGCTCCTCAAGCAGTCGATCCATGGCCTTCTTTGTAGCCTCGACTTCGGCATCCCATCCCGCGCGAATTGTGCGCCCGATATAGTCCCCAGCCATATAGGCGGCCAAGGCAAGACCAACAACGGAAATGGCACCCTTCATCGAGAGTGCCGACGCCGCGGCAGCATTCTGCGCATTGGCCAGAGACCACGCTCGAACTTCCGCCACACCCATCGCGATGGCAAACACTCCAAATGATGCCGCCAAAGCAGGAATAGTTGCCCCCAAGGAACGAAAGAGACGAATCAAAGTGTCCGCGCCACCCATGACATCGAATATCTGGTGCGAAGCGGCAATGATCTCTTCCCCGAACTCCCGGGTGAAGAAATTCTTCAATCGATTCAGCTCGCGTGTGACCCGCTCGACATCCGTTTCAATGAACATCTTGTATTCGCGATCAAAGGCCTCAGCCGCTTCCTTCTCGATCTCATCGAGATTGGCAGCGAACTTCTTCGCCCCATCGGCGCTCAAGATCAGCTCACCGACGATACCGCGAATACGAGGAAAGAGTTTGGCGATTGCTGCTGTCGAACCGTCCGTGTGCTCGGTTACCTCGAGCAGTGCTTCGCCAAGGGTCTTAGTCGCCAGAAGTTGCTCCGCCGACTCATACCCCAAATCACGAAGAGTATCCTTCATCGCCTTGCTCGGCTTGATGAAGGCCTGCATCACGCCGCGCAACTGGGTGGCGGCCTTGTTGGTATCGATCCCAGCGATCGTCACCGTCGCAAAAGCAGCCTGCAACTCCTCCATCTCGACACCAAGCTGTGCCGCCAACGGCGCCACAGTACCGAAGGAATTGGCCAACTGATCGGCTCGGGTACGTCCTAGCTCGATCGTCTTGAAGAACTTGGCCGAGACATCCTCCGCCTCAGTGACATCCTTCCCGTAAGCGTTCAATGTCCCCGAGATCAGGTTGACGCCTGTATCGATATCGGTGACCGCAACCTTGGAGAACTTCGCAATGCTGCTGGTGAACGACTCCACGTCACCAACCGACTTGGCGACCTGATTCGACAACGTCTGATAGAACGCTTCGGTTGTGGACGCCAGCCCGACATTGAACTCATCCGATACCCCTTGAATGGCATCCTTCAAATGATCGAGATTCTTGACCGGAGAAATCGTACGGACTTCGGCGACTTTTCTCTGAAACTCAGCAGCATCCGCCACTGCCGCATTGAGCGCATTCCGCAAGGTGCTCAACGAACGGACAATCGCCTGGGTGGTCACAATCCTGACCATCGTCTTCCAGTCGACAGTCAAGCGTTGGACTTTCTTACTAGCGTCTTTCAAGCCGTCATTTGTCTGGCCCAATCCTTGAGCGACTTGGGCTCCGTTCTGATTGAACTGGCCCATCATCTCTGCCGTGCTCTTGAGGCGATCCTCAAGCTTGGCAAAGTGTTGATCCAACTTGCGCAAAGTGTCTAAGGCTTGTGCGGCTGAGAATCCCAGTTCTTGTCTGATTTCGTCAGCCATCATGTCACACCCTGTATGTACGAATCTTCAAAGCTCTCCACGGCGACGGTAGACGCACACCCGCCGCGTAGCGTTCGAAGGCCATCCGCCCTTTCTGCTGGAAGTAGTAAGGGCCGGGACGGATCAAGCGATGAAACAGATCAGGATCAGGATCTGCATTCGCGTTGTGAAACTCGTTGTAGATCAGATGAGTCAGTGTCGTCTGATAGCGAAACAGGTAGAGGCCTTGCTGTGGATCAGTGACCACCTCACCATCACCCTGCCGTTGCCCATACGAGATGCGACTCAACGCGGACGGTGCAATCGAAAGGTGGTATCCAACCTCTCTTGCAAGCCGGAGGAACGTTGCGTGTGAAGCACCGCTCCACACAGGGATCTCGCTCAGCACTGCTTCCAACCAGACAAAAGCTGCATGAGCAATCGCATCCGATAGATGCTCATGCAGCTGTTGTTGATACTTGCCGAGTTGGATGCGCGGTGCGCGGAACTTGGCCTTGAACTTCATGGTCAGCAGCCCTCAACGCTTTCTGGGCAGGCGCGGAGTACCCGCTTTCAGCATTGCGGCCTGCTCTTCCGACTCATCATGCTCACACGTCTGGTCGAATGCCAAAATCAGAGCTTGCGTGTGAACACCGCAATCGTCCCAGGATTCCTTGACCCCGGGCGGGCGAACTCCTACTCTTCGACAGGCCCGCCAGATTGCGTAGTCGTGGCTCCGGTGGCTTGGCCAGAGAATTCGCTTGGCACCGGCTGCTGACCAAGTACAAAAACCTCGCGCGCCTTCGCCAGCTTCGCCTCATCCAGGCAGTTGGCCTGAAAGACCAGCCCCATCACGCGATTGCATTCCACCTGTGTCATACCGGCGTTCTTGAGATCCCCGTCCCAATTGAGCCAGGTGGAAGGATTGTCGGGATCGACGGTATCCCACTCGATCTCGCTTGGCTCGAGAGACTTGATCACCATCCAAGCCAGGCGCTTGCTGTCGTAGGCGTCCTTCAACGACTTGTAGCCAGGATCATCCTTGTTAGGGACCCAACCTTCACTCGGCACCAGCTTCCCAGGTGGCTTCGGCTCCGGGCACAACTTCAAGAACTCGTCGTAGTCAGGGACCCCTGTCGCGCGAAAGACGATCTGCTGATCCCCACGAGGTAGAACAAGAATCTCCTCGATGGGAAGAGTAGACGGATCAACTCCACCAATCTTCATGTGTTAGTCTCCCTCAGAACAAAGAAAAGAAAGGCCCGGAATGGGGTGGCCATCCCGGGCCTGAAACAGACTTCACCACACGCTTATGTGCGCGTCACAGTCGGCTCGGTAGCGTTGCACCGGCCGGAAACCGAAACAGCCGCTTCACCAAGATCCACTTCCTTGGAATCAGGACGAAACTCAGGGAAAAGCGTCGTTTCTGTTTGAGCGCTCCCACAAGGCGGGTTATGCACCACCTCAATATCGATGCAGTAAGGCTCGCAAGGATCAGCCGAGGCGCTCACCCAGGCCGACGCGCCGCCCTTCTGCTTGAGAGCATCCATCGGCGTGATCGCTTCACTGGTCCCGGTCGTGATGAACTCGTACACAAAGTCGAGGTTCACCTCCATAGGAGCCTGATCACCCTCCCGCACCGTATCCAACTGACCACGATCCAGCTCGTAATCATAGTTGGTATTCTCAGTGTAGGTCAGGTTGCCATCGCCGATCTTGATCTCGATCTGTGCCGGAAGGAACGTGATGTCGTCATCATCACTGGGCAAACTACCAGACTGGAGAGCAGGGCTGAAAGTCAACTTCCAAGTGGTGGCACCAGCATGCTCCACCGTGACATCAGCAGACGGCGTGGTACCTGTCAAGGAACCACCATCAGCTGTCATCGTCACCACGTTCTGACCGACATAGGTGCCCTTGAACTCGACTGTCCAAGGACCACCCGCAGAGCCAGTGACTTCCACGTCGCCTGAGCTGATGTTCGACAAGCCTTCCAGCGCTGTCTGCACATCATTTGCTGACGCATCATAGGCAATCGCAGACGTTGGGCCCTCACCGTCCCAGCTCAAAGTGAACGTGCCACCAGAAGCACCTGTCAAAGTGACTACTTGCTGCTCGTTATTGTTCACTCCAGTCACCGTGAACGTAGTCCCAGAAACCGTATTAATCGTGAAACGGACACCAACAGGCACCGTCGTCATCGAATGAGGAAAGCCCGCCAGCGTGTCAATCTCCAACGTCGTATCGGAGGCCGAAATGGAGGTATCATCGACCTTAGCCGTTCCACCGAAACCATCCTTGAATCGGATGGTACAGTGCTTCAATTCGATTCGCGCCATGAGTCACCCCCTTACGACTGGCTGGTACGAGTGACAGTCGGCTCGACAGCATTGCAGCGGCCAGAAATGGAAATCTGGGCCTCACCGAGATCCACTTCCTTGGAATCCGGGCGGAAGTCCGGGAAGAGAGTCGTCTCGATTTGCGCACCGCCACACGAAGGCGTATAAACCACCTCGATGTCGACACAATAGGGTTCGCAAGGATCACTCGACGAGCTGACCCACTCCGAGGCATTCCCTTTCTGCTTGAGAGCGTCCATCGGCGTAATCGACTCATTCGTGCCGGTGGTGATGAACTCGTAGACGAAGTCGATGTTCACTTCCATGGGAGCTTCATCGCCTTCACGGACCGCATCCAACTGGCCCTTATCGAGTTCGTACTCGTAGTTCTTGTTCTCGGTGTACGTGCAGTTACCGTCACCGATCTTGATATCAAGCTGCTGAGATTGAAACGTGACAACACCATCGTCGGCATACGAACCAGGCCCAAGAGCCGGAGAAAACTCGATATTGGTTGTCGGACTCGTAGCCGATGGTGTACGAGCCGTCACAACATGAACTTGAGTTGAATTAGTCTCACCGGCAACCGTGAACCGAGCACCAATCGGAATCAAATCAGTGTCGACAGTGTTGAGCGAGATCGTATCCACATCGAACGAGGTATCATTTTCCGCGGGTGCGGTTGTCGGCTCATTGATCTTAGCCGAACCGCTAAGGCCATCCTTCAAACGGATGACACAATGCTTCAATTCGATTCGTGCCATAGGGCAAGTCTCCTAGTTGTCTTCGAGGTACATCACGTAGCGGGCATCCACAGCAGATTGTCGAAGCTTGTCCGTTAGATCCACTTGCCCGAAATGGATCACCCGAACTGAGTCATTCCGTCCAGAACGAGGACGTAAGCAACCAAGGAACGAGTCATCGTCACCCGGTTCGTTGCCATACCGATGGATGTTGATGACTGTGTCCATTGCCTCCTGGAAGAGGCCCGCGTTTTTCAGGAGCGCGTACCTGTTTTTTGCTGCACCGTCATAACGACTGGTCAGAATCACATTGACGTCCATGTAAACACGGAAGTAGCCTTTGCTCTCTTCCGTTACAAACGGGCCGGTGATACGAATCTCCACCCGTTCGGAAGCCTGCATGAAATCATCAGTCCGGTCATCCATACCTTCAACGATCGCGGGAATGCTCGCATCGGTTGCCACCTGCTTCAAATAGGTGGCCACAGATGCAAACATCCAACGTGCCCAATTTGAATTTGCCATTACGTCGCCTCCCCGTTTGAGGACAGGCCCAACAGGCTGTCCGCACTGAGAAGGTGAATCTGTTCAGGCACCTCGCCAACAAGCTCGCGGGCAGTGATAAGCCACCCTGCTTCAAACTCGAATTCCTGAAACTCCTTGATCTCGTACTTGCGCCCCCGATAGACAAGGTAATCGTCTGTGGTCAATTGCAGATCGTCTTCAACATCGTCTCGATCCACAATGAACAGACGCTGACCAGCATCATACGTCCCGCCAACAACAAACATCTTGTTTGCTGAGATTTGCGAAATGCTCTTCCGCACCTCGCGACCAATCCGCACAGGTAAAACAACAGCACGATCAACATGCACGACCGTCTTGTTGGTCGTAACTTCACCGGTCTTCGGGTCCGTGTTGGAACTGACCAGGTGATAAAGATCGATCTCGCCGCCATATTGACGCTTCAGCATGTAAAGCGTCTGTCGGATCGCCCGATTCAATGTGCGCTCGGCAGGGTACATGGCGGCCTCACTCTCAACGACCAGCGCGGTCAAGAACTGTCTCCAAACGGGTCATCACCTCAGTATTCTGTCGCATGACGTCAGTATTCTGAGTGATGACTTTGGTGCATTCCTGCACCAACGGTAAGATGACCTTGCGCTGCTCATCCTCGAGTTCGTTGATTCGTTGCGACAAACGGTCTTCGCGTCGATAGTCGCGCCAGACAAAGAAGATGACCGCCAGAAAGAGTGGTCCGAAGTTCTTCAAAACCCACACTAGATCGACAAGGTCACCCATAGCAAACAGACAATCCATGACTACCTCCTCTGGCGAAACAGAAGGTTGCCCACCCGTGGATGACCACGGGTGAGCAAACCTGGAATGGCTGAGATTAGCCAAGCAGCACGACCGCCAGATTGGTGTCCAGCTCCTTGATGCCGGCGAGCATGTCGCAGTTCACGACAGTCCCACCCGCATCGATGTCGTACTGCATACTGACACGCATGCCGACATCGTTGTAGGAACCGACGCCGGAAAGCACGCCCATTCGATTGTTGGGCACAGCCAGCGGACGGGTGACCAAAGCAATGGCCTCGCGATGCAGCGCCAGGTTCAGCGAACCAGCAGGACCGGGAAAGACCGACACACCGTCAGCAAGAGCGGCCTCAAGCGGACGATCAAGCATCACCTTGCAAGAAGTTGTGGTCACCGCTTCCGACTCGATGATCGTATACGTGTACCGAGTCGAAGTACCGATCGACAGCAACTGGCCAACCTGCGGATGCTTATTGGCAGTATACCCGTCAAGGATGATCTGCTCATCGTAGCCAACCGCATACTCAGTACCAGACTGCGCGGAAGCATCGACAGTGGCCGGATCGTAAACAGTCACGACCGCATTGTCGAGAACAGCATACTTGAGAGCCTCACTAAGCGTAATGCCAGTCGGAGTCGAACCGCCAGTCGAACCAGTCGCCCAAGTCGGTTGATCGTTCCCGGCAACATTCACATAGGAACCAGCAGTGATCGCTGCCGACAGACCATCCACCGTCAGCTCAGTCGCCGTCCCAGCCGGGTAGCCAGTAGCATTGTTGATGGCACCGGCAACAGTGTCAGCACCCAGCGAATTGCAGTACGGTACGTTCTGGGCGAGGAACGTATTGAAGCCCAAGATCCGGCCCAAACGGGCATTCTCAAGAGCCTCACCACCATCGCCACGCTCGTTGGCCTTCAAGAACATGTCGTTCTTGAGCAAGGCGGTCTCGCTCATCGAAGAGAGAAGCAGGCTGCGAGCAGCATCCAGCGGAGCGTTGTTGCTGTTGAGCTTCTCGCGCGCCTCAAGAACAACCTCATGACTCGAAGCAGCCAAGAGATTCTGCAGACGGCCAACACGAGCCGTGGGGGCCGACCCCAGGAACCGATGGACGTGGCCCAGCAACGCGCGATCCACCGAACGAGCAATCGTCCGCATCGACGGAACCAGATACACGTCAACCAGGTCCTGGAAGCTCATGCTCTGCTCGCCGTCCTTGATGACGAACGAATTGTAGAACCACTGGTTCAGCTTGACCGGAACATTGGTCGACGTCGCGTCCTGCTTGTCCAGGCTGGTCGTCGAGTCGCTCTTCCGGCGAACCTTGAACTCACCAGGGCGCCGAGTATTGACGGTGTCGCCATACTGCGCGACCGCATCCTCGAAATCACGGTGAACCAAGGCGGCCGCGACCATCTGCTCCTCGAGCTGCATCAGGCCTTCAAGAGCCCACTGCTCAGGGATGAACGCATCGTTGTCATTGGCGTAACACGCCACTTCAGGAAAAGCACAGTACATGGATGTTTCTCCAAACGGAAGGTGTCAATCAAACCCACACAACACCCCCGAAATGGTGGTCATGCCTTCTTCGCACGAAGGCCGAGAAGCTCGGGGTTCTCTTTTCGGAGTTTTGCGTACTGCTCAGCAGGTAGTTTCTTGATCTGCTGAGGAGTAAGACGACCACCAGAACCCGGTGACATGCCACCGGTAGCACTGTTTGCACCAACTCCCGAAACGACGTTCGCCTTGAAGAGATTGGCGTATTCCCCCAATTCCTTCATTCGCTTGACCGTCTCCTCGGGGCTGCGTTGCGCCACAAAAGACTCGCCCTTGTCATCCACGTCGGGGAAGTCGATCATCGTCTTCCACTGACCAGTCGGCTTGCCGTCAGCGGAGAGATCCTCCACCAACTTGGTCATCGGACGCAGCAAGCTGACGACCTGGGATGGGCTGTAAGCGTCATTCGCCACGGCAGCATCCTGCAGTGACCGATCCACAGTCGACTGACGGAATAGCGCTTCCCACCGCTGTGCTTGCTGATCCTTCTCTGCCAACTTCGTTTCGAACTCCTCACGCAGCTGCTTGAGTTCCGTCGCAGCCTCTGTCTCCTTGGCCCGGAAGCGTTTCTTTACGTCTTCCAGATTCTCCTCCAGCCGATTTCGCTCCTCCTGCGAAAGGCTCTGGTTCTGAAGCAGTTCCTCATACTTCTTGGCCAATTCCTGATTGTCCGCCTCACGCGCCTTACGATCCCGAGCGAGACGCTCTTGAACGATGCGATTGACATCGGTCTCCGTGAACGTCTTGTCAGCACCAGCGCCACCGGCACCATCGCCACCAGCACCATCGCCACCGGCACCATCGCCACCAGCACCATCGCCACCGGCACCATCGCCGTCGCCGTCGAAGCAAACAACTTGAGAAAGGGACAGATACAACTCGTCAAACATGGATGTTCTCCACAATACCCGCACAAAAAAATCCATACCGGTAGCGGTGTTCCTCGGTATGGCGTGAGAACCTGGCGCTACGCAGCCAGTAACAGATTAGGAAACTCTTGCGAGTTTGATCGCGTCATCATCACGTAGAAACGGCTTCAACCATCGCCACGCTTGCGGACTCGGGATACCGTTGATGATGTGTTCGATGGGGACCTGATTGCGATTGTACGTAGTCCTCACCGAAGAATATCCTTGGCTCGTGATGCCAAGGTTTTCAAGTTCCAACTCGGGATCCTTCCCATCAAGTAGAGCATGCGCAATCTCGTAGCATGCCCACCGAATCGTCTCCGGGACTTCTTCATCCTCACCACGCGGAAACTCCAGTGCTTGATCCACTTCAGCTTCACGAATCTCCTCGTCCGTGGCGTTCGGGTAATCGTACAGCAACTCCCACACCGTGCTCTTCATACCTTTGAAGTTGAGAGCATCAATGATCTGCGTGGCCGCCCAAAGAGCCTTCGGCCGATCGGCCGGCTTCGCTTTCGTCCAAGCTCGCTCATGAAGACGAAGAGCAAAGTACTCAGTGGCCTCCTGGACCGTCCCATAGTATTCATGGGTGATCGCCACAGGTCACCTCCTTACTGGCCGATCCAACAATACTGACTCGCCGCGCCCGCATCCTGGGATTGGGTAACCGTAACCGTGCAGGCATTCCCAGCTTGTGTCTCACTGACGCCAATGACCGCAGTGACTCCGGCTTGCGTCTCGGTGATCGTCACCGTTGTGCTTCCACCGACGAGAGCAGTACCATCACCGGTCATCGGATTCAAGTCTTGATTACCCAAAGTCCCTTTGAACTCAACAACCCAATCAGTTGTTGGACCCGGGCCACCGGTGACATCAACATTGCCGCTCCCGACCGTACTGAGTGCTTCCAAAGCTGCCTTGACATCAGCAGCAGAAGCATTATGGGCAATCTCACCGGTTGTCTGAGCTTCATACGTCAGATGGAGATGTCCACTTGTGGTAGCATTATCAATACTGACCGTCTGCTTCTCATTGCGACCAGCACCCGATCCATCACCGGTCAAAGCATTGAGATCCGTACGAGCCAGAGATCCAACAAACTCCACAACCCAATCTGTACTTGGACCAGGGCCGCCGGTCACTGACACATTGCCAGAACCGATAGTCGACAAGGCTTCTAGCGCAGACTCAACATCTGCAGCTATTGCATCGTAGTCAAGAGGAACAGTCGTTTGTGATTCGTAAGTCAATGTGAACGTGCCATTGTCAGCAGTACTCGTGATAGAGACTGTCTGCTTCTCGTTACGACCAGCCTCGGAAACAGTCATCAATGGTTGATTGACTTTCTGATACTGGCCCGTCCACTCCACGACCCAATCGGTACCGGGACCAGGTCCGCCCGTAACCCCAACGTCTGCGGCAGCCACACTAGACAAGGCTTCCAGAGCTGATTCGACTGCTGCGGCGTCCGCATTTTGAGCAATCGCTGCCGTCGTCTCACCTTTGAAGGTCAACTTGAACGTATCACCAGCCCCCGAGCCGGAGATGGAAACCGTCTGCTTCTGGTTTTGGGAGGGGCTTGAAATCACAGAGATTTTGGACGGATCATCAATCTCAACGAACACTTCATCACCCGCATCCAACTCAAACCCTGTTGTCACCGCAACCGTGGACGGGCCCACAAATACACTTAACGTATTGGTAGACATCGCCTTGACACGAACCCCCTTAAGCAGACGGCGTGAGTTGCCAAGGGCTCGGGCAAGAGCATCAGCTGAACCCCAACCAGTAAAGAATTCAGAAACCGATTCGATCATTGCTTATCCCTTCCTTCACCGCGAGTGCGGTCTTTGGTGTTCTCACGTAAGGTTGTGTCGCGGCTTGCCGCCTTTTCATCTTTGCCTGACTGTGGATTGTCATCCAAATCCACCACGCCACGCGAAGCGGGGTGAGCAGGTGCTTTGTCAACCCCTTGTGCCTCGGCGATTCGTTGAATGCGAGCTAAGTGATCTTCACGCGCTCGCTTGTACTCATCATCATCGAAGCCCAAAGCAAGCGAGGCGGTTTTGTCCCCACAGATTCCGGCTTCCTTGGACTCAATAATGGTACGCGGATCCGCCGTCGTGAATGGAGCCTCATCGATCTCTCGATTGATTCGCGCGATCGTATCAGGATTCACCTTCCCCGCCAGTAAGTTGGCGACATTCGTTTTCCAGAGTTCCTTCTGTGCCGAACGGCTCGGCGTCTTCTGGATGACTCCCGTCAGCTTCTCCGCTTCATCGATACGGTCCTCATCGCTCTTCAGACTGTATCGATCCGGGTACTTGATCGTAGCGACCTGTCGCAGTTTCGGAGCACTCTCCTCATATGCAGCCCAGTGTTCAACGATCTGACGTTCAGCACTCTCCAGCACCAAACCAATAAAGGACAGCCCTGCTTCCAACCCCTGATTGTCCAGCTCTTTCGATTCGGCCGATGCGCGAGTTGCCAGCGTCTCGACGGCAAGATTGACCAACCGGCGGATATCCTTCTCCAGCTTCTCCTGAAGCCCAATCGATGCCTTCAGTGGTTCACTCGACGGATGAATGAAACCAGGTCGTTGCATACCTTTGGCATAAGCACGACCTTGAGTCGCACCAGTTCTGATCTCATTATCGTGAGCACCTTGTCCACCTTGAGTCGCGGTACCATCAGGATTCGCGGCCGGCTTGAGGTGGCCACCCATCGCACGACCATCCCTTTGCTCTGTGTAGAACGGGAAATTGGCCTGCAAGGCATAGTTCACATCGCTGGAGACCAGGTTGAGTAAGGCAATCTGATACTCACAGATGTCCTTCATCAAGCTGTCGCCGATGTCCAGCAGAATGAAAGGAATTCGCACCAACTCAAGTTGTTGGGGACCGCTCGGATTCCCCTCGCGATCAATCGGAATACCATCCGCATCATAGAACTGAATTTGAACAAGCCCGTTTTCAGTCCATAGATGCCGATATCGCGTCACAACCTCACTCGGAAGACCTGTAGCTCCGTCATAGACGGTCACATCATCCCGCAAGAGAAGTGACTCAAACTCCGAAGGTTCTTCCTGATTCGCACATGCATACGACAGGATGTTCTCAAGTTTGTAGGAGTAGACATATGGACGAAAACCATCCACATCCGCCAAGGTGCTAACTGGGGAAACAGAGGGGGCGTCAACAAATACACCCACCTTGCCCATGACGAGAAGCTCCTCCAGCACCTTCCGCCCGATGAAGGCATTCATGCTGGCGCCGCGCCGATCGACACCCATATCATTGCCGGCCACAGCACGATGATACGCCTCACTGCCACCACGACGAACGATATCAGTCATCCGTTGGAAGATGGAATTGCGGATATCGTTGATTGCTGCCTTAGCAAAACTGGGAATTGGGGTCATTGATTCGCGCAGATTGAAATCCGATGTCTCCTCGCGCGCACTGAACTCACGAAGGTACTGACCTCGAAACGCTTCCCCACCTTGATAGGTAAGCCGCCACTTCTGCCAATCGGCTTGACTTGTCAAGTAGTTTGGCAAGCGGAAGTCGATGATCTTCTTCGTTGTCTGACTTACCATCTGACCCTCACAGGAACTTTCCAATGTCCTCGCCAGTGTTGATCACTGCTGCGAGCGGAAGAGCGATCTCACTGTAGACCCGTGACAAGGCAAAGTGATCGGGACCCGTGCTGATGTATGTTGCGACCGGGTTACCGTTCTCATCTTTGACGTACGTGCGCACCGGGGCTTGAATATGATCCTGATACTCCCGGGACACATCACGCGGAAGCATGATTCGTCTTGGTTGTCGAAACCGCCCCAAAGCGGCACTGAACCAGTTCGTCCGATCTACCGTCAAGATCGGCGCCCCATCACCATCGTCGGTTTCCGTGATTTCCTTGGCTGTGACACCTCGGCGAAAACGACACAACCACACGTAACTCGGGAAACGTCGAGCAAAGCGACGGGCTTCCATGATCTGAGGATCCGCGTCAATGACACAAGCCAGTACTTGCCACTCACGCATCAACTCATCCAGAAGGTGCCAATCCTCTTCATGGAACTTGAACTCATACAGAACCTTGGCCGTTGCCGCCACATTCAAATCATTGGAATACTGATCGAAGAACCATTCGGTCACCTCAACGTAGTTCCACTTACCTTGGTCCACACCCATCGTGATCACCCGTTGACCACCGATCGTTGGGCGCGGGCCATCCTTGGTATGGTTCTTCACGCAAGCAGCAACGTCATCCTCAGTGACCTTTGCCCCGTCGCCGATGTACGGGAGGCCGAGTTTGGAGTTGTGAAACTCAACCGCAGCGGCTTCATCACCCAAGCCACGGAAGTAGGCGACAACCAATTCGCCTGGCGTCACCGTGAAGGAGTACAGCTGCGAAATGACAAAGCCGCGGATATCAGGATTCGCGTTCTGAGCCGTTACCTGCCACTTCGCTTTGCCCAACCAATCCGGCTTCGTCTGATGATCGAGCTTACCTCCGCATTCCTTGCACTTGAGGAATGATTCCGCACAACGGGGGTCTTTCACATGCTCCCCGATGATCTCCACACAATCAGGCCAGATCAATTCTGTCTGGCGTCCGCAGCAAGGGCACTCAAACACGAAGTGTTCTTGCGTTGAGTCCTGAATCAGCTTATGGATGCCATGATTCGGAACCGTTGGTGTCGAGATGCCCCACACCGTCTTCTTCAGTTGCCCGGACAATCGCTCCAACGCCAGCCAAATCGCCTTCTGATCCATCTCGTCAATTTCATCGAGAAGCAATACAGAGACGGGGATTGACTTCAGATTGGAGTTGCCACGGCTTCCCCGGATGTACAGTGTGTTCGCGCCCGCCTGCTTCAATTCAATCGAATTGGTGTCCGTGAAGATCGAATTGAGGTACGAGCTGTTCTTGAGTGCCGTGTTGAAACGGGCCTTGGAGAAATCACTCGCGTTCTTCGACGTTGGCAGCACGTACAGGACGTCACGGTGCAATTGATCCAACGTGTAGAACGCCAGGTTGATCAAGACTTCCGTCACACCAAGCTGAGCCCCCTTCATTGCATAGTTGAAGGGGGCTTGGCTGTTATGCATCCCCAGAACCCACGGGTGATACTTCGCGGAATAGGCTCCCGGGAAAGGTTCACCCATGACCCGGCGCTTGCGCGCCCACCGAAAACAACTCGTAAGCGTGTGGCTCTGGAGACCATCCGCAATCGATAGAGTCATCTCGGTGAGAAGATCATGCATAGCTGCTTCTCAACCTACGGACCAGATTCGTCTTCGTCTTCGTCTTCGTCTTCGTCTTCGTCTTCGTCTTCGTCGACTTCGTCTTCGTCTTCGTCTTCGTCGACTTCGTCTTCGTCGACTTCGTCTTCGTCTTCGTCGACTTCCTCAGGCTCGACTTCCTCAGGCTCGATGGTCAGCGGCTCTTGAAGCACCAATCGTTCCCCTTGCTGCTCGCCGCGGCCATCCTCGAACCAGGCAACAATGCGTACCTCGCGTTCATCAATGGTCTCAGGAAGAGGAACATCAAGAACCTCGAACATCCCTGGAACACAGTTGGCATGCACCGTGCCTCCGCCGGGAGTCGTCAACTGAAACTGGACAACATCATGTTGTGATTGGGGTACACGAATCTGCATGGGATACCTCACAAAGAATGAATGGAGGAATCTGTAAAATCACCATCACAAATCACTTTGACAAGCATGGAGACGAGAAGATCAATGTCATCGGTACGATGCGTCTCGGTGCCGTCTTGAAGAATCACATAGACCGGCAAACGGTGGATACGGTATTTCTGTACCAACCGCGGATGCTTGTCAAAATCAACCTCCGTGACATTTACACCACACTTACAAATCTCCTCCAACTGAGAATGATCACGTCGACAGGCACCACACCACGTCGCCGTGAAAGCCAACACTTCAACCTTTGGCTCACTGGATTGCCCCATCTTGGCGACACTTACCGAAACAACAGCAAACATGAGCGCCACGAGGCAGAAGATGAAGAAAGGTGATTTCATAGGATCCCCGGATCTGGTTCGCTTGGTTCGCCTTCAAAGTCAAAATAGGCGTAGATTTCGCATTCATCATTCCTGATTTCCCTCTCAAGATCCTCAGCAAGATTCCATGCCCCACCAGGGGTCTCACCGTTCAGCGGCTCTCCATGGGCGTCAGGACCCCATTGGTTTTGCCGTCGAAATGCCACGAATGGATCGTACATCACATCCGTGATATGCATCTGGTGATACCAGACGCCACTCGGCACAAAGACCTGGAACCCTTTGTAGAGTCTCGGCGCATCCTTGAAACCTCGTGAAGACGCAATCGTGATCATCTTGCCGGCCTCAAGGCAATCGATCATTTGCTGAACTTCAGTAAGACGGGCGACCACGATCTTGTTGTCGCTGGCTTCTTCGAAGAACTCCTGGTATTCAGGACGCCGCCCCGCATTCCGACGATGACCCCAACGGTCGCTGTAACCCCCGTAGGGCGGAACATTCGGATCGTCTGAGAACAGAACACCGTATGTGCTGACGGCTTCTGCGCCCCAAGCACCCGTTGATCCGGCACCCTTCATACCGCCGCCCACCTGATTTCGGCTAACGGCATAAATCCAAGGGATGTACCATTCTCGGAATGTCTCCTCCTCCCGCCCAAGCGAGAGTTCGATCACATGCCTCTTTTCACCAGCTTGTGCCAATGCTGCAGCAACACAATTCCCTGTGTCTTGCACGGTCGTGGGAATAAGGGGCCAGGGGAGCTTTCCTTCGCTATGCAAAGACCGTTCCAAATCCCATGTGAAGGGGCGCTTCTCAGAGCCCCATGGAAAATCGAGCGAAACCTCATGCATTTCCTTTGCAAGGCCACATTTGAACAGGCCATCCAATGCTCGACGTTCGGTGTCAATCCCAAGCCAACCGAAATCGGACCTAGATCGCCGGCGACTGCGTCTATTCCTTCGGTGTCTCACTAGTGAACCTCCTTGAGCCCTGCAGCAATTTCGGTGTACAACTGCTTCAGAGTTTTCTTGTTCTCAATATCAAATTCACCCTGACTGCGTAGTACATCAAGTTCGTTTGTCAACAGCGAATCGAAATGCTGATTCCACACTGCCCAAGCATTTTCTCCTAATGCCTTGCGGTTGTTCTGGCGCAAAGCAATTCGAAGATGTTGAGCTGTTTTGAAGGAGTCCGATGCAGCAACGGTCGCCTCCATTGCTTCAGCCAGCAAAAGTGCCCGCTCCCGGCGACCCTCTGATGGTACGACTCTTTCGACTGTTTCCTTGGTCCACTTTGCCCAACCATCCAATGGAGAAGGCGAAGGCGAAGGCTCGGGCGATTCACCAACGATGATTTCCTTGAGTGCCCATGCACTCTTGCCCTCGGAATTCACATCGAAGATAAGCGTGTGGATCCCACATTCACTCGGACGAAAGAACACATAGGGTTCACGTTGCTTCGAAAGTGCGTCATAGATCAAACAGACCTTGACTTCCGCTTTCCTGGATAGCGGGATACAAGCCCACCGAGCCTGGAGAATATCGGCTTCTTCCATTCCCCGTATCGAGTAGAAGCACGATACGTCGGCCGGCAAATGATCTGGACCATCAAGGTAGACCTTTGCACCAAAGAGCTGCGAAACCAGCACGAAGAACAACAGAATCGAAAGACAGAGTTTCTTCATGGATACTCCAATCCAATGTTAACGATCTCTCCCACTTTGTGGCTGAAGCATCAAAGCATGTAGGACTCAAATGAAGAGAGGAAGCAACTTTGCGAGAATCTCGGCAATCTGCATGATGATCTCAAGAATCTTCTCCCAGTCCAGATCCTGGACAACCTGATCACCAACGACATCCTTGGACTGGATGACAGAGGCAAGCACGAGACGCGCTTCTTCTTGAACCTGATCATCCTCGGAGAGTAGACGGGCCGCAAATTCACGCGGCGTCAAATCCATCTCCCTGGCAGCGGCACGAAATGCACGGCGAGCAACACGACGACGTTCAAAGACTTTCATGACGGACTCCTGTTGGCGTCTACTAGCCGACGCAAAGGCTCTTCACAAACACAGTAATCAGCATGTGATATCACACGCTGCCAACCTACCTGAGACGCCGCGGTCTTCGCAAAATGCATTGCCGGCGCTCATAACGGACGAAGAGGTTCGGACTCCACCGACTCACATTGGCTGTCAAGAGCAGGCCGATCTGGTTGTGGGCGGCCGCGCACAGCTCGGAGCAGAAGATGAAGCGGAGATCCTCTTGGTGCAGGAGCGACTCGAGCCAACTGAAGCCAACGCCGCCGGCTCGAAGGGCCCCGATGTAGTCATAGTCCTTGCCGATGTGATCGAGCAGGAACCCATTCAGCCGGTCTTCCTCATGCGGGTAAAGCGGCCGGTAGAGCGGATAATGCCAAACCCGGCCTGGGTATAGCTTCAGGCGATCAGCCAAACGAACTGCTTGAACGCCCCGGACGCATTGGCCTTGAATCACGCAGGGTAGATCAGAGAGCGTTGTGGATTCGAAGAGAAGCTGCTCGCCCTGGTGCTCGCCGATGATGCCGACGTGGGAAATGCTGCGAAATGGAATGCCGTATGTGCCGCAGTTGATCAACGTGCTCAGCCAGTTACGACCGGAGAAGCCGATGATGTCTCCCGTCTTGATCTTGCACATGGTCTGGTTCCAATGAAGTATCAACACGCTGACTACACCCGGAATAGCGGGCACTGTCTAGCGCGAAACAATCTTCGCAGCGGTCCTCATTCGCGTAGCGGATCAAATTGCCGCAGGCGCACCAGCGAGGGTGATCCAAAGCGAACCTCACGATCAGAAGCGCGGCGCATGCAGGGAGTCGTGCTCCGGCCGTTCGGCCTCAGCCAGTTCGCCGAGACCGCAGATCGCCGCTCGAACTAGAACGGTTCGTGAGTGAGAGTTTGGAGAGGAGATGACTGGATGGCTTGATTGTTGCTGCCTTGAACCACGGCAATCAGACGAGCAGTGATTCGGTCAACGATCGCTTCGTAATCGTCGATGCCTTCTAACTCATCAACGATGATCTGCACCATTGCCTGGGCAAGGCCGAGGACTGCATGTTTCGCCAGCAACAGACCGAGGTTCTGCTCGATCTTGTGACACGAAGAGACCAAACGCTCCATGTTCTGAAGCATCTGATTCAAGGGGCCACATGCGGCCAGAAGCTCCGCATCGTTCTTGATCAGATTGAACCGACGCTCGATCAGCATGTGTAGCAGAGCGATGGATTCGCGTAGCTCTTTGACCGGTTCCAACTCATCAGCGATCCCTGCCAAACGAGACCGATCTTCCGCTTTCGCCAACAGGTAGCCGCGCAGCTCTTCCCGCTCTGCCGTACTCCGCCCACCGCAGGCCCGACAATACTCGGAGCCGTGCTCAGCCCGATTCATGCACTGGTTCCCATCTCTCGCGGGCCCCTTGCAGCGGTTGGGATCGGCTGGATCTGTGACTCGCTGCATGAGACCACCGCGTCAACTGAGAAGGGAAAGAGAGCGTCTCCCATACACACATACTATAGGCAAAATCCGACATTTTACGCTGAATTCCCGGGATTTCGCCAACCAAAAGCCATCTTTTCGGAGATTCTAAGATGTCCACCGAACCCAGGAGACTTCCATGCGACAGTACCAGATCCTCTACCGTAAGCCCGAGACCGATTGGGTCCAGCTCGAGCCCCACATCCACAGCCGCATCTACGATCGGCCCGAAATCAACGCGTCAATTGAGTACATGAAGGAGAACTGCCGTGTCGAGGGGATGGCGATCCGGTTGGAAGCGGAACTCTTCAACCTCATTGCCTGCGACAAACCCAAACTGGAGCTGAACTCCTTCCCCATGGAGGCGGCGGATGCGACGACGTAGACGTACCCCCAAGCCGGCGCCCAAGCCTGCGGCCAAACCGCAGCTCCGCATGCAGATCACCTACGAGTGTCGGGTCCATCATCAAGACCTGGAGGCATTCTTGGCCCAAGTCTACGGGACCGTTGGCTACGACGTCCTCCGGGCCACAGGTGTTTCCCGCGGCATGATCCCTGAATTCATCGTAACCGGAACCCTTCCGCCAGCCACCAACATTGAACAGCAGGCCGACGCAATCCGGCGGGGGCGGAGAACACAGAATCTCCACCTGGTCTTGAACGTCCTCTGCCAGGACGGGTTCATTCCCGCCGGCAAGTATGTGATCGACACCACCAAACGTGAAAGTCCGATCGTCGTTTACACGCGACTGCTCAATACGACCCATGACCCGAATCACCCCCGATGTCTCGCCTTCAAACGCAAACATCAGGGCAACACTCAGTTTATGAAACGCGCCGCCATTCTCGATCGCAGAGCCAACCAGGAACAAAGGGATGTATGAAGAACACGTCCTTGGCCACTACCAAGTACCATATCACCGCGGCCGTCTATACAAACCGACCCATCGTGGCACCGCGGTCAGCACAGTCTGTGGAGATCACGTAACCATAGAACTTCACATTGCCAATGACCAAATTGGCAGTATTGCGTGGGATGGGTATGGCTGCTGTTTCTCACAAGCAGCCGCCTCGATGCTCGTCAAGCATCTCCATGGAAGGGAGTCTTCCACCATTGATCAACTCAATGAAGCGGACATGTTCCGACTCTTTCAAGCTGATGTCCCCGATGTTCGGAGACAATGTGTCCTTGTTGCTTATCACGCCTTGAAGAACCTGGAGACAGTCTGATGAGCATCCAGACACCAGACGACTGGTGGAACCTTGTTGATCAAAACTGGGATTACCTGGTCAGCATCATCGGGCATCTGATGGTTCTTGGATTCCCGGCCTTCGAGACACCAGGTGATTCCGAATCGCCAGCGACCGGTCGCAGCATCCGGGAAGAGATCGTCCACCTGAAAGAGACTCGCAATCAGAAGCTCGCTCGCTATTTCCATGCAGCCTGGGGACTGGCCTCAGACGCTTACGCCTGGAGCGTCCCTGGTTGGGGCGCTCTCTGTGATCTTTGTTCCGAGGAATGGGTATTTCATCAATGAAGACGCACACCTTCTCCATCGTCGTTGGCACAGCCGCTTGCAACGCCGACTGTCCGTACTGCGTCAGCAAAATGACGCGAACGGCGGCCGGCAGACTGGACGTGAATTGGCGCCGCTTCCGCACTGCCTGCAACATGGTCTGCCACGCAAGCGACGGGTTGATCAGCGTCCTTCTGACCGGGAAGGGTGAACCATTGCTCTTCCCAGAATTGATCAGTGATTACTTGCGGGAAATGCAAGCGTACGCTTTCCCGTTGATTGATCTGCAGACAAACGGCATTCTCATCGAGCACAGCCACGAGCAGCTCAAGCATTGGAGAGATCAGGGTCTCACTCTTGTCTGCATCTCCATCTGTGACTACGACCCGGCGATCAGCCGTCGCTTGATGCGGATCAAAGAGGAATTCAACTTCTGGTCCGCTGTCGAACGAATCCACAACGCCGGCCTGGCCGTGCGTCTCAACTGCACAATGCTGAATGACGGGATCTCGACACCGGAGCAAGTGGAACACCTCATCGATCGCTGTGTTTGCCATGGGGTCGAGCAACTCACCTTACGTGAAGTCGCACGACCCAGCCTGCCCATCGAACACCCCGCCGTTCAGTTTGTCGACGAACAGAAGCCGCATGACGCCGCCCGCCGGCTGTATCACTACTTGGAAATGAACAACGCCTTCAAACTCCTCGAATTGCCGCACGGCGGCCTCGTCTATGACTACCGCAGACAGAACGTCTGCATCGGCAACTGCCTGACCAGTACCACCGATCCCAACGACATCCGACAGATCATCTTCTTCCCGGACGGACGAATCACGTACGACTGGAACCACCTTGGAGCAAGACTGTTATGAATTACACCAAAGAGGACATCGCTGCCGCCCTGGACCTGGCCGTTCTCAAGCCAACTGCCACGATGGAAGATGTGAGATGCGCTTGTGCCTTGGCCAATAAACACGGCATCAAGAGTGTCTGTGTTGCACCTGTCTACATTTGGCTGGCTGCCAGCATGCATGACAACGTGTCAACGGTCATTGCCTTCCCGCATGGTAACACGGTACCCAATGCAAAACTCGAGGAAGCCTACCTCGCAATGACCAACGGTGCCCGTGAACTCGACGTTGTCGTCAACTACGGACGATTCCTGGATGGCGACCATGACATCGTGTTTGCCGAGCTGAAGCCCATTATCACCCGTGCCAGACGGTATGGTGCCAAGGTCAAGGCCATCCTAGAGACCTGCTACTACACACCTGCACAACTCGTGGATGCCTGCAATCGTTGCATTGAAGCAGGTGTCGACTTCCTGAAGACATCCACCGGCTTCGGACGTGAAGGAGCTGATCCAAAGCGTGTCAACCTCATGCTCAATGCCGCTGAAGGTACCGACGTTGAGGTGAAGGCGTCCGGCGGCATCCGAGCTTACGCCGATGCAGAACGCTACCTCGACATGGGCTGTACCCGCCTTGGCTCTTCTCACTTCTTGGAGTTGCTACCGTGAACAGACTTGCAGGCATGCGTGGCTACTTGTGTGGCGCCATGGACCGTGTCGACGACGGCGGCATCGGTTGGCGTCGGCGTCTCAAGCATGAGCTTGAAGACCTGAATGTTCATTGGTTGGATCCCACACGAAAGCCCATCGATATCGGCATCGAAGACTTGGAAAATCGCCAGTTACGCCGTGACAACAAACATCAAGGCGACTTCGACTCTGTCCGTCGAGAGATGAAAATTGTCCGGTGTGTTGATCTACGAATGGTTGACATCTGTGACTTCATGCCGGTGCGCATCGATCTGGATGTCCATGCCTGTGGCACCTACGAAGAGATCACGACGGCGAACCGACAGAAGAAGCCGATCCTCGCGCATGTTGTCCAAGGAAAGGAAAACGCCCCCGACTGGCTCTTTGGGATGCTCCCGCACGAATTGATCTTCTCAACAGAAGATGAAGTGTGCGCCTACCTCCGACACATCGCCCACACCCCCGACATCAACACTCTCAACCGCTGGTACTTCTTCAACTTCTGTGGTGAATGATGAAGAACACTTGGTTCACCGCAGACACCCACTTCGATCACGAAGGCATCTTCGAGCATATCCCCGAGCGCGTCACCGCCTTCCATGACGTGCTTGAAATGGGAACGGCATTCGTCGATGGGATCAATGCTTACGTGAAGCGAGGCGATCGATTGATCCACCTCGGGGACTTCTGTTGGAGAGCACATCGCGCCGGACACTGGAGACAACGCCTCAACGTCCGCGAACTGTGGGTCTGCCAAGGAAATCACGACGCCTCATCCCTGCGACGGCATGTCTCACGGATGGAGTTGATGATCTTCTTCCAGAACTTGCACCTCAGCCACTACCCGTTGGCCTGCTGGCACAAGAAGTACACAGGTGGGCTCCATCTGCACGGACACAGCCACGGTCGGATGCAAACGATACCAGGTCGGCTCGACGTCGGCATCGATCCGATCTTCCGGCTGACAGGCGAGTGGCGGCCGATCCATCTTGACGAGGTTCTCGAACAATGCCGATGAAGCGATGCCCAAGCTGCAGGGCAGAACACGGCGCCCGCAAGCTCGTCTGTGACTGCGGCCACGACTTCGGATGCAAACGAGCGACCAAACGGCACCCGCTCTATCCCGAGCCAGGTGGCTGGGTACTCGACCAGGTCCGTGGCCTGCCCGAACTGCCGCCGCCGGATCCACTCCCGCGCGGCCCTGTCAGTGCTTCTGCCGTGAAAGAACACGTCTCGTTTGAAGGCCTTGGCTTCTGCATCTACTCCTACATCCCGGCGGATCGAATCACGGACGCCAAGCTGAAGAGATTGTGGACCAAGGCGCGAGCCGCCATGCAAGAGATCGTTGAGTACCTGGAGACTGTTGACTATGACGCTTGAACAAGCCATCCGAGAAATGCGCAACCACACCGACCTGTGGCCATGGTACTGGCTCAGCTACGGCGAAAAGTGCTACGCCTTCGCCACAGTCGAAGCATTCCCAGCCGTCGAAGGGGACCCGTTCCCGGAGCCAGGCACAGAACTCCGGCCGGATACCGAAGGGGAATGGATCGGAGAGAACGGCACGAAGATGATCATCAACGAGACGATCGCCGAGATCGAGCGTCAGAACGGTGACACCATCTGCCGGTTCCTTGCGACGGCGCACGCAAGACTGGTGAAGCCAGTAACAGGAGGCGGAGAATGACTAATGCACTGGTCACAGAATTGAAAACCCAGATCGCCAATCAGCAAAGAGTGATCGACGCAATGCTGAGCGAGATCACCGACATCACTCGAAGAATCGGCCCAGCTCGGCAGGTGGGCGGCATTCGAGAAGAACTGGAGGCATTCTGCTTCAAATATCGTTACAGACAAAGAAGCGGGGAACCATCCTAGCTCCCCGCCCGCGCTCCTGAACGATCAGAAGGGCTCGCCGTCAATCGCGGCGGGCCTTTTGACTTGTGTCACCCACTTGCCAATTCATTCGCGACCTTTTCAATCTCGGCTAACATGGCACCCATCGCAGCGTGCCAGATACGGGCATCCGTTGGTCGAAACTTGTCTTGCGGTGCCACACCGCGAAAGGAGATCCATACCTCTCGCCTCTGCCCCGGCGGCGGCTTGTGAATGTCTGCCTGGATCGTCAAATGCTTATGCCGCTTCGTATGGAACGGGGCTATGATCAGTTGTACACCCCAATCCTGGTCCGTCCGTTCAATCGTCGACATTGCCGGGCTCCTTGAACATGGTCGTTCGCCCGGTCATCATTGTATCAATCCAGAATGGGGTCATCCAGGCGACCTCCTCGAAATTGACTGACGCGCTAACTGTCACCCGGTCGTCCAGCTCCTCAATGACGACATGCAGACGCTTGGTACCAATGACATTGGACCACTGGAGACCGGCTTCCGGGTCCTCAAGCCCCCAGAAACAGGCATTTGCCGCCAAATCAACCTGAGAGGATCCGCTGGATGCATAACGAGCCCCGACCGCGGAAGCGGTCGTCAGCTTCTGCTGTACCTGGATCATCCGACCGAACTCGATCGTGCCCAGAAGCAAGAGCAAGAACAACGGCAACGTCACGGCAAATTCAACAGTAGCTGCACCTCGTCTCTTCATTCAACTGCCTTCATCTTGGTGCCACAGGCACAGGTCGGGGTACCCACCTCGATCCACCGTCGTGACATCCGGCAGATGCACCCGCAGTTCGGGCACTCCACCTTCATTTGACGGCAGCTCTGCTTGGGCTTGGAATCAAAAGACACCTTCCCATGAGGATAGGGACCCAGACGTGCCGTCAGCTCTTCCAGGCGATCTCTCAATGCAGGGCCGGCGTGCGTAGCCGTCATCTTGCCTTCAAGTCCGATTGCTGTCGCAGCACGGCGGAAGGGGGCCCGGTGACCATGGCTCGTACCCACGGCGGCATGAACCAGCTCATGTACGAGCGTCTCGCCCACTTCCAGTGGATCAGAAAGAACCGGCGAGACAAACAGCTCATGATGCTCATCTTCCGAGCTACTACTCGACCAGCATTCACCAATTCGCCTCTGCTTCCGAGCTTTCCCAGATTGACTCGGCCAGCCACATGATGCTCGAACCTTCTCCGGGATCTCGGCCCCGGCCTCCAGGAAATCGGGACGAAGCTTGTCAATCAACTGGTTGAGCCAGGCCTCACGAGTCATTAGGTGTCTCCTCAAAGGTAGCATCATCTTCAAGTATAGGTTGCCAGTGACGTCATGTCAAGTGAGCACCTTTTCATGGTACGCAAGAATGTTATAATTCGAATATCCGATTCACATCAGGAGGGCAGTCCTAATGGATCAGATCGTCGCCGAATTCGTCGCCAGCTACCTCACCGACCGAGGAACGGTGAACCCCTGGTTCACGCGCCGGCTCAAAGAACAGCCTGCGATCGTGCAGAAAGCAGTGAAACAAGAACTCCGGGAGCAGGGGCTCCTGAATGACTGGCTCACTGGAGATGACTGGGTCAGGCTCACCGAACTCGTGATCGCCGACCTCGATCCCAAGAAGGATCTTGTCCAACGATGCAATGAGCTACTAGTAGAAATACATCCAGAACCAAAGAAACGGGTTACAGCCCGAAACATTCATCCCATGATTGACCATATACATGGAATGTGGATTGAGTACAAGCAGCTCAAGAATCAGCCCACTCGCGAGCAGCTCCTGGCCGAAATAGGCGCCGAAGAGCTGATGGTAGAAATCGGACGACGTCTTGCTAGATGAGACGATGCCGCTTCAAGACGAGAGCCGTCGCGACCCCGTTCTCGCTGCCGGCGACCGCCTTCCGCCATTTGCGGACCAAACTGAAAGGGACGCTCCAGTGGTCGCTGATATCACCGATTGACTCGCAGCAGACCGCCTTCACCAAGTCGCCTGTCAAGATGGGGATCTCTCCCAACGGGTTGGGACCTTTCCGCGGCGGTTCGTCACACAATGGCCAGCGATTCTCATCCCGCCCGACGACGCGGACCGGGCCCAGCATCTTGTCCCGCAGGATCGATCCGATCCGGCATTTCGGAGGATGATAGGGGCCGCCGATCATGCTCTAGGCCCTCCACCTACTATCTCGCCGGTGTCCCGCTCGTGGCGGCGGATGATCCGCATTATCGCGACGTCGGTGTATGGCTTCCCGCGCTGCGTCGTCAATCCCTCCCCGTTAAATTGGTTGACAATGTCCCGGTAAGCGGCCCCTTGTCGCCGCATCGCAATGATTCGCGGTATCACGAAGGCGTAATAGTCTTGAGTCCGCTGCATCCGCACCTTAGCGGCAGCCTTCGTCCCCGCAAGGTTGCCCCGCAAATGCTCCCGATTCTTCCAATGACCGGGCCGAGCTGAGCCGAGCAGCATCCCATTCCTCTTCGCCTCTGCAAGACGTTCCTTCGTCCTCCGTGAATTCTCGATCGCATCCTCCTCCGCAACCGCGGCCAGAATACCGATTGTCTCGGAATTGAAGTGAGGATCATCGACCGCCAAAAAGGTGATTCCGGCGTCCACCAATCGAGATGTGAACGCGCGGCTCTTGGACAGCAGGCCCACGCGAGCCAGGAGCAGGGTCAACCTGTGCTTCCGGCAATAGGCGATTGCCGAGTCCAGCTGAGGCCACCGGGGCTCGGTATCCGTGAACCGCTTCACGATCTCCATCTCATTAGCGCCAGTGAAGCTCTTCACCCGGGCCCGCTGCTGCTTCAGATCAGGGCGTGCAGGGGTCGCACGGAAGTGAACCACAACTTGCATGTTGCCTCCTTAAACGGGTCAATGATGATGTAGCTACCTCAAGAATACCCTGAAGATGTGGAAAGTCAAACGGTTTCGGCACCAGAGCCGACAGAATCAACACACAGGTCAGGTCCGATAACACATACATGACAAAACAGGATCAGTTTCGAAAATCACCGTTTTGAGCATGACATAACGATACCTTTGAACTAGAATGATAATGAACACACCAAGCACACGGATCAGTAAATCACAATGAAGATCGACATTTACAGCGACCAGATGCAGGCCGCCTGGCAAGAAGGCGCCAACGCCTACATCCCCACGCACGATATCCCGCTCGCCCCGGAGGCTAGCCTATACGAGGCCTCCGAGGCGAACCTCATCCAGCTCCTAGGTGCCGGGCTGCAGATCCGCCGGTTCCTGGCCGGACCGAATCAGGGTGTGCTGGCCGAGTTCGCCGATGGGGCCCGGTACCTGGCGACGGGGTTCGGCTGGGGCTACGAGGGGAACGAGGTGGCCGCCTTCGCGCGGGTCTGCTGCGTGGCCGGCTTCGGCACGCAAGAGGACGTCTTCTACTTCCTCGCCAGCCTGCCTCGAGAGTTGACCGGGGAGATCCCCTTGGACGACATTCCGCCAGCGCCCTCGGAACCCCTCAACTAGGGGTGCCCGTGTAGCCGATACTGGGGATAGACACTGATGACTTGGCGTCGGGCGGCCCTTTTGATATGAGGCCGCCCGGCGTCATTTCTTGCGCGGTGCCCGGCCCCGGGCTGTTCACTACGTAGTGAACATGGCTGATGCGGTGAACACGCGAGGCCGGTGGCCGGGTCGTCAGGAATTACCCTTTTCTTCAGACGGGTAATCTGACGCGTTGCGCCTAACTTGTTGTCAGCAAGGCAGTTACGTCAAACGTCTCCGGCGGCAATTACCGATTAAGTACTCATTTTTCAAAAGGGTAATGGACTTAACCTGTTATCTCATAAGGAGTTAAGGTGGTTGAATTACCGAATTACTCATTTGGCCCATATCCTCTTATAGCGCTTTTTCTTTCCCCTTCTGAAGTACTTTTCTTCTAACTACATGTTTGGCAAAGAGTAATGAGTAATTCAGTAATCTAATATACGGAAGTGTAATTCACGTAACGACTTAAGTGAATTACTAATGTATTTTCGAGACCATTACCCAATTACCCATTTGGCCGAAATCAGCTCAGATCCGCCTCGACGACCTCGAATTTGTACCGCCCGAGAGGGGCGTGTACCACCCATTGGCCCGGGTATCGGATCCGGCCGGCTCGCGGGTTCGAGCCTCGATTTTACCTCTTGTGAGGGATTTTGCCCTCACAAGAGGGAGTTCTGACACCCATTGGTGGGGCGAATTTGAGCGATGGGACCCACGTCAGCGCCCTCGATCTGACCCACCAGGGTACCCCTCGACGCGTCGGTCCTCCATCTGGCTGCACTGAGCGTGTCGAAAGGGCAGCGGGTTGTGAGGGTGGGAGGGGTGGTGTCATCGGTGTCGAATTTAACCCCGCCGGGCCGGCCACCCCTCGGTACCACCCCTACGATCGGTACAGACCGACCATCAAGGTCGGGTTGTGTTGGAGCTGAGGATTCCTCGGCTCACGACCAGCTAGGATACCCATTCTGAGGGGTGTCAGACCGCGGTGTCCGATAGCCTATGTTATCGGACACCGGGAGCCGGTCGCGGTCCGCTCGTCACCGGGAGCCGGGAGCCGGTCGCGGTCCGCCGGGAGCCGGTCGCGCGGTCCGGTGTCCGCTATTGTTACAATGCGCCCCATAATGTATCGAATCGGCCGCGCTTCCTAACCGCGCGCTGGTCGACGGCCCTAAGTTGTTACCCTACAATAGTTTACGGTTCTGTTTACGTACACTTGTAATTGCCAGACACCAGACACCGGGAGCCGGTCGCGGTCCGCTTGTCACCGGACACCGGACACCGGGAGCCGGACACCGGGAGCCGGACACCGGGAGCCGGACACCGGGAGCCGGTCGCGGTCCGCTCGTCATATAGTGTCGCGGCCCGCTTGTCACCAGACACCAGACACCGGACACCGGACACCGGACACCAGACACCGGACACCGGACACCGGACACCGGACACCGGACACCGGACACCAGACACCAGACACCAGACACCAGGAGCCGGGAGCCGGGAGCCGGGAGCCGGGAGCCGGGAGCCGGTCGCGGTCGCGGTCCGCTCGTCACCGGACACCGGACACCAGACACCGGACACCAGACACCAGACACCAGACACCGGACACCGGACACCGGACACCAGACACCAGACACCAGACACCAGACACCGGGAGCCGGTCGCGGTCCGGTTGCGGTCCGGTCGCGGTCCGGTTGCGGTCCGGTCGCGGTCCGCTCGTCACCGGGAGCCGGGAGCCGGTCGCGGTCCGCTCGTCACCGGGAGCCGGGAGCCGGGAGCCGGGAGCCGGGAGCCGGGAGCCGGTCGTGGTCCGCTCGTCACCGGGAGCCGGGAGCCGGGAGCCAGACACCACACGCCAGACACCAGACACCAATATTTTCTCTCAGAATTTTGTAACGATTGCCCTAATTATTCACCCTAATCCCTCGCTAGGGTGTCTTATTCTGCAATCGCGACACCGCGCGCCCCGATTCTAGGCGAGAATCCGGCCGGATTCCTCATATATAGGGGCGTTTCCGCGCTTGCAGATACGACATTACTCGCAACCCCTTGTGTCATATAGGTTTACAATTCATTGACAAATGGTTGCGGGTGGTGTAGAATTGAATAGGAGGAAACACCTATGTCTGACTACACTAATCTTGCGGCGATTCGGTATTATTTTGAAGCCCCTCCGCACGGGCGTAAGGTCACTATTGATGAGTTAGTGGCTCTTAGCCCTGTTGAGTTAGCCGAATTGGCATATCTGGTGTGCTGTGAGATACTGCCCCAGGAGACATAATGATACCAGACACCGGACACCGGACACCGGACACCAGACACCAGACACCGCGCCCATTTTCTCACTAAATTCTGTAGCGACTCTATCGGTTATTCACTCTAATCCCCTCGCTAGGATGTATTATTCTGCAATCGTGACAACCCGCGCCCCGATTCTAGGCGAGAATCCGGCCGGATTCCGCGCCGATACCTCATATATAGGGGCGTTTCCGCGCTTGCAGATACTACACTGCTTGCAACCCCATTGCCTATAACAGTTTACGTCTAATTGACACCCCGTTGCCAGTAATGTAAACTAGAGTAGAGACATAATCCTATTACCTATGGGGGTTACCTATGTTCGCTTTTGCCGCTTTACTGCTTGTCGCGGTCGGATTCGGCATTGCTGCGCTTGCTACCTCAGGCGCAGGAATCGGGGGGCGTTTCTAATGGGAGGTAGAATCCGCAAGCTTGACGTAGTTAGACACCCTATGCTGATTATCCGGGGTTTCGGCTTTCGGGTATTCATGCGGTGTCTACTGGCAAAACAGGGTGAGACGTTTCTCGGAATTCTCGCGAAAGAACACAGAATCTAGGCTTTACAACTTGGGAGGATTACACCATGCAACGTATTGATTGTGGCGAACAAATCGATCTTACGCTTCCCACCGGAGTTATCAGTCAATCCGGTCGCCGCGAAATTAACACCTATTTGCAATCCTTGGGTTTGCCCAGATTGCCGGTTTGGTGGGAATGGATTAGTCGTAAGGGGGGTAGGGGTGAGTACGTGGGAAGCTTCCCTAAGCGCGTCGCCAAGTATTACTATCAAACCGTATCGTTCAAGTTGGACCCCGCCCAACTAGGGCATATCGGCAGTATGGTATCGCGCCACACAAACCGGGAGAATTGGTATTGTATCGACTTTACTGATTCTTTCGATTGGCAGGATGGTGACTTCGGTGACGATGATTCCTGTTTTTGGGGTGGTCGGAGTCAGGCACGGTCTGACTTAGAATCCGCTGGCGCGCTTGCTATCCGATTTTACAATGCTGACGGTTATGGCATCGGTCGCGCTTGGATGCTTGACAAGGGCCCCTATTGGGCGGTTTTCAATGGGTATGGCGTGGAAACCCCCGATTGTGCTCGGATTCTCGCCTATCATCTTGGGTTGTCATATCGCAAGGTTAGTTGTGACAATCGGGGCGATTCTACCGGTTTGATCTATGTAAACGGTGGCGCCGGTTATATCGTGGGGCCTGAGGAAAACGTCAATGGTGTCGATTATGTCGACCTTGACGTTGACACCAACGAAACCGTCTGTTGTGTTTGTGGCGAGTGTGTCGACGAAGACGGTGGTATCTACTCGTACGATAATGACTATTATTGCGAGTCGTGCTATTACGACCGATTCTCGCATTGTGAGGATTGCAGCGAAACGTACCCCTCTGACGATTTTGTCGAAGTGACAAATCATAGGGGTTATGCTCAGTATGTCTGCGAATACTGCGCTGACAATTACCCGGAATGTGAGGATTGTAACAGGCGGTTCGCGACCGATTGTATGAACGAGATTGACGGTCGCGCCGTCTGTGACGACTGTGCTTCCGAGTATCCGACTTGTGAGGATTGCGGAGACTGGTGCAATACTCGTCAATCTGACGGTCGTGTCATCTGTGATGACTGTTGGGGCAAGTATATCGTTTGTGAGGAATGTAACACCTATTCCGATTACTTGACCGATCTTGACGGTCGTGCGGTTTGTGTGGCCTGTTCGGTCCGCTTACGGTCCGCCGGACACCAGACACCGGACACCGGGAGCCGGGAGCCGGTCCGCCGGGAGCCGGTCCGCCGGGAGCCGGTCGCGGTTTGCCAATAGACACCAGACACCGGGAGCCGGACACCGCGCCGGGAGCCGGACACCGCGCCGGGAGCCGGGAGCCG